GATAGAGACCAACCAAATTTATTTTATCCAACGCCTCCTGCACCTAATATAGACTGAGTGCTTGGAGGATTTGATGTTATTAATCCTGTACTTAAGTTTGTACTATTAGGACCTATATACCAAGTATTACTTGGTGTTGCTGTAAAACTACTTCCAAATATAATATAATCAGAAGATGACACTACATCTCTGCCTAATTTAATTAAACTATATGCACCACTAGTACCTCTTACTATCGTAATTGCATTTCCTGCAGAACCTTTTACAATAAATCTATAAAAACTATTTGTAGTAATACCATTAAACTGTATTTGATGAGCAGCAGTAGATGTATTATCTATAAAATTTACAAATGTATTATTACCTGATATAACTGTACTAGCTGTACTACTTCCTCTTGCAATTTCAAGAGTGTAATAAGATAAACCTCCACTACTAAAGTTAATATTAGTTGCACTTGTATTAGTTATTAATATTCTACTTTGTTCAGAATTAAATGTTAATCCTGTTATAGTACCCATATTCCAAGGAGTAGTGCTTGTTGCTGTCCAAGTCCCACAACCCATATTAATAGTTCTTGTGTTAGCATTATTACCATTAAAACTACCAAAAGTTATATTTGCACAATTAAGTGCTGTTAATGTTCCTGCTGTATGAGTTATTGTACCTGAAGTGGTCGAATTGGCTAAAAATGTTATGTTACCTGCTGTTATAGTTAAATTACCAGCTTGGTTCATAACATCTTGGAATACCCAAACTCCTGTAGCATTGTTAAAAGTAATGCCCCCAAATGATTTTCCATTAGAATATATATATCCTCCAACCCCTGATGTAAAGGCAACAGTACCTGACCAAGTTGAAGTCATTCCTGTAGAAAAACGTATAGCTACTCCTGTAGCTGTACCTGTGCTTGATCCTACTATAGTCATACTATTAGCCCCACTAAGTGCACCTGTATATCCATTAAAATCAATGCTATTAAAAACGTAATTGGTATTTATATTACAAGCTGCTGAGTTATTAAACACAAGGTCATCTGTTGCTGTAGGAACAGCAGCAGGACTCCAATTGGAAGCTACGCTCCAGTTAGCAGTTGTCCCAACCCATGTTTTAATAGCCATTATACTTTAGTTAAATCAAGTTGTTGTAATACATAATTTTCTACAATAGTATCATCCACCCCCCAATTGTCAATAATAGACTGAGGGAGAGATATAATTCCTTCTTTGCTCACTGCTGTTCCACTCACTTTCCAAAATACATGTATTTCTGTAGGGAACAAAGGAAAAGGTTGAACTATAATTTCTAATTCTGTAGCTGTTCCATCTAAAGGGAGCTGAACAAACTCTGTAGGTGTAATCTGCATGTTATTTTATTTATAATAAATATTAATATTAAGATCATTTAAAGCTACGGCAGTGTTATCACTATCTGCTAATCCTGTTACAGTAGTAATAGCTATTCCTGTAGAAAAAGCTATACCTGGAGGAAAACTTACGTTTGTAGCAGCAAGACCAGGAATAACAACAGTAAAATAAACACTTGCTCCTGCTGTTGGTGTACCAGCCGTATTATGAAATGCTACCTTTCTAGCATTAGCATTAGAATTGTATATATACCATCCTGTAACAACTCCTGCAGATGCTTTTATGTTTGTAGGATTTGTATTAGCTGCAGACACTAAGTGGAATGTAGTATCGCCACCTGTAGCAGATGATGTAACTGTTATAGGAACAGCAGTTTGGTTTGATGCAATAGCTACCGGCAATGAGTTAGTCATTGTAGCTTGTCCTAATGCAGGTTGTGGATTATATGCCATAGTCTTATATTATAAACCAGTTTAAATTATTTGATATTAATGTTATTGATGCACTTGGAATCAATAGTGTTGCAGTTGCTCCTCCGTCTATCGTTTCTGTGCTATTTGCATCTACAGTAACAGTGTTTGTTCCGCCGTCTACTTTTTTAACTGTAAATTTAGCCGTATTACTTACTGCTGTAGGTAGGTTAATTGTTGTTACACCAGCTGTTGCTGCATCTACTAGTAGTACTACATCTCCTGATGTCTGTGCAGCGTTATAGGGCGTTGAAATTACAGTCACAACTGTGTAAGCGCTACTTCCTGCGGCTGTTGCGAAAGATGCAGTACCTCGTAATGAACCAGAGAAGGACCCTGTTATTCCTTGAGTGACTGTTAGCGAACCGCTAACTGTAGTATTATTTTGTGAGATTAGCCCGTTCTTGGCTACAAATTCATTTGCCATGTTTAATTAGTTTTCACTATCCAACTAATAGTTCTATTATAAATATGTAGCTATCATCTTTATAGTCCATCCCGATGTTGCTGTTACAGCGTTTACCTGTATTTGATTTGATCCGTCTATTAATGCTTGGAATGTTATATCTGTTGTTGATCCGATGTCTGTTGTAGCTACATCTGTATATGTTACATTCGCTCCATTCCACCCTACTATTAAATTACCTGCTCTTGTATTTGCACCACTGTACACTGTGTATTTGCCATGGAAAGACGTATAAGACCCGGTTGCTTGTTGGAATAAATTATTTGATCCTACGATTGTAGATGCTGCTTTAGCAAAATCTGTTAATGTTTCATCTAAGATTAGCGTTGTAGAGATTGTAAAATTAGTTGCATAGGATGCAGTAGCTGCAGATGTTACTGATCCTAATAAGTTTAATGCTGTTGTTGCAAATGATGCGGTGCCTGCAAACTGCGATGTAGTTGATGAGGTGTAACTATTAAATGAAGCAGTTGTTAATAGTCCACTTGTACTTCCTCCGCCTCCACTTCCAAATCCTGATGCTGCTGCTGAAGCTGATATGAATGTTGGTGAGATATATGATGCTGTATCTGCAGTACCTGTCAGATTACCCGTTACATTTCCAGTTACGCCCGCTGTAATTGACGATACGTTTTCCCATTTTGTTGTACTGCTGTTATAAGCTAGTAGGTTATGGTTTGTTTTACTTGTTATAGATACGTCTGATAAGCCTTCAAGCGTCGTTGTAGTAGTTGATCCAACACCCACTGCTGTACCAGATCCTCTAAATAATCCTGCCGCTCTAAATTCGTAAGAAGCTGCTACAGTAAAATCGGCATTGTGCCTTAATAGCATATACCCCACTAAGACAGCATTTGCTGATGTGTTTGGTGCTTCATTAAAAGCCTCGGTTGTTATTGCAGCTACCGCAAGATCTTTAGTTGCATAAGTTGCATTACCGTAGTATATGTAAAAGGCTTTTGTAGCGCTGTTTGGGAAGTAAAACACTCTTTGAATAGTCCAATCATTTGTAGGTACCGGCTGCAGTGTTCCGTCTGATTGTCTAGCATAGTTGGCCTGATCTATTGTTGCGTATCCAGCACCTGCATTAGTATCGTATATCCATCCTGCTGAACCAGATTGCCTGTACCTATATACTTTTGAAGTTGTGATCCCTGTTGCTTCTTGAATATAACTTGGGTTATTTGGATCGACTGTATAATTTCGACCATCCACAAACGATGTACCTCCGCTTAGTACTAGACTTCCTGTAGAAGATCCGCTTGGTGCTAGCGTGTAGCCAGATATTTTTAGCGGTCCAAACGCTCTAACAAAATCAGATGATCTCTGCTTCCAACCATACGCTGTACTAGGGAATGTTTGTACTGCATTTATTGTAGATCTATTTTGATGTATAACAATACCAATTGGAATTAAAGTATTAAACTGGCCATCACTATATGGTACTCCTTGAGCAGTTATATTTGCTGTTGAATTTATAGCAACAAATTGTTGATCGTATGACGAGCTTAAAGCATCTATACTTCCTGTTATATTAGGCCAGTTAACGTATTCTACTACAGGGAAGGGATTAGTATTATAGGAGGCATTTAAGGTGACTATAATACCACTACCACTTGATATTTGATATTTGTTTGGTGATATTTGTGTTATTATAGCCCCGTTTAATAATCCTGTAAATAATGTACCCTCTAACCAACGTAGACGAGTTACGTTATTAAACCCACTACCATTCTGGCTGAAATATAAGTCGTTTGTTGATCCTGATACGTAAATGTATGAGGCAGATATTGATGTGTCTATATTTGTTGTTACGGGATCAAATCTATGATATCCTGTTGTTTCAATATCACCATACACTTTTACTGATGCTGTAACTGAGCCTGGTTGGTTTGATCCTGATATTATAATGCTGCCTGATAATAATGTATTACCTATTAAGGTATTATTACCTATTTGTGTTGTAGAACCGGTTATTAGTAATGAACCCGTCATTGTGGTAGTACCTATTATGGTACTAGAACCACTCATTGTAGTATTACCTAATATGGTATTAGTTCCATTAGTCAGCAGTCCACTACTTGTTAGATTCTTTCTTACATTTAAACTTTCGCTAATATCTAGCGAACCAGTTATATTATGTCTGCCATCTGCGTTTAATTCTAGTTTTCTATTAGCTTGTGTATCAGTACCCCCTACAAAAAATTGAATTGGTTTGTTTGGAGTAGCATTACCTATGTGTAGATGTTGTCCAGTTGAATATAGATAGGCATCGTTTGCAGCACCAATATCGCCAATAAAGTTATCACTGTTGATACCCATATCAATGTAGTTGGTAGTTTCATTTCCATTTCCTGCTGTTGCAACTACGTCTGATGATGCATTAGTACCTTGGTTTGTATTTTGTATATTAAGCTGTAAATAGTTATTTAAATTGCCTTTACCGCTTATTACATTGAAAGATGTTTGACTTGGTTGATAGACATATAGAGCTTCTGGATTAGTTGATGTAGCGTTGTCTTGGTTTATTATAACTGTGCTGGAGCCTGATTGATATAGAGAGCTAGTAGCTAGTGTTGTATCTGTTTTGAAGAACGGTATGTGTGTTGCTTTACCACCTAATATATTTGAAGCGGTTGCTGCATTAAAAGTGTATGATGCAGTTGTAGCATAAGATGCACTCATTGCTTGATTAGCATATGATGCTGTACCTGCAAATTGAGAATTTACTGATCCAGTCCAATTATTAAATGTGGTTTTACTTAAAAAAGTACTTGAATCAATTGTATTAGTAATTGTATAATTAGGATATGTACCTGTAATAGTAATCCCTGTACCGTTAATTAAATTAAGGGCAGATCCGGGATCAGCATTTGTAACAGTAATATTACCTGTTGTAGTTATTGGATTCGTTCCACTTAAAGTTATTCCTGTGCCTTGAGTCAATTGCACAGATGTTACTGTTCCGCTTCCTCCGCCAGTACTTCCTGAAACTGATAGTATTTTCACTCCGCTTCCATCACCAACAAATATCTTTCCATCTGGTACATTTATGGCAATTTCTCCTAATGCTAAAGAGGCCGGTGATCTTCCTGCAACTGAACTATTTTTTATCGATATTACTGCACTCATTACTTATAAATATTTTAAAATGTACCGCAGTCAATAGTTCCTATGAAATAAGACGCAATTATTGACCCAGATACATCTAATGATCCAGATATTATTTGATTTGCTTTAAAAATGTTTGATCCTGTTATAGCGAAAGATCCTGTTGCTATTGTTCCAAATGTGATTTCTTGTCCTAATCCATTTGCAAAAGTTACACCATCTGTTTGAACTAAGCGTTGGTAGGTTTCATCAATGTAAGATCCTAATAGTGATGGTATTGACATAATTAATCATAACTTAGTTTAATATATGTTTCAATACACTAAGTTTGTTTAATTTATTACTTTCACAAATGGTATTGAAATATATCTTATGAGTACTATTTTTTATTATATTCATGAAGCTGCTTTTACTTCCATCAAATCTGGTATTCTCTTTTAGATATTTTTTTATTTCAGATATTGGATTTTTTTGAGCGGGTTTTGGTTGAGCTTTCGGGGTTGCAATTGGCTCATTTACTTTTACTTCTACAAGAGGTTTTTTGATCATCTCTGTATGTTGCTTTACTTCTACTGTTACTTTTTTCTCTTCTTCTAATTGATATTGATTTTCATAAGGCACGAATAAAGTATCATCTGCAATGACTTCTAATCTAATGGTGCCTGATTCTAATAAGTTTTGAAACTTCTTTAGTTTTCCCATTGGCACTGTACACTTTTCTCCACTAATTTCTCCATTAAAAGAGTATTCGCATCCTTCTGCTTCTAGAAATAATCTGACTTTGGCATTTTTAGAAGTGGTTCCTTCTAATCTTATTTCACATTGAAATTCATTAGACTTATCCTTTAATAATTTGTACATCGCTCAAAGATATTTTTGTTTTTGTGATTTCCTCTATTTTATTTTGAATGTCCGAAACTACTTTTATAGGAACAATAGCTTTTATTTCTTTAGAAATTTCATTACGAACATCACCCATTATAAATATCAGCTTTATCTTCTTTTTTTCTATTTTCTTTTTTATTCCGCCTGGTAGATATTCTGGACCTGCCGCTCCAAATGCTATCTCAACTTCAACAACATTAAATACGTGGTTCCATATAACGCGACCTCCGTTTTCAACGGTGATGCCGTAAACATCAAAAAGGTACTTTTGATATTCAGTACCTAGTTTAAAGTTGTTCCAGAGATAATGAGCATTACCCCATGTTATTTTTTGTTCTGTTAACATAACTTAATTTATTTTAATTGTATACTCTTATTTCTAAAAATATTTTATTTAGAACACTATCTGCAAATTCTCCAGCAATTTTTGATTTTATCTTTATAGCTGTATTATCTGAATAATATATCCAATAACCTGTTTCTGTAGAACCATTCCCATCGGTATCTATAAGTCTATTAAAAATAGATAGTCCTTCTTCTGCGGCTCCATTCAATATTAAAGTTTTATTATAATCAAATAAACCAACATTATTTATACCATAAACTCCAACCCCAATATAAGTAAACCATATATTCCCAATAGTATTCTCTAATACTGTTACTGTTGGAGCTCCATTATTGTACTTTAAATCTCCAATTGTTCCCCATGTATTTGGTGTAGTTCCTGTTGCTACAAAATATGTACCTACATTATTATTTGGAGCTCCTACATTTGCGAAGTCTCCATCATTATCAACAACATTAATTTTGTAAGTAACTCCAATAGTTAAATCTCCTGAATTAATACTTTGGAAATCATCCCCACCACTCTGTGTTAATAAAGCTGTATATACTTTATATGGTCTAGCCTCGGGGATTGCTTGTCTGCTAATAAATCCATTATTATTAGCAACCACCATTTGGGTTCCTGTACCAACTAATGCTTTAAAAGACGCTCTACCATCTGCGTATATATCAAAAAGATCAGTGTTTGAACTCACAACAACTCCTGTTGCATCTCTTTCTATAAAATTATATCTTATATAATTATTAGTAGAAGCATAAGCAGGACTAAATTGAAACTCAAACCCTGGATAGTATCCATTATCATCACGAACATTTGTTGCACCTAATACTATAGCTGCTCCTCCTAATCCAAAATCATTTACAGAAGTGTATACACCAAACTTAGTATCTCCATTTTTTTCTATAATAGATTCTTCATAAGGAAATCCCATACCACCTCCACCATCTCCAACATGTAGTCTTGTTTGTGGATTCCTATTACCAATACCTACATTCCCATTATTTAATACTGTTAATAGCTTTGTTCCTAATCCAAAGTTTGCAGATCCTGCATTAATACTAAAACTTCCTGCACTTGCCATAGAGAAAGCAGGATTTCCACTTTGGTCTGAGTTTAAAGAAAAGTATTCATATGTATCTGCTGTATCTGTAAACTGAATGTATCTCCAACCATATGTAGGTTCTATATCTCCTCCCATTCTAAGCATACCATTTGCAACAGCAAACTTATTTCCAGGAAAACCCCCTATTGGATTGTTAAGTACTATGTTAGCAGAACCAGAAACATCTAAAGAATATGCAGGAGATTTTACGCCTATACCAACAGAGCCTGTAATGTAAAGAGAGTTTAATGTAGCAGCTGAGCCGCTTGTGATGAGTTTTTTCCAATTGGGCATGTCTATATAAAATTTAAACTGCGGTTAGATACATACACTAATGCCGTGTATATGCCTACTTCCTTTTAGAGGCCAACAGTATTTTATATAAATATATAAAAAATTATTTAGTGCTAGGCTTTTTTGTTTCTTGTTGTATTAACTCTTCGAGTTCTTGTTTTTTTTTAGATTCTTCTTGCTGAAGCATAGATTGTATTTCTTCTATTTCTTGTTCTAATTTGACTTGTAGATTTGCTAGAAATTTAGCGTCTTTACCGTTTATTGAAACTACGTCTAAAGATTGTCTAAGAAATGTTAACTCATTTAGAGTAACATCGATTGAAAAGATATTCATAAACTAATTTATTTATTTTGATTTGTGTATTGATTTTGTAATTTCAATATCATATTATATACAGCTTCTACATTTTCTCCTAAAAAAGTTGCGCGTTTTATCATATCTAATAAAACAGCAATCTCCTTATCATTTAATTTATTAGAATCTGATGCAATTTCTTGAGGTTGTGTTTGCTGTTCTGCAGCAGCACGAATATGGCTGTAACTTGACATAACTTTATTTTTAAAAATATTACGAATAAATGAATATATCACCTGATGTTGTATTTACCCACATATTACCTTTACCATATGTAGTTCCACCCCATTGAGGTAATTCTGTTGTAGGATCTATTGTATTAAGTTTAGTACTTACCATCCACTCATTAGCAATTAAATTACTATTATCAACTTTTATTCCCACTGGAGATGCTACTGCCCATCTGCCTGGATCCAATGTTCCTGCTGCATGAGACAAATAGAATGCAGAACCTGATGTGGTTTGTACATTTCTATTGACAATAATACCTGAATCTCTAGCAGCATCGCTAGATCCTGAATTTAATATTATATATTGATCTGTTACAGCTAAGTTTTGTACATTCAAATAAGATAGCGTTCCGCTAGCTGTGATGTTGCCTAATACATTTAAATTTGTACCTATGGTAACTACTGAACCGCTATCGGATATTTTAGATCCTGACAAAAATCCATTACTATAAAAAGGAACTTGATATTCGTTTAGATTAGAAGTTTTTACGGCAACACTAGCTCCAGAAGCAGTAATCAGTGTGCCTGCTCCAACTGCAACAGTAACAGCAGAAGTACCATTGAAAGTGCTGCCTGAACTGGTTAAACCAACCCCCAATGTTAAATTGCTTGATAGAGATCCAATACCTGCTCCGTAAAAAGATCCACTAAATGAACCAGTTAAACTTGTTGATGTGCCTGTTAATTGAATTGAAGTAGCACCTGTTATATTTGTACCATCATCGCTTAAAAGCGTGTTTGTTAATTGAGCATTAGTATTATCCCACTTCAATATCTTATTACCAGATAGAGAAGATGCATTTTTTAATCCAACTGAAGCTGCTTGACCTTCTCCTGCAGTTCCACCTACAAGTATTCCAGCATTACTAGTAGCAGTTACAGTATCAACATAATTACCAGTTGTATCTGTTCCTAATGCAACAGAATTAGCAGCAATAGTTGCAGTGCCTGTATTACTTATTGTAATATCTCCTGATACTTTTTGAAAAACATATTCAGCTACTTGAGATCCAGATACAAATTTATTAGCAGAATCATTTATAAAAACTTTGGTACTATCTCCAAATGAATCTAAAGGCGTTGCAGGAAAAACTGCAGTTGCACTTAAGTTCGTCAAACCACTGCCATCACCACTAAATGATCCTGTAAAAGATCCAGTTAATTGGGTGCTAGATGTAGTAATTACTTGATTAGTACCAACGTTTAATTTATTTAATACCGCGTCTGATCCAGACACTATTACTTTTTTCCAAGTTGCTGTTGCCATTTATTATGATTTGTTGTTTATAAATATTTGATATTTTATAAAATTACTCTAATCCCAAATATAAAGAAGACGAAGTAAACCATATAGTTCCAGCTTCTGTAGGATCTTCTGGTGGCATCGAATGAGTCGCAAATTGAACGATGCTTTGACTTATACTAAAAATAGATTGTTGAGTTGAAAGATTTTTTATTATGAAAATATCGCTAGATATAGTAGTATTTCCATTGCTTGCAATATTAAAATAATTTGTGCTTGCTGAATTTATTAAAAATATGCTATTAGTTTCTACATTTACTTGAGCTTTAATACTACCAGTTGTTATAAGAAACGTAGGAGATGCGGAATTAGCATAAGACGCTGTTCCGAATAAAGATCCAGTTATATTTATTGGAGAAGTAAGTTGTTTTACTTGTAATAATGACATCTTTAATTATATATTAAATTTACCAATAGCGATAACTTCATCCGTTGCCGAAAAAGAATAAGATAATTGAGTTGGATCTATTATTAATGTACTAATTCCTGCTCCTGCAGAGAAACTAACTATTGCGCTTTTTTCTATAAATTGACCATTACAAAAGAATGTAAAACTATCAATAGATGTTGGCGGCAAGCCTGTTGGAGGCGTTAACCATATAGCTGGAAATGTTACTGTGGTGTCACTCTGTATTGTACCTGTAAGTTCTTTATTTATGTTTATATACGTTAAAGAATCTTGTCCTATACTAGTAATCAATTGATTAACGGTTACATTTTGCGAATCTGTCGTTATTATATTTGACAATTTCTTTTCTGTTGGTTTATTCTGAATAGCTACATAAGTTTCAGAATCCGATGCTGTCTCTAATCCAAAAACAACTTGAGATATACCGATTTGTCTGTTTACACTCGATAAGTATCTATTCATAGAATCTGGTATTAGCCAGCCATTTATAGTCATTGTAAAACTAGTTTTTACCAATCTATCATCTCCTGAGGTTATTTCAGTACTATCGTCGAAAGAATTTATATCTGAATAAAATTGAAATCTATTTGGATCTCCCCAATAAGATCTAGAAGAATAATTTATTTCTTCTATAAGTTTATCCATTTGTTCTATAAAATATGTCCAAATTATGCACGAATAAGAAAGAGTAACATAATCAGGCGTAACTACTGCAACATATTCTTTTTGAGGTATTATATTATTTAATGCATTAAAATTATTATATGCAACTTTTTTATTAAATCTTTTTTCAAAAATTTGAATATTTGCGGCTTTATTTCCGTCTAATTTATTTCCTAAAGTTCTATTTTGGGTTAAATTAGTTCTTTTATACATCAATAGTGGAGCAAGTAATTTAGCTCCTCCATCTCTATAGAATCCATCTGCTTGAACTGATGCCCAATTTTCTTGATTACCGTATATAATTGGAATATTAAGTCTTGAGCCATTCTGTATAACATGTAATTTTAAAACATTTTTAAAGTAGTAATCTACTGCTTCATTCATGTCTTTTATTCCAACACTAAAATTCTTATCATAATCTCCTTTTAAAGATATTTCTTTTGATCTATTATTTTCAGGTTGACCTATTATAGCTCTTTCAGAAAAATTTTCATTCCTATTTCCAACTTGCAAATCATAAGGAATTATGAGCTTATTCATAAACTCCTTTCTATTTATTGGTCGTATAGGTTTATTAGCCATTATAGTCTCTGTTTAGTTATGCCCAATGAGTCAGGAGACGCTAGATGACACTCTAATATGATAGCATAAGAAGAACCAAAGTTCTGTAATCCATCAGAATAGGTGTGATCAGGGTCTTTACCAACTACTAATTGATTTTCATTTACGTTATCTACTAAATAATAGTATTCATCATACGTTATTATATCGCCTACTTCAGGCACTACATTTGCGTCTATAAGATGATCTTTTAAAAATCTAAATACTACAGATCTTTTTGAATCTGGACCAAAATCAGTTTGATCGAATGAGAAATCTCCTCTTTCAATAAGACACACTAAAAGTACGGGTCCAACATAGAACTTCTCTGCGCTTTCTCCATATATATTTTTAGGCGTATCAGCTAACACTACTTTATAATATCCACATTGCTGCGATATGATATTTTCTAGCAATTCTCTTGCTATTCCTTTAAAAGTTTTTATATCTCTATTTGATCCAAAAAGTGCCATATTATCCTATATAAATAAATAATGGAACTTGATTAAGAGTATCAGTCATAGAATCTGTTTCAGATTTTTTTCTTTCTAATTGAGCTTGTCTACTCATGTCAGTTAAATCTGTTCTTAGTTTCTCTCTTAATTTTTCTTGCATATCTCTACCTTTTGAAATTAAATCTGATCCATTAAGTGTTACATCTGCTCCAGGTATTGGAACACTCGAATATTTTCCTCTAATAATACCTAATAATTCTGATGCTAAAGCTAATGTGAATTCATTTATCCATTGTCTGCCCGGAGAATTTATAGATGCATACGTTATTTGATTGTATGGAACATTAGATGGATTAGTTATTAAATTTGTGCTTCCACTATATGGACTATTTGCAAGAGCATTTGATTGTTCACTTTGCTTTGAATATTGTATCCATAAAGGTATACCATCTACTTCAGGTCTTGGAAATATTCTTAATTTATTATTTATTAATTCAAATGTAAAAGCAGATCGTCTAACTTGATTTGACATCTCAATCTCTTGAATTCTTTGAATATCCCAAAAAACAGGAAATAAAGTAAAATTTAATCCAGGAGAATAACTTGCCCAACCAAAATTTTCAGATGCTCCTTGATAATTTATTGATCCTCCTATATATGGATCATAGTATTGGTTTATCGCTGGTGTGCTTTGATAAAATATATTTTTTACTACTATTCTATCGCCTTGTTGTATAATGCTTCCGCTAATTCCCCATTCTTGTAAATCATAAACTTGTTGACCATTTCTAAGACTTATTGATCCAGTATACCATTCTGTAAATCCTCCAACTCCAGCTTGCGTTCCGTATGCCTCTGCTAATGTTACTACACTATTTAAACTTGGTACTATAACTTGATTATTAAAAGGAGAGCCAGTAGGCGATCCAATTAAACTTAAAAAATTATCTTTAATAGCTAATTGATATAGTTCTTCTGAATACACAGAAATGGCTTCTTCAAAACAAGCATAGATATTTAAATCTTGTAATTCAACATCCATAACAGGATACCCCAATTTTCTTGCTACATAGTTTGCTACTTTTGGTCCATCAGATTGAAATTGTGAATCAAAATCATAGTATCCAAAAGGCGTACTTCCACTAATGATGCCAGGAGTTCCAGTATATATTAAAGGATTTGCCATTTATATTATTTTATTTTCCGTTATATTCGTAATCTAATATTCTACCTACTAAATCTGATCGGTGGTTATGTTTTAATTTAATCCACTTTATTTCTTGTATTTTTTTAGATAAATCTATTGCATAAGACAGTCCATTGTATGGATCTTTAATATCTTTTTGCTCATTATCACCATTGATTATAATCCTACCATTCTTGCCAAGCCTTGTAAGAATTGCAAGCATCTCAGATTTAGTGAGATTTTGGGCTTCCTCCACCACAAGTACATCGTCAATAGTTTTGCCACGTATAAATTGTACAGGCAGTGCTTTAACTTTTTCATCATTAACTAATTGTTCTATTTTTACTTTATCATAACATTTAATAAGATTCTCTTGAAATGCTTCCAAATATGGATCAAACTTTTCATTCAAACTACCTGGTAAAAATCCTAAAGAATGTCCTACTTCTACGGCTGCTCTTGTTATGAATATCTCATCATATTCTTTCTTAAATAAAAAATCTAATGCTGTTTGTGCAGAAACTAAACTTTTACCACAGCCTGCTCTTCCTGTTATTATCACTATTTGATTTTCTCTTATAAGTCGCTTAGCATCTTTTTGTTCATCATTTAATTGTACTTTATATTTTATTTCGTTTTTCAATACTTTCTTTGAGTTTTCCATAGATGATTTTTTGTGAAACGTTTATATAGTATAAATATTATTGAATGCAATAAAAAACCCTCCAAAAGGAGGGCTTTTCATTTTATATTATCACATATATTAGATAACAGATGTATCTGCGATTACTACGCGACCATAGAATTCAGGACGAACCATTTTCAATGCGTAACGAGTCATAATACCTTTTCTTGGAGTGAAGGTATTAGGATCGTACACTAGAGGTGTCATGATCAAAGGCACGTAAGGAGCATAAACAGCACCACACTCAAGGAACGCTGAACCGCGATAACCCATAAGGATTACGTTTTCAGTCATGTATGGATTTTTGTAAACTTTATAGCGACTATTCAAAGCGCCGATTTTTTGAACACCGAAAGCATATTTCATAGTATCAGCAGCTCCGTCTGTGTCAGCAGCAAATCCAGGAATTGATTCAAGGATTGTAGCAACTGTAGGAGATACTACCATAAAATTAGCTCCACCACGTAAAGTACGTTGGTGAATCAAGTTAGACACTTTTTGAAGTTTGATACCTAAAGTTTGGAACCACGTCATTTGTGTGTAATATTGTCCAGCTACGCTTGCTGCAGTAGAAGCATTATAAGTAGTAACGCCGGCTGTATCAGTTGTCAAAGTTGTACCAACTTTAGCTGACCAATATTCTGTTGTGGCTGCATTTGAAATCAACAGATCCATAACTTCTAAATCAATTTCTAAAGAAACGTGTTCAGAAAGTAGACCTGTTAATTCAGCTTCAGCATCAAGAGCATGATAAGCATTTAAATCTTGCGCAAATTCTGGAGTCCATTGTGCTTTCAACTTACGAGTTTTAGCAGAAATGGTTTCAGATCTCATACCAACATTAATTTCTGGTATAGAGATGCTAGATGGACTATACGCATTAGGTACTGAAGGCGTTGTAGAACGATCTTCGAAATCACCACGAGCATTAAAATCAGTCGCTTTATTATAGAAAACTCCAAATGTTTGAGCGCCTGTTGTTGTAACTGCTTTATTAATAAAGAACACTGCATTACTAGCAGAGATAGCGGTAAAATTAGAAAGAGTTTCTGCTTCACCAAATTGAGTTGTATTTGCAGCTGCTGGGATAATAGAAAAAGCACGTACAGTATTGCTATCTGATGCACTTAAAAAAGTTAATGGAACTGCTATTTTTGTTATTGTTTTACTAACAATAGATCCTGAAGCTCCTGCGTCAAAATTTACATCTGCCCATGTAGCAGAAGAACTTACTATTGCTGAACTCGATAGAGAAGCTGAGAATAAATTCAAAGAATAACCGAATTTGCCTGCATCATAAAGACCGCCTGAAGCGGCATTACCGAAGTTAGCAGTTTGTGCACCATAAACTGATGTGTTTGTTGGGAAGTTTGGATTAGAAACTCCGTTTGAACCACCATATTGGAAATCTAAGAAGAATACCAATCCAGCCGGTAAGTTCATTGGTTGAACTGAAACGAATTCTTTCGCTGCAATTTGTCCAAAGATTTTACGAACTAATGGAAGAGCAACGCCAGCCCATTGTTCACCAGCACCAGCTGTGAAGTTTGCGCCAGTACCAATGCCACCGCCATTGTTTGTACTAGATGATTCTATAACTAATTGTTTTGCTTGATTCTCAAGAATCACAGCCATTGCTGAGCGATCATGATCAGCTAAACCTTCTAAAAGACCAGATTTAGCCCATTTTTTAGTAAGTCGGCCAGCTACGCTATATTGATCTGAAAAAGCTGTTTGAGCTGATTCATTCAATAGGGATTGTACTAAGTTTGCCATAGTTTTGTTTGATTGTTTTTATTATTTAATTCCAGCTATTTTTTGCCATCTAGAAACAAACGCATCTGCTTCTACGATTGGTTTTTTTGGAGCGACGCCCGCTGGTTTGGAGGCGAAACCTTTTGATTCTATCAATTGAGATTTCCTTGGTTGGATACTCTCTTTCAATGTTTCATAAATGTTTTTAGCTTCTTTAACGTTAGACGCTCTGTCTAAAGCTGTAACTACATTTACCTTTTGAGATTCACTAAGATTCTTGGATTTGAAAATCTTATTCATGTAAAGAAGCTTAGCATTTAAGAGATTAACCTCAGTTAATTGGGTTCTTAAAACATTGATTGTTTTGTTGGCTGTATTGAGAGTAGTTCTCATTTCTTCCATTTTCTTTTTCTCTTCTACTGGTTTTTTCTTCTCTTCCATTTTCTTTCTTTCTTCCATTTTCTTACCTTCTTCTTTTGTTTGTTTTTTAGCCTTTTCTTTTTCTTCTTGTAGGCTATTCAAGATTTCGTCAAGATCGATTTCTTCGTCCATTTCATCAGAAATTTCTAAATCAGAGTTTTCTTCGTCGCCCATTTCAGTTTCATCTTCCATGTCGTCAAAGTTTTCTTCTCCTCCATTTGATTCAATAGATTGCAAAACTTGTTTTAAATCTCCTAAAGTGATATCGATGATTTTAGTTTCATCAGATACTTCTTCTGCCGCTGCTTCATCATCTGCAACAGGCACATCTTCTGCGTCGTCGTCTTCTGTGTCATTAGCTGCTTCTGAACCATCTTCTGTTTCTTCATCTTCTTCACCTTCTTCTTGTTTTTCTAGTTCGTCTAGCTCTGCAAGAATTTCTTCAAGCGTGGACTCATCCATATCGCCTTCTTCCATATCAGCTTCTTCTTCCATTTTCTTTTTCTTTTCTTCGTCAATATCATCTTCTTCATATAACTCTTCATCGAGTTCTTCAGATAATTTTAAACGAATCATTTCTTGGATTCTGGGTTCGAAAGCCTCTTGGAGACTGGCTTTGGCATTGGCCATTGCGCTAGCACGGACTGCTTTAGCGTCTAATAACGCTTGTTTGTACATGTCTTCCATCTTTTTTTGTGGATTTTCGATTGCTTATTGTAGTATTTGAAGCAATATAAGATTTCGTAAGTGTAGTGCCGTAATAGTAAATCAGCACATATTATCAATAAATATATAAAAATTTATGTAAAACTAAATATGACTAGGAAATTTATATTATTTTATGCAGCAATAGCCGCCTAAAGTGCATATAATATCAGAAACTAGTCTATTTGCTTTAGCATATTTACTATTAGATGTATTGTGGATATATGATTCTTGAAGTCCTGGTGCGTTCTGGACAGGTCTTACATATGCTCCAAATGTAGAGGGTGTGGATACGAAATCCCAGCAGATAAGTTCTAAGTCTTTTTCTACTTGGACTAAGCCTTCGCCTATTGGAGTTACAGTTCCCATGGCTCTTGATGATATACCAACTGTAATATTATTTTGAAATAATTGTTTTAGAATATTTCCTGATGGAGTTGGAAGTATTTCTATGTCGCCATATAGATTCTTTCCGTCCCACCAAAGTTTTGTAATATTATGAGAAACATTTTTTAAATTTATAACAGAACTTTCTGGATGGTCTAATTCGCCTAACGCTCTATTTTCAGAAATTGGACCATCTATATAATTATCTACTTGCATTTTTAGAGTATCATAAGGATATATTCTCTTATTCGCATTTGGTTTATCGCATGCTTGAACAAGTCCAGAAACTATCATATTCACTGAACCATTTTTAAGCCCTTCAGAAAGAGTTTTTTTTGTTGGAGTAAATATGCTATATTCTATTAATAAATCTTTATCCATTATTATGCGTTTGATTTTGTGTATTTTACCCCAGCTTTTTTCAATTCAGTTTCTTTTGAAGCCGCTTCAGCATCATTTGTGAATATTGTTTCTCCTCCTGCTTTAAATTTCTTTGCTTCTTTCTTAAGAGCTTTTTTCAAATACTCTTTTAATTTACCGTATTTTTCTTTCTTTTCCATAAAATAATTAGATTTAATTTGTCTGTCTTGTGGTGCTTTAGCATTCCAAATTGATGTAGCTTTTTCAGCTCCAATAGTTTTTGCTAACGCTTTCATTTGATTTTCCATATCTTGTTGAGCATCCCATTTTGAAGAATCATCGCTCATTTCTGCATACCAATCAAATTTATTTACGAGATCTTGGAATTTTTGTTCATCTCCCATTGATGTTTTCATTTTTTCAAATGATCCGCCTAAATCAACTCCTGGCATTATACCCTCTTCTTTCTTTTTCTTCTCAAAATGATTAAGAGTATTTACTTGATAATCTTTTGTTTGCCCGTCTTTTAATTCTACAGTGATAGTTCCGCCTCTAACTTCTTTTACTTCGCCTTCACCATCTGGTGTATGTGCATTAGATCCTCTATTATATTTAGGATGAGTATCTTCTTTTAAAGATTTTTTTATAGCTTCTTTAAGTTGATCTATAATCTTTTCTTTTCCTGGCATATCCATTACTGCTGTAATGCCTTTAGCTTTTTTAGGCGTGATTCCCATTTCTTTTACACCTTCAGGTTTGCCTTTTCTATTTTCTGTTTTGCTTGGAGTTGCTTTTGGATTTTCTTGTCCTTTTATTTTCTCCATTGCATTCTCTTTATCTGAGGTATTTTTTCCACTTACAGGAACCATTTTCATTGATTCGTCTTGCTTTGCTATATCAGCATAATTAGATGTTACTAATTCTCTATAAGCATTTGGATCTTTTTTCATTTTTTTTGCAATCTTTTCTATCAAACTAGGAAGCATTTTATCATCGAATCCTTGTTGTTGACTTATTTCAAAAGCCATAGCTCTTAAAAAAGTTTGTAGATTTGCATTATCTAAATCGGCGAATCTGCCATATTGATCTTTTCCAATGGTTTCTTTATATCTGCCTTCAGATTTTTCTGTGGCTTCATTCAAAGATTTCTTTTTATTTTCAAAGAATGGTAAGTCATCAGTAATACTAACTGTTGGAGAACCAGCTTCTTTATGAGCATTAATCATATCAAGAATAGCATCATAATCCAATTCAGGAAATACTTGTTGTACGAATTTAACCACGTTATCTACGCTACCCCATTTTTGCATACCTTGTTGCAATAATTTATTTGTAAGTTGAACTGGAGTAAATTGATTTTGTAATCTAAATACTCTCGGATCTAAATCTCTACGATCGTCTTCATTCATTTCAAAATCCATATCGCCTGTTTCTCTACGATAGGTTTGTTCATCATGTTCCATTTGTTTTTCAGTCTCGGCTTCCATCCAACCATCTTTCCATAGAGCCGCGTCCATACCAGTATATGGACAATCTTTTAATGTAAATCCATCATAATTATCGTTATAACCCTGTCTTTCAGCATCAGGATTCATATTCTGCATTGCTTCTGCAATAATTCTTTTTCCTTTAAGAATTTTAATGGCGTCATCTATTGATGTTACAGGAGATACATATTGAGGAAATTGTTGACGACAGTTTCTAACGAAATTGTCTCTACTCATTTTTCCTTCTAAAAGATCTTGGTATTGTTTGCTTATTGTCTTCATACTAATAAATATCTTTATCTACCTTGTCCGACATATTTTTTCGGTCTTGGATTGTGTTTGTTATAAGATTTTTTTGCGTTTCCTTTTTTTCTTTTGCCGAAACTAAGTTTACTTGAGCTCGAAACTGATTTTGCCATTTTATTTTAATTTCTTTGTTTTTATGTGCAGTGCTTTGACTGCTTCTTTTATTTTTATAATTGCGTTTTCTGTATATTTTTTATATTTTAATCCATCAGAACTCTCACTTAATTCCATTTGTAATCTTTCCATATATTCATAAAGCTTATTAATCTCTTGCACTCTACGTTTAACAGATTTAACTGCTTCATGGAATTGTTCTGGCTTTGTACGTGTTTTGGTTTCGTTTCTAAAACGAGCGTAATTTTCATTCATTGACATTAATTTTTCCACTTCACCGTATTTGTGCGGATATATGTCATCAACCAAATCCATTATTGAATTGTATAATCTAGTGTTTGTATATTTTATTTTATCTATAACTTGTAAAACTTTTGTATAATCTTGAGGAGTAAATACCTCATCTACAATTTGATTCATTTCATTCAAGGTTTCCATCTTAGCCTTATGTGGAGGTTCCATAAGTCCTTGAACATGAGCTGCTATGTCTGAAAATTTATTAGGATTTCCGCTCCATGCTAATTTATTTTTTGCATATTCTGCCCACTGATCACTAAAATTTAGCAATGGAAGTTTATCGTTTATTTTTTTCTCTAACGCAACTAAAAATTTTAATTTCTTTAATCTATCTTCGTAAGAACTCATTACTGAATAGGATTTCTCTTGATTAGCTCTATCTAATAATCCTTGTACTCTTTGCGACTCTTCTTCATTTGAAGTAGATTTTTTCATGAGTGGATCTGTTGATTTTTCTGAATCATCATAATCTAGATCCATCAAACCAAGCTTATTAAAAATACCAGAATCAGCATAATATACGTCAAGTACTGCATCTCTAACTTCTTGTTTTGAAATAGCATTCATTACAGCGTCTTCAAATTCTTTAAACCATTGGATTGCTTGAGCGCTTTGTTTCTCATTACGATTCTGTCTAGACCAAGAAATAACTTTTTGCTTTATTTGTTCTAAATCATCGACTGATTCATTTAAAGATTTTATATAAAGATCTTGTTTAGCATCCCATTTCCAATCTTTAGCTTTAAAATCTTTTAATTTTTTAGCGTCTTGATATTCTTTAGAAGATAATTTAGATTTTTTTAAATTGACTGTTTGAACTTCATTTACTCCCCAAAGATCTTTATATTGAAATCCTCCAGTATCTTTTGTGTGTCCAGCTCTAAATCCTTTTACTTGCTCATATCCAGATACAATGCTTTCATAAAGTTCAGATGATTCTTTAAATGGATTTTGTTTTTTTGAAGGCACATTCATAGCTGGCAAATATGCTTCACCACCTCCAGTCATATTCTCATTAAAATATTGTTGAATCTGAATTGAATCAGCGTTTGATCCTCTACTTTCTACGTAGTCTACAAATGCATCAAGATCGTTTTGGGATATTACATAATATGCATCAGGTCCATCATATATGTACTCAACATCTCCTTCAAAGTATTTTGAAAATAAAGCATCTACATCTTCATCGTCTATTGAAAATACAACTTTTTTATTGTACGACTCATCTATCTCTTCTGTAAGTTTCTTAAAAAAAGATTGTATATTTATGTCCTTTTTTTTCATTAAATTGTATTTTCTATTTCTGAAATTAAATCATAGCATTGTAAAATTCCAATAACTGTTTCATCTTTGATAGACTTATTAGCATCTAATGGTTTTACTAGCTTAACAACCTCTTGTAATTTTATTTTAAGGACTTGGTCTGATGTGGATTTTTTTAAACCATTTAATTTATGAGTAATATCTTCTATTCTCTCATTTAAAAATGTAGTTAATGATTTCGTATCAGATATGCTATTTACGTATTTTGTTAGAATTAATTTTTGAATCTCGCTTAAGGTCTCATACTTTTCATTAAACTTTTCTACTAAAATTTTATAAGCAAGAAGTCTAACATCTTTGTCCTCTTTCATGAAATCTTCCATTATTGATTGAGGAGCTCTTTTATCTCTTATATTTTGCTCTGTCAATGATTCAAATATAGAAATTTTATTTAACAATACTTGTTTTGTGTCTATAGATTTTTTATTTTGGGATTCAAGTATTGTATATAGACAAGCGTAGTTTTTATAATTACCTATTTTTGCTTTGAAAAAATCTTCTATATCATAATTCTTTTTGATCTCTTTAATTAAATTATATTTAAGTTTATCTAATTTTTGTATATCTAATTTTTTATATTGTTCTACCAAAGTAGAAATAAGTATCTCTGCTTTTGATTCACTTAGATTTTTATTAGATACGAGAGTATTATAAAGGCTGTACTCTTTCCCTAATTCGCTATTTGTAAAGTATTTTTTTAGAATTTTGACAGATACTGATTCTTTATTGCTAAGTAGATCTGATGTTGTCTGTCTTACAAGAAGTTCAAATAATATCCCTGTATTTCGGTACTTTGAATGCTTTATTGCCATGTATGAATTTTATACTATTAATAAATATAAATAATTACGGTAAATCTGTTTTTATATTATCTTCGCTTAATAAATTAGGTCCGTCAAATAATTTTGTTTTTCTGCCAAGCTTATCTAACATTTTTTTATTCTTCGCATATTCTCCCATAGTGCTTTCATAATTGATGTAAGATCCTTTATATTGAACTTTTAATTTGTCATTTTCGCCTTGATCGTCTTTCTTTTTCATATCATGTTTTCCAAGAGGATCTCTACCAAAAGCAGAAGCGTCTGTACCTATTTTTGATTGGTATTTTTTAGGTCTGCCTGGTCCTTCTTGGCTTTCTTCATCATAATTTTTTGGCACATCTACTGAACCGTCCATTTTTCCTCCATATAGACTAGCTAATTGATGAGGAGTGCCAAACACTTGTTGGGTTTCAGCTGGATCATTACCTTCTTCTTCAATTTGTTTTAGTCTGAAGCCTTTTTTCTTATCTTCTACGATCATATCTTCTAATTCTGCGTATTGATCTTCAGAGAATTGGAATATTTTATCATAAATGTAATCTTTTGGAAGTAGATTACCTTCCATTGCACTTTTTGCTAATTCTACTTTTTCTTTAAATAGAGCTATTCTCTCTTGTTCATATATTATAGAAGGGTTTGTTAACGATAGCGTGAAATTAGCAGCTGATTCATTAGTATATCCATGAGCATATAAATGAATTAAAGCGACTTTAGTTAATTCTGACACTATTATTCTTTGTATTCTCTCAACTGTTCTCGCAAAACGAATATCTTCAGCCGCTAAAGTAGCTTTACCAGTCAAATCTTTTTCATATCCCATGAAAGCTTTTGGTATCTTTAAAGCAGCAAATAATTTCTCTCTAAAATATGTTACGTCATCAATAGCATTGTATTCAAGGCCTTTTGCAGTATCAATTCTTGTAGTATTATCATTACCACGAACTGGTATGAAGAAATCTTCTAAAAGATTTTGTTGATTATACTTTAAATTATATTGACCAGTTGCAGGATCTATCAGAGGAGTCTTCTTCATCTTATTAATCATCCTTTGCATGTAGTTTTCTACTTCGTTTGGAGGAATAGCACCAACATTTACATAAAAAGTTCTACGTTCTGGGGCTCTTGTAATACGATGAATTAACATCGCATCTTCTATAAGCGTATATTGCTTAAATAATTTTCTTCCTGGTTCTAAATAAGATCTTCCATAAGGTAAGTAATTTACATCTCCAGTTAACCTAAAGTGAGCCATTTCAAAGTTATCAAAGTAAACTCCTGGATCTTCATTATTGTAAGCTGAGGAGAAACCTGATGTTGTACCTAGCGCTCCAAGTGGATCATATTTGAATCTTACTTCATTAGGATTTTCTATATTATATCCTTCTTGTCTTATTATATTGTAAGCAGAAAACGGTATAACGTTGTATACTCCATATTTTTCAGCAATTTCCATTTTTAAATAGAAATCTCCATACTTACACATATTTCTTATCCAAGACCATAGAGTAAATTCTATATTTAAAACTGAATAAAATAAATTGTATAGAAGTTTTTGTATATTTTCATCTGATGATCTAATCTGTAATACTTCGCCGGCTTCATTCTTAAGTGTACATTCATCTGCGATAATATCTAAAGCCGATGCCACAATAGCATCAGTATCCATCGCATCGTAATCTGCATATATTTGAATTCTTGCTGATTGATAGTTTTGCGCTAAGTTTAGGTTTACTCCATACGCTGTAGAGGTTGTGTAGATTTTGTGGAATCTATCTACCAATGCATTTGTTTGTATTACACCATTAGTCTGTATTCTGTCAACATCTATTACTTTTAATGAGCCTTCGCCATTATTTCTAATGATAACGTCTGTTGAAAATAACCTTCTTAATGTTGAAAACAGATTATTTTGTTTTTTTTGTTCTTCCATAATTTTATTTTATATTAACCAACTCAAGTCTTCATTATCTTGACCTTGAGAATTACTTATTTTCATAGACCATGGATTTTGATTCACATAGCTATTTGCATTATATAATACATTTTCTCCTGTAACTTTTGAATATGCATTTAAAGCGCTATATGTTAGGCTTTCTGCTGTCTTTCTATATCTCAAAGAGGTTTCTCTTAGATACATTCCCATAGAAAAAGACAAAACCAAATCATCGTTATAGCCGTTCATCGCTTGTTGTTTATTGTTCTTCCATATAAAAACCCTAAACTCTTCTAACAATCTACGAGACCTTATTATTACAACTTTATTTTCTATACAATCCCTCATTCTCTCTATCGCTAATGGTCTAGTTCTTTGATTCATAGAAAAACCTGGAACTAATCCATCTGATCTTTGATATTTGTTTATATAAGTAACAAAGTCAGAATTTCCTTCTGTCTTCAGACTATAATACATATTAGCATATCCGCTTTCTACTATAGATTGAACAACGTCCCATCCAATATTATTATTTTCTACAACAAGCATGGCCTGATTATATTCCATAGCAGCTGCTACTAATGTATTAGCATATTCTCTAGTTCCTAATTGAGATTGAAATTCTGCAACTTGAACTAAATTATCTATATCTATTACATGAAAAGCAGAAAAATCTGATCCATCTCCTCGAGCAACGTCAGCTATTACAGCGTAATATTTCATTGGATCAGGATATTCCCATATCCAATATGATTTATCAATGCCTCTTTTTTCAATAGGTTCTTGTATCAAATTTTGTTCGTACCAAGTTAAAACTTCTGGATCTATAACAGTATTACCTGAGCTTAAAAAGTCGCAATCACATTCTTGCGATGCATTTCTTTTTCCTAAATCTACATCTTGTTGATCTCTCCATGTTTGATCTCTTTCAGGATGTACGGTCCAAGGTAATGATATTGGTATGAAATTATTATCTTGTTTTTGTGCTGCAGTATATGTTTTATGAAACCAATTACCTACACCATTAGGTGTTGATAACGCTACACATCCACCACCGGTGGCCAAAGTCATTTTAGCCGCTGTATATATAGTTTCAATATTATCGATAAATGCGGCCTCGTCAATCACGAGCAGTGATACTGCTTCAGAACGACCAGCATCACCTGCTGCTGATACTGCTTTTATTTGAGATCCATTAGTTAATCGTAAACTTAATCTGTTATTCTCTGTTGCATTAGCTCCAATCTTTAGCCACACTGGTAAATTATCATAAGCAAATCGTACTTTAGTTACCATGTTCTTTGCAGTATCTTGTTTAGTTGCAATAACGAGTACGTTCTTATCTTTATTAAAAATCATTAACCATAAAGAATAAGCCGATACTAGCGTTGAGATACCTAACTGCCTAGATTTATTGATGATGCTGTCTGGATATTTTTGGAAAAGCTTTAGAACTTTTTCTTGGAATGGATATAGATCGAATAATTGTCTGCCTCTTTGAGGGTGTTGGATCATGTAATACTTCTTCATGAAGTGTACAGGATCTTGAGAGCATTTTACAAACTCTTCCTTTATTTTTTCTCTTATCGTATTTTGTTCAGACAATGCTAGCTTTATTGTATAAATATATATTTTATACAGTTATTAAGATCAAATAACTATTTAGTGATAAAACTAAATTACTTAGCAAGTAAATATCCTAAAAACAATATAATAGCTCCCATTGATATTTTAGTATATGTTAATTTAACTTTGAGAGTTTTATTATCTTTTGAAATTTGTTGAATCCACTTATTTTGTTCATCAAATTTCTTTTTTTCGTTTGATACTATTGTATCATATATAGAACACTTTACTTTATACGATTGTATAATGCTATCTTTGATTTCAACTTTGTTTTCTGTTAATTTAAGTTGATCTTTAGTCAATTCAAATATGGCTTTAACGCTATCGCACGCTATTAAATCTTTAGCGACCTTTCTAGCAGTTGCGATAGACATTTTAATAGCGGTATCTTGAGATTTTGTTGCTAGCGGTAATAGTGATATTAATATAATTAATAGATATTTCATGGTTTTGGATACCTTGCGTTAAAAAATGAATCTAATTGTGATGTTTGAAACGTATCTACTTTAGCACTTATTTCATGATAATACTTTTTAATGATAATAGTTTTTTCTTTAATACTATCAATTTTATTATCTATTGAATCTACTTTATTACTATATAAATTGATCGCACTATCTATTAATTTTTGTTGCCTCTGTAATTGATCATTTTGTTTAGATAGAGAATCTATAAGATTTTTATACTCAATTGGCATTTCAAATTTTGGTGTAAATATCCATACAAGAAAGTATACCGCGATAATAGCTAGAATAATATATAATATGTTTTTTTTCATAGATTATATTACTACTGAAACTAATCCATTTGGAGTTTGTTTTACAACTACCATTGCATCAGCAAATGCAAATATTAGTGCTTTTATATTTTTTTTCTTTTTAGCAGTATCAATTTCGTCAACTATATTTTCAACTTCTGATTTAAGAAGATCTTTTATTGTTTTGAATTCGCTTACGTAATCTATAAACCTCACCTTTCTTGGTTTGGGATCTTTCATTCCAGGTTTAAAGTCTCTCTCTCTCGGTATATCTACTTCAATTATATCGTTAATGCTGGCGTAAGATTTTGCAACTCCATATTCTCCGCCTATATATGAAAGGCCTTGTACATTATGCATGATTTTTCTTACTAATTTTGGAGGATTTTCCATAGCTATAAAACCATCAAGTCCAAACATATCAAAGATGGGTTTATTTTTTATAGTTAACTCTTCTTTTGATACTGGTAATATTACTCCATCCAATACTATTCCAAAATAGGGAGCTAATTTTGGCATATATGTCATCCACATTCCTGCTGATCCTTCAAATAACATATAATCGCTTCCAAATGCTCTACCTTTGCTTTTCACATAATCATATACTAATGTGTATAATAGTTTTCCAATGCCTTGACCTCTTAATTCGCTCGCTAAATTTGACCAATGTACTGTTTCTACTACTACATCAAAAGCTTTTTGTAGATTATATCTACGATAAGTGGTTATATCAGTTCTCATAGACGCTACAAAAAATTCTCCTATTTTTTTTGCTGATTTATTTACTAAAAAATATTCAAATTCAGATTTAGCACCATTTTTTAACAATAACGTATATCCTCCTGATTGCGCAATAGCTGTTGTTTTTTTTGCTAATGATTTTACAAATACTTTGTGATTAGTTGATAGCTCTTGATAATCACCTTCATCATCTGTTGTTCCCTTATCTAAATCTGTATCTATATCTATATTAGCTAGAGCTGAATTTGACATGTCATATAAACTATCAGACGCAGCATGTCCTTTTTCAAACGAGATTTCTCTCATTAATTCAGTTAACAGTATTATATTAGTCTTCTTCATTTTCTTCTGTCGATGGATTTTCTATATCTTTTATTTTCTTTTGTAATTCTTTTACTTTAGCTGGAAGATTGCCAATTGCTTTCTTGTATGCAGTCACATCAGTTAATACTTTTCCTTTTGGAGTATCTTTTGTGAACTTGAAAATAATGTCTTTTACTTTGGCTTGAAGCAGCTTTAATTGTTGTTTGTCTTTATCCAGCTGTCTCATGTCTGTTTCTGTAGACTTTAAATCTTCTTTCGATGGTTCTTTTTCCTCATCAGATTCTTCTTCCCTAAGAGCTCTAACAGCTCTCAGAGTTAAATTGTTCTGTATTAGATATTTTTGTAAATTGAATGACATTTAGTGAGTTTTAGTTTGAATTTGAAATCCTATATTTTCGCCTACGTGATCGAAACTTGCTTTTGATTCGAGATATACTGATATATCTTCGGACTTATACTCATTCACTTTAGGTTCTAAAGTCTGTTTATTGAATTCAAATTTTACGTATACTATACCAACAGCTTGTTGAAATAGTTTTGAAAAATTTAATTCAGGGTTATTATTAATATCTTTACAAATATCTTTTTGTATTGATGCCATTGTTCTTGAATCGTATCCATATTTAGGCCATTTTTCAAGATCTTTTTTAGAAGAATCTAAAAATCCAGGATTGTCTCTCAAAAATTCTTTGTATCTATTTTTAGTTTCGGGTTTTCCAAATTTATCTGCGAGTCTTAAAATCTTAACTGCTACATTTACTTTTTCTCCCTCTTGTGAAGATAATACTGTGTCAAAAATTATTTTTTGATCTTTAGTCATTTGATCTTCTATATTTTTTTCTCGTATTTTTTTCAATACGTCTCCAAATTTAACGACATTTCCTTTTATACCTTCTGCTTTTGCACTAACATCAACAATTCGACCGTTTGCTTTTTTAACTCTATAATCTATCATTGGATAGTTTCCAGCTTTTGGAAAGAATACCTCTTTACCATTTATTTTTTCTGCATACAATATAGAACCTAGAGGTTCTCCAAAATTTTTATTTATTTCGGCTATAAATTTTTTATTTTGCAAACAGAAATTAATAACTCTTTGAGATGGCTTTGCGAAACCCATCATACCAAGTAAAAATTGTTTTTGTGAAGGGTTTAATTTTGGATGATTTTCAATACCAGTTTTTAATTCAGATCTCAATGTTTTTATCGGTACAAAAACGTCTAAATCTACTCCTAAAGCTTGAGGCTTTAATTCATAATATTCACCACTTGTTTTATCTCGCTTAACTGTTATAGTAATTTTTTCTCCGCTTTTTGTTTTAATTTTGAAACCTCCTGATCTATCTATACGTTTTCCATATATTCCTAAATTTTCTATATCAGATACTACGTTTTCCCTATCATCATTATAAATTACTATGTGATTGGCTTTTGCAGGTTTAATTTGTGATCTTTTAATTTTAGGGACTCTAGTTAATAAATCTTGAGCTATTTTTTTTGCATCATCACTTAGAATATTATATGTGTTTCTAGCTAATTCTGATAATCTATTTTCATTTATTAAAAGACTTAAAACATTTTTTGTTTCAGCAAGTGTTTCTTCTTCTCCGCCTTCTGCTCCAGTATCGCTTGTTTCTGCTGGTGGAGTTTCTTCTGTTCCAGTATCCTCAGCTGTTGCGTCTTGCTCTGCTCCTTCTGCGCCTTTTGTTTTTAGAGGACTTCCCCATCTTAGCAATCTAGTTATAGCAATCATTGCTCTTTGCTTCTCACCAACATTTAATAGAAAATAATTTTTACCAGCTATGGTAGCTTGATAAGCTTTGCCCATAAACGTCATAAAAAAATATTGATTATTGTGTAAAACTATTTTAAAACAACTTGGTTTATCTGCTATTACATAGATGCCCAATAAATACTCTTTGTAGTTATCTCCCATTACTTCTATGAGTATATCATTCAAAGTGCTATACTTTTTAAGAATAAAATTCATTGGATCGTCTTCGAAAGTTTTTGGAGGCAAATCCATTCTTTCAGTATTGTCTTCTTTTAGAAGTAATGCTTGTAATAATTTATGTATCTTCATTTTATTATAGTGTGTGGTAGCCTACGTTAGCTTGACTTATATAATTTTGTGATTGGGATATATGATCTTGAATCCAACCTGGTAGATTTATCTCTTCATTTCCTATTTTTTCAGCTAATTCAGTTGCGTTTTTTATTATATCTTGTAATAAATTTTGAGCCATACCCACTTCATGGTCTTGACTTGGCTCTTGTTCCATATCAAATTCATTATCATGAGGTAATATCATATCTTCTTCCCATCCACATTCCATACACATAGTTTCATACATCATTCCTCCACACTCATTACACATTTTGCTTTCTCCCATAGCGACGCATTTATCTTTTCCATTTTCAGTACCAGCATATCTATAACCTCTCCAACAAGGCGTACCGTCTGCACCTTTTATTTTCTCTGATTCAACTTGAGACATTTTGGCTCTAGAAGTAGTATACTGCTTCATTCCAATATTGTATGTGTCTCCATTGAAATCTTCTTTTAATAAAGATGATAATTTAATACTCATAATTTATCTATTTTTTACTATGATAGTCTTTTATATAATCAGGGTGGTTTTTTTCTAATGTTTTTAAAAGGATTGATTTTATTGCTTTTAGACCTTTTAAACTTGTTGCAATCTCTTCGTCTTGTATGCTATAATCGTGTATAGTTTTTTCTAGAGCTTTAGAAGTGCTATCAATACTATCTAAAATCTCAGAGAAATCTGGAAAATATTCTACGTCCCAGCCTATTTTACCAGTATCTTTATCAAACGATGTCTGTTTAGTAGTAAATCCTTGTCCTGATATTTCTAATAAGTCTTTTAGTTTCATTTTTTACCATTTGCGACAACTCCAATAATTTGCTTTCCAACGAGGACCTGGATTCTTATCGCATCCGTGTCTTGCTCTATAGCTTTTACGTCTTTTTGGGTTGTTCTTTTTTATTCTAACGCCTTTTTGTCCAAAATTTACCTTAACTACGTTGCCTTTATTATTTTTTACGTACACTTTAAATTTCTTTACATCGCCTGCCATAGGTTTTCCTAATGCGACTGTTCGTCCTTTATACTCAGCCTCTTCTAATTTAGATACGTGCTCTAAGATATACTCTTTCAAACACATCGGACAAAATTCCCCTTCGTTTAATTCGTATAAATGATGCATTACTGTAAATTTTCAAGTTTATACTTTGTACTTTCTATCAATTTAACTATTTCGTCTACTTCATTTTGAATATAGCTGTCTTGAGGAATATTTTTTCTCATAGTTTCTACGTATTGACAAAGCGCTTGAAAATAAGTTAAAGGTTCGTCATCCTCTTTAAACTGAGAAGGTCCGCTATATCCACGTACTATTCCATATCTACCTTGAGTGCTTTCAATAAGACCATCAACTAATCCAACAATTTCATCGTAGTAACTATTTAAAGCTTTATGTTTTGCAAGAGATCCTGGACCTCTAGTTTGTAGATGAAATACATGCGCTTGGGTACGACTAGCAAATAGAGTCGATACAAATTTTACAAATTGTTCCATTATTTTTTAATTTTTTTCTTTTTATCTTCTTCTTTTACTATTTCTTTTTTAGACTTTTCTATTTTTTCTAGCTTTGTCATAAAGTCGTCTACTTTATCCATTATTTGAGCTATATGTTCTCTGTGCTTAGAAGCATTTTTAGGATCTTCTTTAGCCAATTCCATATGTTCTTTTCTTTTTTTCTCTAAAACATCGATAGCTTTTTTCAATTTGTCACTAACATCGCCTTTTTTCTCTTCTAAAGCTTGCTGATGTTTGGAATGCATTTCATATAGATCAGATGCAACATCATTTGCCATATCTTCATCTGCAAATACCGCATGTATTTGATCGGGTACTAATTCATGGCCAGCTCCGATACCCATAAGAGGATCAATAGGTCTAACTAATGAAGTTAATTCGCAACCAGAATATGGTTTTTGAACTGCATAGAGTTGATTAAGCGCTCCTGGGATTTTAGGATTTTCTAATTGCTCTTTTAATGTTTTCTTTTTAAATATTTTCATTTCTGCATGTATTTGTAAGGCTGCTACATAATCATTTAGACTTCCTTTTGTGCATCCGACCTTTTCTCCTCTTGATCCATTAGCTTTCTTTTTGTAGACGCACTTATTTTTTCTATCTATAGAATATGGCATTGCCTATTTTTATTAATAAATATTCTATATTTTGGTGTTTTTAAGTTTTTGTATATTGCTTTTAATTTCTTCATATGCTTTTGTCTTATCCACCTTACTCCAACTTTCTACATCTCCATTTTCAGCAACAAAACTACTATTCTCTAGCATCCAAGAATCAATAAACTTTTCAAAGTCTTCTAGACTTGCATTTTTATTATTATTCATGATATTAGATTTATATTCATGCCAATTTCCTTCTAATTTTATTTGCGTTTCTATTTCTGTTACGCAATTTAAACACATTCTATGAATAGAATACATTTTTTTATTAATATCATTAAGTTTAAATGGCTTTTTACATTTTGGGCAAGATATTGGAATATTTGCAATGTCTTTAAATCGATCAAATTTCGTAATTGATTGTTTTATTCCGTTTTTTATAGTCCATTTTTTACCTTCTTCTTCCCAAATGTCGCCTTCTTGTTTTTCAACTTTATGTTTTTCATATCCAGTCTGTATTTGGGTCTTATCACCTGCATTCCCAGTGATAATATTTCTCATTCTTTGTACTGTGCTTTTCGAAAACTCTTTTTTTACGCTCATAAACCAAATTTTTTAAGTATTGATATTGTGTCTGTTGGATTTCTAAATGTTATTCCTACGCCGCCTGCTTCTTTCCAAGGCATTGTATTTCTAAAATAATCGTCTATTAATATAGATTTTTTAGGATCATAATCACTAAATACATCGTGTTTATTTCCTGTTTGTTTAAATATTACTGTTTGTGGTTGCGGATTTAAATGGGTTTTTATCCATTCTAATTTTCCTTTTTGTGCGAATTCAAATGTACTAGGACTAGTTATTATAATAGGAGAATATTCACTAATATAGTCCCAAAGAAGTTGTGAACCTGGATGCCATGGCATTTGAGACCAATATTTCTCTCCTATTTCATTTACAGCTTGTCTCAATATCTCAGGACCTTTTTCTTTTGAATATTCTGTTGGAGATTTTCCATAATAATGATCAAATTGAGCATTGAAATCACATAAAACTCCATCCATATCACAAAATATAGTAAATCTAGTATTTTTTGGCATTTCTAATATATTCATCAATTTTGATTCATATATTAGTGCATTTGTTTGACCATAATTTCTCATTATTATACCAGAATATGCATTGGCTTCATTCTCTATATCACTTCCAGTAGCGCCAGATCCTGCTGAAAGACGTCCTTCTTCATTTTGTTTATGATGTGTTAGTTCATGGGATATTGTTCTAAATATATCCGCTAAATTTCTATTACCAATATACACAAAAAGTGTATTTTTTCTTGGTTCGTAGCGACCAAAGCTTCTTTGAGATACAACCCAATCATGATCTGTTATAAGTTTTATTTTAGGAAGCTTATTTATATCTAAAAACTCTTTACAATAAAGTAAGAAGTCTTTTATTATCTCTACTTTTTGTTCATTTGTCATTTTATAATCTTTGTTAGCATTCCGAAAACGTCTTTAGTAATGCCTTTATTATATGCCGCTGCTGGTAAAAACTCAGCAAATTTTTTGAAATCTCCTCTCTTTAGTGCATCTCTCATTTGAGTAGCACTTATTCTACCAAATTGATCTGGTATTATTATGGATTCAACTCGATCTGGAAATTTAGCTATTAAATCTTTGAAGTAGCCTTCGTTTTCAACTTCTTCTTTAGCTGCAGCAACATATATTTTTGGCCATTCAGGATTTTGATTAACTTCTCTATAAATGTCTTTGATAGGAGATCCTTCAGTTGAAATTTTTACTTTTATATTATTATTAGGCGATGCTTTTAAATAATCTGTCCACATTTTAAGACTGTCTTGATCAGTTATACCAAATTTCTCTACATTACTTATTATAACATACACCATATTTACATTTGGTTGCTTTGATAAATAATTCGCGGCTTCAAAATGGCCTTTATGGACAGGCTTAAATTTTCCAGGAAAGAAACAAGGCCCAGTTTTATTATTAACTTCTTTAAGTAACTCTTCTATTATTTCAAATCCTATTTTAGAGTAATCACGCATTTACAAATCTATTTAATTTATTAACTATGGTTTGAGGATCGTCAAATTCTACGTGCTTTATTTTTGTTATCTGAGACGATATTTTAGCATTAAGATCTTTTATTTTTTGTAAAGATTCTGCTTTCTCGTCTGCTGATTTTTCTTTTCCTTTAACTTTAAAAGGATCAAAAAAAGCTTGCTTTACTTCTTGACTAGATGGATCAAAGTTTGGAAATTCTATATCAGATTCTTCATACGCCTTATAGATAATAAGATTATTACCAAATAAATTTTCGTATTGACTAATATTATCAAAAAGAGATGACCAACTTCTTAATATTATCGCTGGCATTAGTGTTCTTCCTCCTTTTTCTCCTCTAACAATATTTCTACGTAAAGATACATCTGGAGTTACAAATATAAGAATCATTAAAGTTTTATATCCAAGAGTTTCTAATTCTTGTTTTTTCTTTTGCACTTCTCTATATGAAGCTCCAGTTCCATCAATAATTATGTGATCTAAATTTTCTTTAGCACTAGAATATTTTTGCCTATGCGTTTTTTGAGCTGCTCCCATTGCTTTGGCCGCAGTAGAAAGTTGATCAGATGAAGTATATTTTCTAAAATCTAAAGGTAAATTAGCCGCTTTCAATAGAGGCTCATACTCATCATCTATATTTAATATAGTAAAATCTCCTATACTATCTAGATATTTTTTCCTAAACGAAGTTTTGCCAGCTCCAGCAGAACCAGCCATAAATACAGCTATAGGTTGTGAATTTTCTTTTTCTAAAAACAAAGATTTTAACGATACCATACATATAAATATTCAACTTATAACTTAATACTATTAGGAAGAGTTAACATTTCTATCTCTTGATCAGGATGCATCATTTTATATGTTTCATACGTATGTAAGAACATTTGGAAATACTCTTCAATTGATTTTTCACCTTCTTTTAATTCCCAACCACTGCCTTGAATTCTTTTTTTAGTTTTATCTGGACCTTTTTTACTTGATTTTAACCAAAGAATTCCTGTATGATCTACTTTTTGTAGATATTTTTCTTCATAAGCTTTTACATACGCTGACATTTGTAAATAGTGACTTGTGTGGATCGATGTAGATGTTTTTATATCTATTAACCATTTTTTTCCTTCTAATTCTACTAACATATCAAGAGTACCAGAGTATTTATGCTCATCAGAAAACATAAACTCTTCTGATAGTAATAGAGTTGGTTTATATGTAGTCCAAAAATCATAAAAACTTAAAATCATTTTCCATACATGTGTATTATAGTTTACGTGTCCATCTGATTCGATCCAGCGAACTTCTTCTCCTTTTAGGATCTTCTCTGCTGCATTATGTACTTGTGTGCCTTCATCTCCTGCTCTTCTCATTATAAAATCTGCATTATGGCCTGAATCTTTTAGCCACGTTTCAAAAAACGCTCCTTTAGGAAAATACCCAAGTATAGTAGTTACTGATGGATAAAAAATTCCTGGTGATCTTTGATAATATCTTGCGTCTGGAAGAGTTATCTGTCTTAGTTCTGGATCGGTTTGTACGATCATTTTTAAACGTTTATCTCGAAAGATATTGTTCGATTTTTGAATCATAATTGTTGCATTTTTTTTAAAAATAAATCTGAAAAGGTTAATTGTTTTGCTTCGTGTAAAAGCTTTATCATAGGTTCAAATCCCAAATCAGATGGATCTTTTCCGTGTAATTCTATTAAATACACTTCTTTTCCCATATTAATTAGGTTTTCTGCATAAGTTAGTGATTCTTTTAGTGCATCATTATCTAATGCTATATATACAGTTTTTACTTCTGATTGTGCTAATTTTATCATTAATGCTTTTGGTATAGTTTTCCCAAATAGTGGTATTGCATTTCTTTTTATGGCTATAGCGTCAAATACGCCTTCACACAGAATCACAGGGATCTTCCAGTTCACATAGTATTCAAAACCTACTATATCTGTTTTTGAAACGCTTGGAGCATCATATTTAAGCCTTGGTTCTTTCTCAAACGATCTTGCTATGAAGTAGTTAATGTTTCCGTCTTTATCATGGGATGGCACTATAATTCTATTTCTATATCTGCCTTTAGAACAATATCCAATATTATGTTTTTTAATATCAGAACTAGTTATACTTCTATTTTTTAAATATGACATAGCGTGCCGATATTCTAGATTTATGCCTTTTGGTATTATACTAAGTGGTATAAATTCTTCTGGAAGAGACACTTTAGTTGGATTATAATCTTTTAAAGAAGTTTTATCATTTGAAAAATATTGTTTCATCTCCATTATTATTTCAGTAGAGACTTGCAATTTTTTAAATAAGCTGACAGGAGTTTTGCCTTTAGTGGGTGGGTGGCATGTCCAACAATTATATTGACCAGTTTTTATATTTACAACCAATTTTGGTTTCTTGTGTTTACATACAGGACAATGAAATGTGTGGTCACTTCCATTTTTATCAGGCTTTGATTTTCCAAGTACTGATTCTAATAATCCCAAGATGTATTTACTATTATCCATAATCTAATATAATCTATATTTTGGATTAAAAAATATTTTTTTCTATGTACCATAAAAAAATTTTTCCTTTATAAAAAATAATTAATGATATTTAAAAAGTTAACGTGCGATATTAAGCTCTATACCGTAGCTTGGTGAGATTCCATGATCGAGTTTTAGATTAATAGGTACAGCACTACTAGGCGTTAAGATTAATATATGCGTCAGGTATACAAATAGAATTGATTTTATAAAATCTTTCGAATATCGGTAAAACGACGGAGTAATTTCCGCAGGGCGAAAGTAATAAGAAATAAATTTAAAATGGAATCACTTGAAAAAAAAGATAACACCCTGTATAAATACAGCTATGTAAAATATTTATGTATATGGAAAACAACCACAGCAACAGCATTTTCAATGAAGAATTTCTATCAAAAGTAAATGATATTGAAATAAATAACAATGACATTGAGGCTATATATTACTATATATCGCTTTTTCATGAGTCAATGACTGATGAGGAATTGGTTATGTGGGATAGCATTTTAGAAAAGAAAGATCCTGAATATAATACTTACGACGATGAAGAGACTAACGATAGCGACTCTTAACGGTTGCTCAAAATGCGAAGAATTTAAACGGATTCTAAACATAGAAAATATTGAATTCACAGAAATAATTTGTAGTAATAATGAAAATTCTTCAATGTGTGATAATTTTGAAGACATAGTTAAATGTGAATTATATCCTATGTGTATTATCAATAATAATACATTTTTTGTATTCACTTCTGACTATTCAAAACTTGGTAAGGTTCATAGCAATAGACAAAAGAATATCATTTATTGTCACTCGACAGATAATATGCTGCAATTAATAAAAAAATTAGTATATTAAAAATAAAAACAGTTATGAAAATAAAACTTACACCAGAACAAATGCTTTCTAATGTTACAAAATTCAATGAATATATTGATAAGTATATTATTGGACAAAGAAAAGCACAATTATTATCGTTCTATAAAGAAATAGAGCGAACTTTAATTGAATCTCCTGCTTCTACAAAAGAGTCTCATCACAATTGTTTTCCAGGAGGATATGTAGATCATGTTCTTAGAGTAACAGAAATGGCTTTAGTTATTGATAGAGTTTGGGATAAATTTGAACAAAAGAAAAACTATACATTAGAAGAATTAGTGTTCTCCTGTCTTAACCATGATCTTGGTAAATTAGGCACAAATGATCAGCCCTTCTATATTCCTAATGATTCAGATTGGCATGTGAAAAATCAAGGCGCTCATTATAAAATCAATAATAAAATGATTCATATGAGAGTTGCAGATAGAAGTTTGTTCGACTTACAAAAAGCTAATATTCTAGTATCTGAGAATGAATTCTTAGCAATAAAATTACATGATGGATTATATGAAGAAGGTAATAAACCATATTACATAACATTTTCAGAAGACGCTTCAATCAAATCTAATTTACCATATATAATACATCAAGCAGATTTGGCAGCATCGCGAATAGAAAATCAATCAAAATAAAAAAATATGATAACAACTATAATGATAATACTATGGCCGACAACTATTTTGGGCTGGGTAATATATAATTTATATAATAAAAATGTTAAATTAGAAAATGCAATAGTAAAACAACAACGATTTATTAACGAGATACTATCTACTTTTAAAGATCTTAGTAAAGCAGTTGAACAAATAGATTCTAAAATATGGGTACAATCAGATCCAGAATTAATATCTTTGTTCGATTCAGTAAAAGAGATACAATCAAAAATAAAAGATTTCTTAGACAATGAGTAATATTGATTCATCACTTGATCCTATTGAAAGCCTGCAATTAACTAAAGTAGGGAAGCCAAGAAAAAGAAAACCGAAAACTAAAAATGTGTATTTTACAGAAGATACTGAAAATGCCATAGTACAATATCGGAAATGTGAAACTTACGATGAAAAGAATCGACTATATAATGAAAAGATTCATTATGCTTTTTATAAATTAGTAGAAAATATAATCCACACTTTTAAATTTTATTACACAGATGTAGAAAATATAGAAGATTTAAAATATGAAGTTATTTCTTTTCTATTACAAAAAATAGACTTATATGATCAATCAAAAGGAAAAGCATACTCATATTTTGGAACTATTGTTAAAAGATATTTGATACTATATAATCAAAAAAATTATAAAAAAGTAACATCAAGAACAGAGTTTGAAGAAATACATAATGAAACTAATACAATAGATAATTTAATAGAAGATCCAAATCCATCTACGGTTGATAGACTTAACATATTAGATATTCTCATTAAAAAAGTTGATGATAATCTATTTGATCTTTTTGAGAAACCAGAAGAAATCAAAGCTGCAGATGCATTATTAGAAATATTTAGAAAAAGAGATAATATAGACATTTTTAATAAAAAAGCGATATTCATATATGTTAAAGAGATAGCCGACGTTAATTCTATTACTATTACAAAAGTTATAAAGAGATTAAAAGAAATTTATAAGTCTATACTCAATGAGCACATTGAAAATGTAGACTAGTTTATATTTATAATAAAACTTATGGATTTAGATAAACCTATATTTGACGATAAAAAAATATCTGATTTAGTTAAAGAAGTTTATGAAAAACATAAATCTCAAGATAATAAAATTTCTCAAGAAATAGAAAGATTATCTGAACTTATTGCGTCTCCTGGTGATGCTATTATAATTGTACCTTTGCTTAAAGGATTCTTTGATTCAAGTTTAAAGAATGATGAAGTGTTAATGAAAATACTTTCTTTGTTTCAAAAAGCTGCTGAGAAAGTGCAAGTTGGTGGACAAGATAATTCAGTGTTATCAGAAAAAGATATAGAACAGTTATTTAAAGAAGTAGAATCGATATCTATTAGCAATGTAAAAAAGATAGATAATTAATGTTTGATCCATTTCAAAATATAAAGGGCACCAGTAAGCAACTTCAAATTGCTAGAGTAAAAAAAATAGTACTCGGTCCAAATATGGCTGATAATTTACCAGATCCGGATTACACTTGTGAAAAAGATATTGGTTGTATAACGTATGAAATATTATACGCTGGTAAAAATAATGTGCGTGGAAAAGCAAGCGCAGTTAAAAAAGCATATCCTATTCATGCATTTATAAGACAGTATCCAGTTGTTTCTGAGATAGTGATATTGGTTTCTGGACCATCTGTTGATTTAAATGATTCAGCTCAAAATCAAGACATATACTATTTTCCGCCATTTTCTATATTTAATGATCCTCATCAAAATGCTTTTCCAAATATGGAAGAGTATGAATCTTATATTAAAAGCCAAATGGCATCAGCTGCTAATACTCCTCAAGATACTTCAATCTTTGCCTTACCAGTGGGAGTTACATTTAGAGAGAGAGATAATTTAAAACCTCTAAGACCATTCGAAGGCGATACTATTATTCAAGGTCGATGGGGACAATCTATAAGAATGGGATCTACAGTATCTGAACTGAGATCTATAAATCCATGGTCTGCTCATGCTAAAAATGAAGGATCAAAAAATGGAGATCCAATTACCATATTTACTAATTCTCAAAAAAAATTAACTACTAATGCAGAGATAAATTCTCCAACTATTGTAGAAGATATAAATAGTGGTGGATCGTCTATCTATATGACATCTACTCAAAATATTATTATAAGAGATCTTAGTAATTTTCAAATTAGATCGTGGATATTAAATATAGCTACTGATCCAGAATTAAATACAGTTATCATTCCTGAGCAAGTTCCTATATCTAATGAATTTATTTCTCCTCTAGAACAAGACGAATATGCGGGTAGAGCGATAGTAAATAAAGGAGATGTAGCTGGTAGAGGGATAGTAAATAGAGGAGACGTTAGTTAATAAAAAATAAAAAATGTTAAATCCACAATTTCCATATAAAAATAATCAAATAATTCTATCATCAGACAGAGTGATACTACATGCTAAAGAAGATGGAGTTTTTCTATTCGGTAAACAAATGATAGCATTAGCTTCTAATGGTACTGTTAATATAGATGCTAAAGAATCAATAAAATTAGATTCAGATATAATAGAATTAGGAACTCAAGCATATTTAAAAGGAGAACCCGTAGTATTAGGAAAAAAAGTAAAAACTTTATTATATAGACTTTTAGATGCTTTAGAACAAGTCGGATACGAATTACAAAGAGTTTCAAAATCAGGAGATGCTTCTTCATGGTTAATTGTTAAAGGCGCTGGTCATGATATTGAAAATATTTGTAGTGCTTTAAAATTTGAAGTAGATGATCCAAGTGGACCAAATTATATTTTATCTAACACCACTTTTACTAGATAATGCCTGAAAATCCTCAATATCAAACCCTAACCCCAGTCGTGGTTGTAGCTACTCCTCCACGGAAATTGCCACCATCTCAAGCTACTGCTCCGTCTTTAATTCAATCTAATCAAGCAACTTCTAATGCTCAAATTATCCAACCAAAATCAGTTCAAGATTATTTTTCTCCTGAGGCAGAAGCAAAAAGAATTAAACAAAACAAAAAAACTCTTAGAAAACTTAAAGAATCAAATGGTGGAACAACTGCAGAGGGACTCAATAAATTAACTGCTATATTTGTAGGATATGTTAAAATAGCAGATAAATATTTCGATAGAGCTGTATATGGAAATCCTGAAGCAGGAGATTCTACTAAATTCAAGCCTTTAGATTATGGTATTCTTCCGTTAATAAATTTATTAGCGTCTGTAGATTTTTGTGCGTTAGCAAGTTATGTAATTAATCAAATACCAGGAGGAAAAAAATTCAATCCTAATGATAAAAGTCAACAAAAAACTACTTTAGGAAGAAGAAAATGGCAATTGCAATATGCTGCGTATAAAATACAAGGGTATATAGATGATTTTTATGGCGGCGCTGAAGAGGTTACAAATCCAAAAAATCCAGATAATATCTCAAAGCTACAAAAAACAATAATAAAAATAGTTGAAGAGATAAATCAAATAACTACAGCAACAGATGATTTATTTAATGATCCAACTCTTAATGATACTTTCCCGCAATTATCTACATATAGCAATTACATAAATGTAGCTACATCTTTTTTTAATCAATATACTGATCCAAGAAATTTGCCTAATGAAGATATACAAAAAATTCTAAAGTATATAGATAAAACAAAAGCAATTTGTATATTAATACAAGGATTAGAAACCCCAGCTAATTTAATATCTTTAGCAGATACTATTTTAGGTGGAAAAGTAGCAGAAGCTATTCAAAAATTAAATAAGATAATAGATCCTAAAAAAATAGAAAGTGTAGTAAGAGACATACAAAAAGGCGCTAGTAAATTAAATAAAGTTGTACAACAAATATTACAAGTTATATCAAAAGCTAGATCTATAGTGCAGATAGTAACTGTAGTCGTAAAAGTATTAAAAATAATAATAAATTTTTTACTATTATTACCCCTTCCAAGTATATTTGCTACAGTTGGAATACATATGACAATAGCTGAGGCAAAAGAAAAACTAAAGAAAGCAGTTGCTTTTATAATGGATAGAATAAAAGAAATAAATACAATACTATCTGCTATAACTTATTTTTTTACTAAAAGATCTTTACAATTAGGAGAAATTATAAATGGTTTACAAGTAATAATAATAAACTTACAAAATTGTGATTCAATAACTCCTGAAGATAAAGTCAATCCTCAAGAGAATAGCATGATTTCTAATTTAAATCAAGCCATAACAGGATTAATAAAGTCAAAAGATGAAATGGATTCTTTTGTTGAAAATTATGAAACCAATAAAACAAAAAGAACTCGTAGATCTGGAGAATACACAATAGAAATACTTAAAGAAGAAGTAGTTGATGAAGGCATAAGTCTACGTAGAAGATATGGTGTGGCTTTAGACATTAATCAAGTTGTTGTTGCCAAATCTACACCAACTTTTGCAACTAATGATAATGTTATAATAGAAGAAGTTAAATTACTTTTACCAAAAAAAACCGGTCTTGCGAATGTGCAAAATATGATAAGTGCGTTATCGCCAGATGAATTTACGATTTTAGAAGAGGCATCAAATTATCTAAATACTGAAGATGAACCAGTAGATGTTTCAATAGAAATAGATAAAAATGAAGATGCAGAAGATCCAGATTCTGAAGATGATGATACTGAAACTGGATTAGGCTTACAAAGCTTTATGAATAAACTTAAAGGTGGTAAAAAACTTCGTAAAAGAATGCATAGAGAGATGGCAAAATCTAAAAGAAAAGTTGCTGATGATATGAAGAAAGCAAATCCAAATGCGCCATCTACAAAGAAAACAGAGTTAGATGCTAGTAAATCTGAATTAATTGTTTTAAAAGATAAACTTAAGACAACTAATGATAAATTAAAAGCCACTGTAGCTGCAGCCGCAGCAAGTGTTGTTGGAGCAGCAGCATATATACCCTTAATAAGGCTTCTTAGAAAGCAAATAAAAGAATTAGAAAATGCAATCACACAAAAAATTAAAGATATAAAAAAGATAGATCCAGGTTTTACACCTTAAGATAGTAAAGTTTTAAAATAACAAAATTAATATTTATAGAATATGGCAAAAATAGATTTATTAAGAAAATTAATTAGAGAAGAAGTTACAAGGGCACTAAGACAAGAGTTACCAAAAATATTATCAGAATCCAAACAAAACTCTGTAGGAATTAACAATGTCATTAGAGAAATGAAAAAATCAGAAATTCCTTTGACTTTAAATACGCCTGAGACTTATCAAAGAAACGTTGATTTTAAATATGCAAACTCTTCTCCGCTAAATAGTCTTTTACTTGAAACAGCAAAATCAATGGACCAAGATGATAGTGATAATTACAATTACACAACAGATAACATAAATCCTGTTTCTTTGTTTCAACCAAAAGAAGCCGCAATTGGTGATATAAATGGAATGCTTGCAACAGCTCGTCCAAGTTCAGATATATCAATGGTACAAATCAATGAAGTTCCAGATTATTCTCAACTAATGAAAAAAATGACACAAAAAGGTGTAATATAATATGGCTTACGGTATAAAAAAAATAGCAATTGCAGATATGAAACCTTCTATGGGAGTAGGAGTGAAAATTCCATTTTCTGGACAAAGCGTTTTTACTACGGTGTATAGCACAAAAGAACAAATAAAATACAACTTAATAAATTATCTTTTATCAGATCCTAGAGAAAGACCTTTTAATGTGTCTTTTGGAGCAGGATTAAGATCTAAAATATTTGAACACATATCATATAAAACTATAGATGATATAAAAATGTCTCTTACTACAAAATTAGAAAAAACTTTTCCACAAATAAATGTAACAGAAGTTACAGTTGATCCAAATGCTGATATGGGATCTATCATGATAAGTTTTTCATATAGTATTGTAAATACTGGAGAAAACGACGAAGTTAATATACAAATACAAAAATAGTATGACAAATAATAAGGATATAAAGTACATAAATAGGGATTTTTCTACATTTAAATCAGATTTAATAGAATACGCAAAAGCTTATTTCCCTAATGCTTATAATGATTTTAGCTCTCCATCTCCTGGAACTATGTTTATAGAAATGGCGGCTTATGTAGGAGATGTACTATCTTTTTATTTAGATAATCAAATCCAAGAAAGTTTTTTACAATACGCTAAACAGCCTAATAATCTTTACACATTAGCGTATATGTTAGGATATAGACCAAAAATAACATCAGCAGCTGTTGTAGATTTAGATGTATATCAAACTGTATTAGCAAAACAAAATGGATCTAATTGGAATCCTGATTTTGACTATGCTTTAACAATATCAGAAGGCATGCAAGTAGGATCGGGTGTAAATCAAGGTATTGGTTTCTATGTACCTGAAAAAATAGATTTCACTATGTCATCATCTATGAATCCAACTGATATTACTGTATATTCAACAACAGCTGGAAGACCTGATACTTTTTTATTGAAAAAATCTATTAAAGCAATATCTGGTCAATTAAAATCTTCAAATTATTCTTTTGGAAATTCTGATAGATTTCCATCTATAGCTATTCAGGACTCTAATATAATAGAAATTGTTAGTGTTGTAGATAGCGATGGTAAGAAATGGTACGAAGTTCCATATCTCGCTCAAGATTATATACTTAATCCAGTTGCAAACATTGCCTCAAACTATCCTGATCTTTATCAATATAATAATCAGGTTCCTTATATGATTGAAAAGCTATCAGTTCCAAGAAGATTTACATCTAGATTTTTATCTAATGGAACTCTTTTATTAGAATTTGGTTCTGGAATCGATAGTACAAAGGCTGATAATCAGATCCTGCCTATTCCAATGAGTGCAAGCTTAGGCTCTATTGATGGACTATCTTTTTTGACAACGGCATTCGATCCTACTAATTTCGTAGTAACACAAACTTATGGATTAGTACCAAAAAATACTACACTAACTGTAAGTTATCTTACTGGCGGTGGAGCTGCTTCTAATGTTTTATCAAATCAATTAAATAGAGTAACAAGTATTTCTGCTACTTCTATTGGATCTCCATCAAGAGTTAATACTGTTGTAATTGATAATCCAAATCCTGCTGCCGGAGGCGGCGATGGAGAAACCACAGAAGAATTAAGATATAATACGCTTTCTCAATTCTCAAGTCAAATGAGAGCAGTTACTCAACAAGACTATATGTCAAGAGTTACTGCAATGCCTGCTAAATTTGGTAAAATATCTAAAATATTTGTCACAAAAGATGATGCTATATTTAATAGCTATACGGATGGTACTAACTATCAAAAAGATCCATTACTAATAACACTTTATGTTTTAAGCTATAATATAAATGCAAATCTAGCCAACACATCACCAGCATTATTGCAAAACTTAAAAACATATTTGAATGAATATAAATTATTAACTGATGCAATTAATATAAAAAATGCTTATATAATAAACATAGGATGCAACTTTGAAATAATAATTCGTCCAAGTTTCTCAGGTCAAGATGTAATTGCTAGATGTATAACTGCATTAAAAGATTATTTTAACATAGCGAATTGGCAAATAAATCAACCAATAATATTATCTAATGTATATTCATTATTAGATCAAATAGATGGTGTACAAACAGTTTCAACAGTTGAAATAGTCAATAAAGTTGGAGAGTCTAGTGGATATTCTAAATATGCATATGATATAAAAGGCGCTACACTTAAAAATGTTATATATCCATCTTTAGATCCATCAATCTTTGAAATAAAATATCTTAATACAGATATTCAAGGCAAAGTAGTTGCTTATTAAAATAATTATAATAAAACATAAAAATGGCAATATATAAAATATTTCCTACTGCTGACGCATCGATTTATTCTTATTATCCCTCAAAAAATACAGGGTTAGATGAACTTCTTGAAGTATCTGTTTTAAATAATAATCAAAGCTCTGATAATATTAGAAGATCTTTAATTTTATTTTCCAATGATGATATTCAAAAAATTAAAAACCTAAAATCAGGATCTTGGGATGCATATTTAAAATTATATTTGTCTAATGCAGAAAATCTTTCAACTACTTATAAAATAGAAATAAATCAAATTTCTGATTTTTGGACTATGGGAACTGGAAAATTTATTGCAAGTCCTGAAATAAGAAATGGAGTTTCTTGGTATAATACTTCTTCATATGTTAGCGCTTCTAATAATTGGTCTTCTCCATCTTATTATATAACTCCTGGTGGTGGATCATGGAACACTAAATGTTCTCAATCTTTTGATTATAAAGATGAAAAAGATATTAATGCTTTAGTTACACCTATAGTTACTAATTGGTTTAATGGAGCAAATAATTATGGATTTATACTTAAGCATTCATCATCAATAGAAAATTATTCAGGCAGTTATATAAAACTTAATTTTTATAGTGTAGATAGTCCAACTATATATCCTCCATGTTTAGAAGTACGTTGGGATGATAGCTCATATATTACTGGATCTCTTGTAGAAGTCACTTCAAATAGATCAACTATTCATGTTTCAAATAATCCTGATATAGTTAAAAATACTACTGATAAATTTCAATTTAGAGTTTCTGCAAGAGATACATATCCTGCTAGAGTTTTTACTACATCTTCTTTATATACAACTAATAAAAGATTGCCAAGCAGTTCATATTGGTCAGTTAAAGACGTAAAAACAGAAGATACAATAATAGATTTCGATAATCAATATACAAAAGTAAGCTGCGATACAGAAGGAAATTATTTTAATATTTATATGTCGGGATTAGAACCTGAAAGATATTATAAAATATTAATCAAAACTGTATTAAATTCTGGAGAGACGATAGTTATTGATAACGGTGATATTTTTAAAATAACTAGATAATGGAAAAAATAGGACTAGTAAAAGAAATACGTGGAATAAATACGTATAGAAATGTAGTAGACGTTGATTTTACTGAATTTGTAAAACCTGTAATTACTACTCCTACAATTTCACTAGATATTAATGATCTTTTTAGATTATATAATCAATTGTTTTATGATATTCCAATAACAGGCACTAATTCTCATACAACACTTGTAGAAAGAAGCAGCCAATATCTTGGAACAGAAGTTATAGATGAAGAAAAAAGAGCTCTAATAGAAGAGATTAATACGTTGAAACAACAAATAATAGACTTAAGTGAAACTTATTTAACTATAAGTAACATAACAAAATAATAAAAAGAAGTTATCTTAATGGAGATTGTAAATGTAAATTTTTTAGGAGAAGGCATAAAGGTTTCTGATTATTCATCAGTAGACGACAATCTTATAAGGGTTAATTATATTAATTCTTCTTTTGGTGATACAAATGATTATGTAGAGCGTTTTATATACGATGAAATAAATACATTATTAGATTCTGATTATAATTTTCAAGGATACTCTTTAGGTGATCTTGCGGCATTAGGCACATCAAAATACTCATCAATAGTTTTAGATCCAGAAGCAGATGCTAAATCTTCAGGATACACTAGAGGTCGAGTAAATATACAATACAATTTTTTAAAGACTTTATTTGCATCTTCAACAGCAGCTAGATATTGGATAAAAGATATTTCTCCAAGTAGAAAAGAAATAAAGCTTACCTCTCAAACCATATCTGGAGATGCAATGAGATCTGGAATTCAATCATTCCAATCTTATATAACTACAAAAAATTATTATTCTGATTTTTATTTAAATTTTGGAAATAATAATCTAATACTCGCTGTTAATGCAGCATACATAGAAGATACTGATGGAAATCCATACATATTAATTAAGTTATATGAACCTCTTCCATTCGACTACGATATAAAATCTACTCTTTGGATGGTAGATAAATTATCTCAATCTGTAGAATATCTTGTAGATATTCAAATAGAAGCGGAAGATATAAATCAGCAATTTGCATTAAGAGGCCCTAATTATAATGTAAAAATAATTGAAAAAATAGGCCAAACAACGCCTTATTATAATTACAATAGTCTATTTTCTGCAAATACATCATCTTCAATGCAGCAGCTAATGTCGTATTATGATGATAAATCAATTTCGATAAATATAGATTATAGTGATTTTTCTAACTTTGTACATTTTTCAAGCGCAACAGAGAGATTAAAAAACTTTCAATATAAATTAAGTTTAATAGAATCTTATTATGGTCAAATAAATAGTCAACAATCTATATCTGGAAATTCTAGTGTTGTATCTTCATCTGTTCAAATTTTACAAAATAATATAGACAGTATAATAAATAAATTTGACATCTACGACTATTATCTATATTATACCTCAGAATCGTTTGCTTGGCCAAAAAGCACTACAAAAAAACCATATCAATTATATTCAGTAACATCTTCTCAAGCAATAGATTGGATAGGATCTGAAGATCAATTGCCTTTAGGAGCTGCCATGTCTATGTTGTATTCAGCATCTTCGTATGATAATAGTAATATAGACAATTTGGTTAATAGCGTGCCATCATATCTAACAGATGATCCAGATAATGCTCCATATGGAACTTTTATCAATATGATTGGTCAACACTTTGATAATATTTGGGTATACTATAAAGATGTTTCTAATAGATATAATGCAACAAATAATCCAAAAACCGGCATATCTTTAGACTTAGTGGCTGATTCAATAAAAAGTTTTGGAATAGAACTTTATACAAATACTAATCTGTCAGATAACGTTTATTATACATTATTCGGTATAGGTCAATCAGGCACATTATTACCGCCAACTGGATCTGAAGTAATAAAAACATATGTAACATCTAGTTACGATACACTACCATATGATCAAATTCAAAAAGAGATATATAAAAGAATATATCACAACTTGCCGTATCTATTAAAAACAAGAGGCACAGAAAGAGGAGTAAAAGCTCTTATTTCTTGTTATGGAATACCAAGCGATATATTAACCATAAATCAATTTGGAGGATATGATAGATTCGATAAAATAGGCGTTGTTGATATAAATAATGATAAGATCAGAATTATTAGTCAAAGTCTAGAATTATCTCAATCAGTTTTATCTCCATATTCTACTCTTCAATATTTTGATGATGATAATAGACAAAATACACCAGTAGTAGAAATAGGGTTCTCTCCAGCTGATCAATTAAATAGAGAAATATCTTCTTCTCTAGGTTATTTTAATATAGATAATTTAATAGGAAATCCTGCGGATCAATATCTAAATAGTTATCCTTCTTTAGAGTCTCAAAAAAATACTTATTTCTCAACATATGATAAAAAGCACAATGTTTGGGAATATATTAGACTTATAAAGTATTATAATAATTCACTATTTAAGATGGTAAAAGATTTTGTTCCTGCAAGATCTACTGTATCATCTGGAATAATTATTAAGCCACATATTTTAGAAAGAAATAAGTATGCAAGGCATGAGCCATCTATGAGTATTGATATATTTACTCAATCTATAGATATGGTAAATATTTCTGGAGATCATGCTACTTCTTATACAATTAATACGACAACAAATAAAAATATACCTACTTCAATAGGATATGTGCCGTATACAAGTTCTTTTGGTTTTGAGAAATATACAGGAGAATTTCAAAATACTGAATTTAGTGCAATAGATTCTAATGAATTTAGTCAAAAAGAACCATCAAATAATCCAACTATTCTTAATTCAGTTACACTAAATGGTAATTCTCAAGGAACTTATTTTGGCGATACAGTATTTTTTTCTCAAAATACTGATGCTAGAACATCTCCAATATCTATACAAAGATCTGCAATTTATCAAAATGTAGTAAATGCAGAAAGATCTAAAAGATTTTTAGACGTAGATTATTCAACTAATCCAATAACACCAGTAAATATATCTACGATACAGAATACAATATCAAGATCTCTAGTTAATAATGAATCTACATATAATGATATAAATACGCCGTATGCATATGTGCAAGACTATAATTACTATATACAAAGAAGTACTATTCCTAGATACTATGGATCTAAATTAGAAGCTCTTTACTATAATGTATATTCTACTTCTTCTAAAAATTGGAAAGGAGATACATCTTATGGAAATTATTCGGTTATCGAAAGACGATCTAAAAAAATAGCTCTATTTACACAAATGTCCACAAGTTCGTTTTTCTCAGGAAAAGTGAATGCTAAATTAGTTTATTTAGTAGATAATATAAGCGGCTTATATGAATTAAATTTAGAGAATAAAAACTGGTTTGAGGTTCAAAATATATTTAAATCAGGTAAAGATCTTACAGTAAAACAATTTGATAATACAAAATATAGTAATCAAAAAAATACAGACGGAATAAAAAATATTTTTGAAAGCGGATATAGCTATACTCCAATTGTTTATTTTTCAAATACTCAAGATAAAAAAGTATACTTCAATTTCACCAATGCTCCAGACGTTGGAAATGAAGCTTCTAATAATCCTGACCCAACCGGTTCAGTAAATAACAGATTCATAAGTGGAAGTGGAGCTATTAGTCCATACTACATATTTGAACCTACCGGTATCAGTACAACTCAATCTATATATAATATTTTTAATAATGATATAAGCGATCCTGCTAATGCATATACGCCCGGATTTGGAAATGGTGGAGCTGGTGGAGATGTTCAAAGCCCGACATATTCAATTGTGGCACCAGGAGACTATAATATAAAAGTTAATTTACCATTTAATTATGAAGTTAGTGATGATACACAATCAGGATCTGTAACATTTTTAATAAAGAAAAACGATATAATAATATCTTCTAAAAACTATGTATTTAGCAACGCAAGTTCAGGTTTACCAATAGATATACCTATTGGAATTCCAAGCTCAGTTCAAAATTATAGTAATTGGAGAGTTACTATGAATCAAGATCCAAATTCTACAAAAAGAATTAGATTTTCTGCTGAATATATTGGAACAGATAGATTTAGTTATAATGGAAAATATTGGATGCCTGCAGGACAATATACTGCAAGTATTGCAATACAATTTATGTATAATCAAGGCAAAGCAGACTATTTGATGCCATATCGAGATATTGATAATAATCTTAATTATGCAAATAATAGTTTTGATAATCCAAATTCTCCTACTACATGGACTACGTTTACACCTATAATTCCAAGTCCTCAAGCACCTAATCCACCAAATGTTCGTAGTAGTGGTACTACTCCATTTGTGATTGTGAATTTTAAATTTTGGTCATATCCAGGAGGAGCAGCATTTGATACACGTCATTTAGCTCAAACGGCTAATGGTTATATAACTTTATCTGATATAGGACTTACGGAATACATAGATCTTTTTCAAGGCGTAACAGATGCAAATGGATCAACAATAATTACTAACCCATATTTTACTTTAGGCGTACGTTTATAATGGCATACTCAGGATCATATACATTTTCAATAGATACAACTGCAGGACAGTTGCTACCAAATGATAAAATCACTTTTGAATTTATTAGTGAAAATCTACCAACTTCTAAAAACTATACTGCGTCTTTTGGAGAAGGCAGTTTAACTGTGAATATAGTTCCCCCTTTAAATGGAGCATATCCATATGCAACATCAAGTGTAACATACGGAAATTTTATAACAGGCACACTAGCACCAAATCAATTAATTTTAAACTATAGCATATCTTCTTTTTACGGTTCAAGTTATTATCAAATTCCTTATTTTGAATCAGGTTCAGGTGGCAATGTATCTCTTGTTACTTCTAGTCTTTATCAAAAATATCTAGATATAAATGAACCATTTTTTATAAATCCTGCTGATAAGATAGTAATAAGATCGACAAATGGATCTATACAAGAATTAACAGTAGAATCAGTGGTAACGACATATTCTGATGGGCTAGTTCGTATTAATACTTTGGATACACTAAATTCAATCTTTATAACAAATCCAGAGAATATAGATACTGTTGTATTTGTAAAAAAAATAAAAGATGAACAAAATATTATATTACAATTTAAGAAATCACCTGGAGCAACATCTTATGGTTTTTTAATATCAGATGATATTGATCCAATGTTAATAGCAAATATATCAACAATTCAAACAAACGTTCAAAATCAATTATTATCAACACAAAATACAGGCCAATCAAATACAGCAGGAAGTGATTTCCTTGGTCTTGGTACATTTTAATTTTTGAAAATACAAATATTTATAAAAAACAACGAAATAAAATATGTCATATTTAAGTAGCACATCAGTCGTAGTAGACGCGATACTAACAAAAAAAGGAAGAGAGTTGTTATCAAGAAACGATGGATCTTTTAGAATAACTCAATTTTCTCTTGGTGATGATGAAATAGATTATAGTTTATATAATCCATCCCATCCATCAGGCTCTGCATTTTATGGAGAATCAATTGAAAATATGCCAGTTCTCCAGGCTTATCCTAATGATCAAGAGATAATGAAATACAAACTTATAACTCTTCCAAGAGGAACAGCAAAACTACCTTTTATAGATGCTGGGTTTGCAACTATAAATTTGAAACAAGGATCTTCTTTAGCGATTACTCCTCAAACTTTAAATTATCTTGGTGCTAATTCATCATATGAGCAATCAGGATATGTCGCTACAATAGGAGATGTTAGAACAATGTCTACTTTCACTGGCGTTGGAATAAATACACCTGAAGCTAATCAATTAAATACAACATCAACTATAGGAACTAATGTTAGTAAAACAGTAATAGGCACAACTATAAACTTAACAGCTACAACTGTAAATACTATATTCGGTTCAAATACCACTATTTATACAACATTAACAATCACTGGCAGAGATTCAGGAGCAAGATTAACAATACCAGTAAATATATCATACGTAAATAAAGCATAATTATGTCATTCACAAGATTTGATCCAACAGATATAGTAGTTTCATCAGACACTGTAACTGCACCAGCATGGAGTTCTAATACTCCAACGTTGTCTACATTTTTTACTTCTTCGACCTCAACAAGTAATTTTTTTACTGATGTTTATAATGGAGATCCAACAGGAAGTAGCTCAGCAATTCAATTTAGTATAGCTTATGGTCATATTCAAGGCACAGGCTCAGCTCCTTTAAATAGTTTAGTAGTTGCAAATACATACTCTAGAATAAATTATGGACAATATAGAAATATAGTTTATGGAGATAATGAAGGTCTTTTTAATTTTGGACAAGGAAATACTGGATCTTTAAATGTATTCTCTATTCAAATTGATAGAAATAGATATAAAGAATCTATGATGACCGGTACATTTAATCTAAAACTAGTATCAGGATCTAATACTCTTTTTTTAACAGATGATTCTTTAGATTCAAATGTAATAAACTATTTGGATTGTGGAAGAGTATTTAATATAGTATCAGGATCTAATGGAACTGCTGGAAGCGTAACTCAATTATCAGGAGCTTCTCAAAAAGGATTTACAGCATCTGGTTCTTATGGATTATTTTTACCTGATGTTGGACTTATAGTTTTAAATCCTCTAGCTTTACAGCAAACCTCTGCAAACGGAGGATTAGCGGCAACATTATATTCAGGCACCGGAACATCTGCAATTAGTAAAGCTAATAATAATCAAATGTATGATATTATTAAATCAGGAGGTTCTTTTCAATTAAATTCTCAAGAGACAATTTCTTCTGATTATGTTTTTGTTAGAATCAAAAATGCAGAATATAATTACACAACAAATCCATCATTTATAACAGGATCAGGCGATCTTATTTATACAAATTTTATAAACAGTTCCCAAACATATATAACAACTGTAGGAATGTATAATGACAATAATGAATTATTAGCTGTCGCAAAACTATCTAAGCCACTTGTAAAAGATTTTACAAAAGAAGCTCTAATAAGAGTTAAATTAGATTGGTAATAAATTTTGTTTTTGATTTTTTAATTTTTTATTGTTAAATGCCACTTGTATTCGAACCATATTCAATGAGCTTTTGCTCAGAAACAACTATATATCAAAATGAATATAGATGTCATGTCAATGAAAATGATTTTAATTATACGCAAAATTTAAGTGCAATAAAATCTGGTACGACAGGATCTTATATAGATGCTGTAACAGGATCAGATTTTAGACCATATGCGACTACAATAGGATTATATAACGATATGGATCAATTATTAGTGGTGGCCAAGCTATCACAACCATATCCCATTCCACCAAATACAGACATAACTTTTGTGGTTAGATGGGATTCATAGTGTAAACTGATTATGAATAACTGTAAGAAGACCATAAAACAATCAGACATATCTACGACTCAAATAAAGTTGAAGTATTCTTCTAGTTATGCTTTTTACTCATTTGAAGATTATGGTATATCTTCTAAAGTTGGCGTAAATTCTCCAATATCTATCTCAGGATCAGTTCCGCAATCAACTCTCAATTTCCATAGTATGAGACAGTTGTATGGTCAAAATTATTTAACCGGATCTGTTTTAAATTCTGGTAGTTCTTGGGATTGGAATGCTCAATCAACGGCTTATTCAGGTTCATCAGAATACGAATTACGATATTTTCCTACTCAATCTGAAGCAATTGTTGGAATAATAAGCTCTCCTCCAATAGTAATTGGTGAACAAATATCAAGAAACACTTTAGTTATAAAACCAGAAACAGGAAATAATTATTTAATTGTTGATGATGGAAATGGTAATCTTATAGATAAAAATACATCGACTCATGTAGGAAGCGTAATATATTCTCAAGGAATAGTATTAATAACAAATCAAGATTATTCTTTTGCTTTTTACCATAATAGATTAAAAATTGATATAGTTAATGCATCTATAAAGGCCTCTATATTATCTATATCCTTAGATAATGGCGCTATAGGCTATGCTGGCGGAAGTTTTCCTGTAACTAGAGACACATCAACTACAATATATCCTAATTCTGGAAATGTATCAACAATAAAACCGACTATTAGATTTAGTTCTAATGGAGACTGGTGTGTAAGATGTAAGCATGAATCAAGAGATCAATATGGAAATCTTTTAGCTACATATAATACTGATCAACAATTTACTGTGCCTAATCCTCCATTTATAGGAAACCCACCAGTTAATGTTAGTCCAACATTAATTTATGATGGTGTTATAGATGAAAATAGTTATATAAAAATTATATTAATGAATGGAACTTGCTAATAAAAAATGAGCCTATCTAAAAATTCCATATCACCAAAAAGTACTACAATAACCCCAATAAAGTTAAAGTGCACTTCTACATATACAAGTAGTTGGGATGGATATGCAACTGGAGATACTTTTATATCTGTAAGTATATCTGTGAATGGAGCTAAAAATGGTGATGTACAAAAATTTGGAATAACTGGATCTCAAAGTATAATGTATAGATCTATAAAACATTTATATTATGAAGAATATCTAACAGGATCTTTAAATAATTCTGCGAGTTGTTGGAATTGGAATGCACAATCCTCAGCGTATTCAGGTTCTTCAGAATATGAATATAGATATATTCCTACTGGATCCGGTGATCTCATAGCAGTAATTAATATATCTCCTCAAATTTTTGGAGAACAAGTATCTAAAAATACATTTAATCTAAGACCAATAATAGGAAATGAATATAATATAATTGATGATGGAAATGGTAATTTAATAGATTTAGAAAATAGTAATATTCATGTTGGAAATATAATATATTCTCAAGGATTGGCAATAATAACAAATACTGAATATTCTCCTGGCTTCATAATACCAACGTCACCACCTGATCCATATTATTCACCAACTGCATCTATAAGTACGCCATATAATCAAAGTTATACAGAAACCAGCGCAACATCAGAATACGTACAATTTACTCCGTAATTATATATTTATAATAAACATCATGACAAATTGGTTATATTCTGGGAAAGAATATGTTTCTATGGAAGACTTTCCTCAAAATTGCATAGGATTCGTTTATAAGATTTATAATACAGATAACGGAAAAATCTATATAGGTAAAAAAATTCTAAGAAATCTTCTCACAAAAAAACTGACTCTAAAAGAGAAAGAAGCTTGGTCGAAACCAGGAAAAGTACCATCTAAACAAAAAATAATTAAAGAAAGCGATTGGATAAAATATTATGGTAGTTGTAAGCCTCTTTTAGAAGATGTTAAAGTTTTAGGCCCACATAAATTCAAAAGAGAAATCATAGAATTTTGCTACTCTAAAAAGCAATTATCTTATTATGAAGTTTACCATCAAATGGTATATGAAGTGCTATCTACAAACAGCTATAATGAAAATATTCAAGGTAAATGGTTCAGAAGAGACGTTAAGCAACTCGTTGAAAATCAATAGATTATAACATATTGATAATCAATTAGATACCCAACTGATTTAGAGCTCACCCTTTAATCATGGCTCAACTAAAAAAGCTTATTTATAGTAACTATAGGACAAAAAGAAAGGGAGCTACCATGAGCTCCCAATACATTTATATAGCATTTTGACTATTACTTTATTATGCCGGCCCTCTTTTGAAGACGTTTTACTTCGGCTAAAGCTTTATTTTTAACGTCTGATCCTTTTGGATCTTTGAAATTAACCGCGCCTTTTTGAATCATTGCCAACTTCTCAGCAGGTTTTCCGCCAACATCTGTTTGAGGCATGTCTTTTCTACCTGGTGCGCCATCTACTGGTTTATTCTTACTTATTAATCTTTTTAGATTATTGTATATTAATTTTGCTATTGCCTCATTACTTTTTTGACCATTCGCATCCCAAATTTTCTTAGCCTTATCAGAAAGTTTTTCATTAACGGCATCTAATACTTGATTAAAATTAATGCCTTTTAAGATATTGATTCCTTTTGGATTTGCAGATGGCACCTTTCCCACCTTAGCAGCAATAGAAGCATGAACTATTTTTAAAATATCAGTGGCTTTTAATTTACCTTTAATATCTAAATTAGCCATTGTTGCATTTGGATTAGCGGCATATACTTGACTCCATCTATGATGTCCATCAATTACATATTTTCCGTTATAAGTAACAATTGGTCCACCCACATCAGCATTTCCTTTAAGTATACTCTCTAAACTACCATATTGATCAGTTAATATATTTGCTATACTTTGATCAAATCCAATTTCGGCTTGTGTTGGTATTAAATAAGTAACTTTTATATTGCCTTTTGAGTATGTAACTTGTTCATCTTTAGGATTTCCATCAGTAGTACCGGCTTTCAATACTGCTTGAACTTTAGGATCAGATGCTATACTTTTAAATTGAGATACAAAATCAGCTACATCGGCTGATTTAAATGCTGAATCTAATTTTGACGCAGCATCATCAGTATCACTAACTTTAGGATCTTCTTGAGTCTCTTCTTCCTCGGCTTCTAATAAACCTTCTATTAATCTTTTTAAATATTCTTTTTTCATATAATTATGCTAATAATTTAGTTATGTAGGCTTTTATTTCTCCGCCTTTTACAGCCGCCAATGCTGTTTCTAATGTAGCAAGAGATATTTCTTTTGATTGTAAAGCTTTCACCGCTGTCGCGCCTGATGCAATTAACATGATAGCAACAATAACGTGAAATATAGCGTGAGCTACTTTTTTAGATTTAACAGGATCTTTTATAAATTTCGCAGTAACTTTTTCAAGCGGAGATAAATATAAATGATGTAAATCGTCTGCAATTTTCCCTAATTTTGCGAACCAATTCTCCTCTTCTTCTTTTGCAGTTGGTTTTTTACCAATAATTTTATTTATTACGTTAGATGCAGATTTACCGAATTTAGCTGCCAATCCCATAATAGACGGTAATGCCACCGCTATGCTAGCTACTGTTAATAAACCTTCGTTTTTTTGATCTGTAGTATCTTCTAACGAAGCATCTATGTTCTTAATTAAAGAAGACATTTGGGATTTTAGTTGGTCTACTACCTCAGCTGATTTGCTTTCAGCATCAGCTTCTAATAAGATGCTCATTAATTTCATATCTATAAATATTAAGCCTCTTCATACATTAAACTTCTTTCTTTAATATTTTCTAAAAAATCTGAGTGATTGCCAAGATTGAAATTGTCTGAGAATATCCATGTGTATGGAATATTTTTAGTGGGCTTCTTTGCTCCGTGATGGATGCCTATGTGCTTCCAGAAGAAACAAGTTTTATCTTCTACGTTTAAATACTTTTGAGAAATCATAGGGTTGCGAGGATCATTTACAAGAACATCCATTTGATACAACCATGTTTCTGCTTGTTTGTTTTCTGGAACGAATAAACCATTTTCATCGATAGAGTACTTAACTTTTCCATTTAGATTGTGTCCACCGAAAATTTGATGTAGACCATCGAAGTGACCAGTTCCACCAAAAAGAATAGATTCTGGATCTACTAAGTGTGGATAGGCCATAGCAATATATCTTGCAGTGTTCTTACACGGATATAAAGGACTTCTAAAGTTTAGATAAGTTTTGAAATAACCTTCGAGTAATTTAGCGAACTCCATCATTGTGAATCTTCTACGGTCGCCTCTTTCTACTTCATCCAATACATACTTCAAAGCTCCTGCGGCTTGTAGAGGACCTCTCAGAAGCCACTGCTTTACGTTTGTGCCTTTGGGATAATATATCTGAAACAAATCATTACGAGCGTGCCTATTGTTCTCAAAATGAGTCTCAGTAGCATCAGCTCCTTCTCCCATCAATTTATTTAGAGTTCCCCAATGCTCGTTAGTAAAAGAAAAAACAAGTGTATAATATAGTCTAAGTTTGTTGTCAGTTACAGATTGCATTAGATCGCAAAATGGATGCTCGTGCCAATGCAAACGATGAGAGAATATTTGATATTCGTCTTTAAGTAATCTGTCTTGTCTGTCGTCGAATACTCTACAAAATTCAAAAAACTTATCTAATCTTTGGTCTAATGACCAATTGGCCATCCAACTATCTTTTGGTTTCTTGCCTTTAAATTCAACTTCGCAGGTGTTTTGATATATGATGTCAGTCATTGTACTTGATAATTAAAATTAAACTCTTTTACTTTTTCTTTATATTGCTCAGGTGTTACATTAACAGATTTAATAATCTTATCATCAGATGGATGATCAGTTATATTTTTAAATGTGGGAACTAGCCCTAGATCTAACATAGCTTTTTGTCTACCGTATGGATGATCTTTTATATTACTGCTATTCCAAAGATTATCGTAATCCAAATGTCTATAATCATTTCCTGGTTTTACATAATTTTCTACATAACGAATAAAATCACAGGTAACGTCCTCGCTATTATAAGGATAAGCTCCAGTGTCTTCATATATTTTTTTAGTTATCATGTCTAAAAATACTTCTTGAGGCACACCTTTGATTTTTTTTGCTAAATAATTTAAACACTCTATAGCATTTGTACCATAATAGAATGGACTCTCTTTGTTTATATATTGAGGAAACCAATCTGCAATATCAGCAATAAAAGCGGAATATTGAAACTTAAATGCTCTAAATCCTCTTTCTTTATTCCATGCAAACATGAAATCTCCCACTTGTCTAAAGTCTTTTTTAGTTCCTCCTTCTTCTAAGAAGGCTAAAACGTCTTTTGCCAATTGAGGAACCCATTCACAAATGAAATAATCTCCCCCTCTTTTATATGATCCTTGAGGTTTTGGAAATGCGGCAATCTGATATCCAACTGATGTATAAAATGGAGAAATTCTATTTTTTATTTTTTCTACCATTTGTGGAATATTCTCACATTCGTGAAGATCAAATAGAATACTATTGTGATATCCGCTTGGTTTTTTGGCATAGTTAATAGCTGAACCTGTTAATCGATGCACTAAAAATAAAAAGAACCAATCTTCTGTTTTTAATTGAGTTCTTTTACCATTCCATTTAGGAGCAATCTCTTCTCTTGGTCCACTCGCTAAACCGGCTTGCATACGCTTCCAGTAAGGATGATCCTCTGTCCAACCATAGAATATATCGTTAACGATCTGAGAAAATCCAGCATATTTTCTTTCAACTACATCGTAGAGTTCTACGTGTTTCATTAAATCGTCTGGAATTGAAGATTCTGCGTGCGGTATAAGACCTAAGTTGCATTCTTCTTGTTGTGTTTTTGCCATCGCATAATAGCGAAGAAACTCCGGATAGTAATCTGTCATCGAAAGTAAACTCATAACGTTTTTGTTTTATTATAAATATGTAAATTCTTACTTTTTTGCGTGTATTCTTTCAAACATGGAGTCTAATTGAGTGCGCATTTCTTGCTCATCAGTTCTCATTGGTTGAGGTTCTTTTGTCCACTCTTCTTTACAATGTCCAACGCCTAATACTTTTATATGCCTGGCATTTTTTTGATTAAGAGCTATATATGTTGTTTGATCTATAGCATGCTGTTGACTATCTGCCATAACACAACAGACAAAATCTTGGCATCTATTCCAATTGGATTCAACTTCTCTGCCATCTTGAAAATGTAAATAATAAACTGAATATGGTTGCATAACTTTTATTTAATTAAATATAATAAAAAAGCCCCAAAAAGGGGCTTATATTTTTTATGTACAATGATATATTATCCAATAATCATATCATCAAGTTTGTCTTTCAACAACTTTTTAATATCAATTGAATCAAAGCCTTCATCGTCTAAATCTTGAGCAATTGCCATAACAGCTTCTGCAAATTTAGCTAATTCTCTAAGGTTTACAAGACCTTCAATTCTACTTGGCATCTCTTCTTCATCATCATATTGCCAACCTTTATCAGATGTCACACTATCAGCATCTCTTTGTGCTTGGATAAAAGAATCATTTTCCCTTATACCTTTCTTAACCATATCTACAGCCATGTCTTCAGATGAATCGTATTGAGTTCCCATATAATTTTTGCTTCTTATTCCCATATCTCTAGATACTGATAATGATTCTATTTCGTTGTTATCTTCATCATAAAGAGTAACTGTATCATCTCCATCAAATTCGTAATCAGCATAAGGTTCAGTTGTAGTGTGTAACCAACGTTCAATCTTATTAAGAATATCTTCTTTACCTTCATGTAAACCTTGAAATTCTCCCATTCCTGGAGCTTTAATATCGCTAGTCTCATAGTCAGTACTTGTAGGATTAACATTAGCATCAAGTACCATATCTAAATAAGGTCTAATTGCATTAAGATAATCTTTAAAAGTCGCGAATTGATCTTGATCCAAAACTTTTAACATTTGAGATGAACCTGCATTAGATTGAAATTCAACTGGAGTGCCTTGACCGTCCCATCCTGGAGTTGCAACAACTACCGCATCAGGAATATCAGCGTTTGACCAAACAATAATTCCTGGGTGTTCCCAAGTAGCTTTCCAATCTCCATATTCAGGTTGCATACGATCGATATCAGCGATCCACTTATTTGGTTGTGACTGCTCATCATAATCAGCAGTATCAGTAGGATCCCAATTAAAATCTTTTGTTTGAATAGGAGCTTCGTGTATAGGCGATATATCTCTGTATCCGCCGAAACCTTCGAACGATTCGTTTATTTTTCCTTTTTTCAAAGTCTGTTTTTGCTTTGTTAAAGGATTGTCTCTTAAGAATTTGTGTAAATTAAAATCTTTCATGAAAATATAAATTTATTACCAGTAAAGTAATAAATATCGTGATTTAAATTCAATATAATTTTAAAGTAGAAGATTATTCTATGATATATCTGCCCTCATCAGATATTTCAATTTTCGGTAGGATTTTAAGCTGATTAAAATACAAGTACACTTGATATAAGTCTAATTCGAATTCAGTCAATTCAGGTTTTTCTACTAGATTTTTTTCAATATAATCACTCGATTCATCAAATTTTGCTGGAAATATATGCACATAGGTTTTATTGCACTTAGAAACTAATTTGTATAGCTCTTCTATATTTTGATCTCCTATTGCTATGCATCCTACAGATACGCAATTACCATGAATGAATATTAATCCTCCTTTATGTGCATATTGGCTTAAGATACTATCAGATTTGTTTGGATAATTAATGCCTATGGATTTTTTATAATTACTATGTGGATTTAATATATTTACTTCATAAACTCCCTCGGGAACTTGAAGATCGCCTTCTTCCCTTTTTGGTCCAAATTTTCCACTTAATTTGCATACCTTGTATTTTTTGTATAAAGTAAATTTGTTTCCGCTTTTTATCCATAGCTCTAACTCCTTTTCTTTTTTAAACACTCTAATAAGCGCCTCTCTACTTGTATCAACACTAGCATTAGCATAAGACGCAAATAAAAAGGCGATTATTGAGAGTATAAGTTTCATAGGATATATTAATTAAAATTATTCTTGAGTCACTATTATGTCTACGCGTCTATTCAATTGGCGACCTTCATCTGTTTTATTACTTCCAACAGGTCTTGTATTTGAATATCCTTTAGCAACTATTCTTGATGGATCTATTCCTTTAGATATTAAATAGCTTTTAACAGATTGAGCTCGCTCATCAGATTGCTTTTGATTTCTTGTACTGATACCAATTGCGTCTGTGTTTCCGCCTACTTCTATTTTAATATTTGGATTTCTTTTCATTATTTCTATAGTCACATCTAGTGCGTAATATGCATCGCTTCTTAAATCTGATCTTCCAAAATCAAATAATACTCTGCTTCTAGTTAATTGCTCACGTAATTTCTCTGTTGTCATAGTATCGAAAGGACTACAAGGAACTGTAAAACTAATTGTATCATGAATGTAAATAGTATCATGAATAGGTTCTATTACTTTTGGATATTCTGGCTTTAGATAATCAGGCAGTGTATCGCTGGCTATGTCTGCTCCACCGCATCCGCTTGGTAAACTGTGTACCCAATTTGTAGCAACATATCCCATAGTTCCGTTATCTCCTATTGAGAAATAAGCATCCCATTTTTTGGAATTAAATGGAGCTCCAATATTCATAGGATCAGACCAATTCATCCATGTTGAATCTTGTCTTTTACACATCCAAATATCATAGCTACCCAATCCACCTTTTTTATCTGAGGAAAAGAAAAGCGTTTTATCATCAGGTGAAATATATGGACTAATCTCGTCTTCTTCTTCTTTACTAATGATTAATTTAATAGGAGAAGAATATTCATTAGTTATATCGTTTAAAAAACTAATAAATAAATCATTGTTATCTCCATTTGTTTCCTCACAGAAATACAGTATCATCACTTTTTCGTCCGATGATAGCGTGGCTCCAGTGAATATTCCACGAGATATATTTGAATAGTTGATTATTTTTATTGGTGAAGGAGTAGTCCATCGACCATCCACTCTTTCTGTAAATGAAAATCCACGAGTTTTTTTTAAATCGTATTCTCCTCTTAACAGTAATTTTCTACCATCAGCAGAGCACCAATAAACGCCATTATATTTTTGGCTATTGATATAATCTGGCAATCTTTCAGCTTTTCTCCATCCGCTATCTACACTTTTCACAGACATCCAAATGTCTTGCCCTTTTCTGTTTGCTGGTCCACCGTCTACGGTAAAAAACATTACACCGCCATCTTTAGAGATAATTGGTCTAATTTCGTGTTTTACAGAATTTACTTTTGATCCTAAATTTCTAAGTTTTTGAGCTTGAATTTGTCCAAGCGATATTGCGAATAACGCAATAAGTGTTAACAGGTTTTTCATATTTTTTGTTTTTTTAAATGTTAATCTTCATAAAACCCATTGTAGTATGCTCCAAATTGTATTCTAAGATATTTGTCTAATTGTATATCATTGTTTAAAAATTCTTTAACTATAGTTGGTACTGCTTCATTATAGAATTCATCTGTCGGTAAATACTTTCTAAATTTTCTACCTATCATATAGCCTATAAGACAACCACCACCAGAGCCGTTACGAATATAAAAAGGTATTGCACCATTTGGAATCTTATTAGTTTTCATTTTCACTTGTTTTTGTACAGAAGGCAAAATAATTTCTATATTTGCACTCGGTAGAGGAGTGGTGTCTTTAATAATCTCTTTTATTTCAGATTTTGGCGGAGGAGTAGGCGTAATTACCTTATTAGTTTTAGGCACTATTTTTTTTGGAATTACACCTTTCAGTATTTGCTCTCTAATTACTTTTTCTTCTTCGGTTAATAGTTTATATGGCTTAACTGTTACAGGGATATACAATGCCACATTCACGAAATCTCCGTTAAATCCGTCTCTTCCAAATCTATTTTCATAAGAATTCACCACTAATGGAGAAATTCTAATATCATATATAGGAAATGGAGAATTAATATTTAATATGCCGTTCTCTAATTCTCTTTGATAGAAACGATAAGCATCTAAGTATTGATAATATTCGCTTAATGCAATATTTTTACCGTCTCTTGGAAGTAAAACACTGGGTATAAATTCGCCTTTTAATACGCGCTCCCTTAACTGCCATCTTATATTAAATGTGTCTACAGCATCTTGTAATGAGTAAAAACAATTTATAACCTCTTGTCTGGTTTTAAGTTTTACAGATTTCAACTTGACATAATCTGGATTCTTTTCATAAAATTCATACACTTTTAAAGCGTTGTTATATACGACAAGAGAATCATCAGCAGTTGGGCAATCTGATTGTCTTCCGTAAATATCAATGCATTGTGATTTACTTTGAACTGAGAAATTCAATAAAAGAAAAAGGCATAGAATGTACTTCATATTGATTAATTTTTTAAGTTATGAAACTAACAATTAATCCTTAATTGAGTACGAAACTCTAGTTGTGATTGATGGGACCTAAACTTATTGGAACGGCGTTAACTATAGCTTGACCGAAATAAGTTGAACTACATGGAGGAGAGGAATTAGATATAGCAGTTAAACTTACATTAAATATATTTGCAGTCAAATACATATGACTAGGATTCTGTAATATTGATTGTCCACCATCACCAAAATCCCATAAATAAGATATATAATAATTTGGTGATTGAGGAGTAGTATTATTGAATATTGATGTTTCTCCTAAACAAACTGGATTTACTAAAAAACTAGGACTTAGAATAGGCGGAACAGATATTTGTATAGTTGTATCTTTACCGCATCCTAAATTTGAAGAGATCGATAGATTTACATTATGATTACCAGATATAAAACTATGAACAGGATTAACATCGGTTGATGTAGTGCCATCGTCAAACGTCCAAAGATAATTTATAGGAGTATAATTCGCTACACTCATATTTGTAAATTGAACCAAGCCATTACAATTAACAACATACATAAAATTAGGATGACCTGGAGCTACATCTAATACATAATACAGTGTTAATTGACAACCTAAAACTGTAGTAACAACACAGCTAATAGTATCATATAGTTGTGGATTTATTGTTATATTTTGTGTTGTATCTCCTGTTTCCCAATGGTAACTTGCAAATCCACCCATGCCATTTATTGTTAAACTAGTATCTCCTTCGCAATAGGGTATATGTGTATCGACTTGTCCACACTGAACAGCATCAATATATGCGTAGCCATAGTGTCCGCCTAAGTTACAATCTCCAGTTTCAAATTCTAATGTCACAGTTTGTCCTACATATGCTGATAGATCTAATGCAACTTCTGTCCAATCTTTCCACGCAACTTTTGCCGTATCTGGAGGTGGTGGCGGACAATATTGAAATCCTTGTAAATTTGATGCAGCGGTGACAGTATAATTCGTACATGGAATTACTGTACCGTTTGCTAATCTAACACGAGATTGAAATCGTGGTTGATCTGCGGTAGCATGTCCTGGATCTTGAAATACTACTGCATACGCGTATCTTATTATTGTATTTGCCGAGGTTATTTGCAAAGCATAAGATAGAGATTCTGCCTGTGCGCCAACTCTATCATTACCAAGTCTTGCTGAATATGTACCCGCGTAAACTGTACGGAGTCCTCCGCAAGAGTGTGGATCAATTCCTTGAGTCATTATTGTTTGTCTGCCATTGCCAAATCCCGCTGTCGGTAAATTTATTGGACAACACGAACCCAATCGAGCGCTCCATCCAGTAAAGTTACCCAATTCGAAATCTGTATTGCCGCATTGAGAATATCCTGCGAAATAAAGAATAAATGATAATATCGTAATAAGTATATTTCTCATTAATTATTTTTAATAACCACAACCATATCTTCTATCATGAAAAGTATACTGTCTTAATAGCCTTGTCATTTGACGTTCTCCTTTAGTCGTACGAATGATATACTTATGTCTTGGATTAGCATATTTTTCTGGCGAATAATACTTATTGCAAGAATTTAATAAAATAGCTAATAAAAATAAAACCAATAATATTATTATTCTTACAGTATATTTTTTATATTTTTTCATCGGATTAATATTAGGTTTCCTTTTTGAAATCCAGTTTTACCATCAACCCCTTTCCACCAACACTGAAAAACAAAATTGCTTATTGGCTGTTTCTCATTTTTGTATTCTCCATTCCATTTTTTTCCTATATCGCTACACTGATAGACTAACTCACCCCATCTGTTGTAAACTTGCCACTTGATTTTGACTATATTGAAAGTGATTGGAGACCACCCATCGTTCAATCCATCACCATTTGGAGTAAAACTGTTTGGAAAAAAAATAGAAGATAACGGTATTGGTACGAAAATGTCCAAAAAAGAAATTGGACTTTTGCAACTAGATTGATTTGTCGCAAACACTGAAACTGCATTTATAATGTATCCGGGATTCGTTAATCCCCAATCGACCGTGATTGTGTTAGTGCCTTGTCCACTAAGGATAATTCCTGGGTAGGCAATGGTCCATGTGTAAACTACTCCGGGAGTATTTGCTACTTGATATATAGATAGATTAGTAGCATTGTATTGAACTGTATCCGGATTTTGTGCCTTTGTCAAAGAAAACAAAAACACTAATACAATAGTTAGTAAAGTTTTCATAGTCTAGTGAGTTGTCGGACAACCTTACACTTAAACCTATTTCTTACTTGGACTATCTATAATAAATATGCTGAGGTATAAAAAAAGAGAGGATTTTTGTCTAATTAATTATTAGTTATATACTTGGCAAAATCTAACATTGGATCATTATCCACATATACTTTTGCTATTTTTCTACGACTTTCTTTAGATATTTTTTTTATATAAGGTTTTGGATATTTCACCTTATCATATATCTGTTCGAAACCGTCTTCAAATACTACATGAACGGTGTGTCCGCCCGGTTGTAATGAAAGAGGATTTAACCTATACTTATCTTTTACATACATATTAGAATCTTTTAGCTAGATTTAAAATTATTTCTTCTTCTTCTTTAGTGAGCTGCAAAAAGTTTTTACCTAAAGTCCAAAGAGCTTTTTCAATCTCTTCTTGATATAATGATTTGTCTTTTCTTCTGCCCCTTGTTGCATGTTTAGGTGGTTTGATTAGATATGCTTGTTCTACCATAATATATTAATTTAAATTTTTTCTTGTGTAAATATTTTTTCTACTCGTTTACTCATTTTCTTATATCTCATATTGAACCTCTTCGACATCTGTGCAATAAGGCGCTCATTAGTATAAGGAGAATTTTTAGGACTACACCATTTTCTTGTTTTATACATATAGTTGTAGAATTGTACGTATGCGTTTGCTTTCCTAATGTAATGCTCTATGTCTATTCCCAAATCCCAAGCTTTTAATAACTTAGCAGTACGTCTCTCGTTATCTAATTCCAAATCTCTAGCAATACCTAAATGATACTTTATGTTTCTAACTTTTTTACCTGACAACCAAGAATCTACATATGATAAACTGGTACCAGCTTTATCCCATAAATTTATCTTTGCAACCCATTGCGTCAAGTGACAATATTCATGAGCTAGTATTTCTATCCAATCTTTTCTATTAGTAGCTACTGCTAATATTGGTTTCATATCATCTCCATCATCAAAATAACCTGAGCATTTTATATTACCGGTAAGAGTCAAGTGTTTTTTATCTTTCATTATTAGTTTAACACCATATATCTTACATTGTCGTTTTATGAAGTCGACAAACTCTTGTTCTTTTTTATTCATAACCTTTTATTATATTATTTTAAAAATCTTTTAGCCTCTACTTGCCATATTCCATCAATATACTTCGGTGAGCCAACAGATCCGCTGTGTGGCAGTTCAGCCCATTTCTCTAAAAACTCTCGCATAGAAGTTCTTAACTCACCAAGAAATTTAGCTTCAAATACCTCGGTAATTACATTATCATAATTTTGTGTCTGTTCCATAATTTATATTAATCTTGTTTTTTATTTAATCTTAAGTCGCCTAAACTACTATTAGCAAGTTGATCATCGAAATCTTTATATCCAAGTTTCTGAGCCTCTTCATCATTCTTTTTACTATAATATGCTTTCTTAGTATCTGAATCATTTAACTTATCTTCAGGTATTCCAAGTTCTTCAGCAACCGCCGCACGACATTGAGCCATAGTTCCCATCTCTATATTGATTGGTAAGTCAGTTTCTATAGTCTCTATGAACTGCTCAAATTGGTTTGCCGCTTCAAATGGCATACAATACACACCCTCATCTACCTGATAACCGCTATCATTTTGTTTATCAAATACTTCAACTCTACCCATTCTATATCTTTCGCCAAGCAAACTAAACACACCATATCCGACAGTAGAATAATAATATCGGCCTGAACGATTGCTCTCATTCATATCAATACAACCTGGATTAACTTCCATATAATGTGCTAACTTATCTGCAAGCATTTCATCAGTAACTTCTTCATTGTCTCTTTCCGCTTTACGTCTGATATTATCTAAAAACCACTTTAATTCTTTTCTGTCTATTTTCATAACTATATTATTTCAGGTGCAAGATAATTAGCTTTTAACCAATCTACAAAATTATGTAGATCAGATATGCCATTGTATGATTCATATATTTGATCCCAAACTCTATCATTGATTTCTTTACCTAGTTTCATTCGTCTTTCAACAAATCCTGGTTTCGTTTGAAAATCTGGAAATTCTTCATCATGTAATCCATCCATCAAAGTGTTATCCCATTCTGTATGCTCATAAGCACCATCTGGTCCAATTTGAAAGTCATCAGATATGTTGGCTTCTTTTTCTAGATAGGTAGATAATCTACTATCCTCATCATATCTAGCTATCAATTCAGACACGGGTATATTACCATCAAAATATTCACCACAAAAATTACACATAACTTCTAGTATAGGTCTGTGTTGTTTTGAATAATCATAATTAAAATGAAGATTTTTAGATTCTCCACAATTCGGGCATTTGTATATATATTCCATAATAATTAATTTAACATATTAAATCATCTAAAACGATACCATGGTTTCCCATCTCTTCCCAAAGCGTCTCAAATACTTTTTCAACTGCATCATAAGCATCTAGCTTTTCTGTCTCTGATTGACTCAGTATTCGTTTTTTAACATTATATGCCATTTCCCATAATACAAGTGCCATATCTTGAGACTTGACAGCTCTCATATGAGCCATTGCATCATCTGAATCATTAAGATCAAATTCTAATATTGCTTTTGCCATAACTTATTGTTTATATATAAAAGTAATAAAAAAAGAGAAGAGAGGAAAGATTAATTCTCAAGTGCATAACATGTATTATTTTCGGTAGTCTCTATTATTACTCACTGAAAAGGTACCGTATCTACGAACGGAATCTCCGTGTTCGTTAATGTATCTGATACTGCCGTCTAATACGAAGCTGTCTGTGAAATCAGATAAAGCCCACTTGCCGTGGCCATATTCGATCTCATATTTATGTTTCGTGTCTACGCAGCCTTGTGCTGCCCATCCGATTAAAGCGATTAATGCAATAGCGATTGCTACTAATGAAATTGTTTTGTGCATAACTTGTTGTTTTTTAATATTGATTTATATTTATTAATAAAGATACTCATGAAAAAAATTCAAATATTAGGAATTAATTTTGATCTTACAGAAGACGTTAAAACTCAATCAGTATATTTTAAATTCTCTACCAAAGAAGATGCTATCAAAGCTGTATCAATAGGCGAATCTAGATTGATGCAAGCATGCAATGTAAAAATGATTGCTGCTTTTGGTGAAAAAACTTTTGCCTTTGTGAATAAAGAAAAACTGGTAAAAGATGGTGGATTGAAATTTCAAAAACCTCCTGCTGTTGGTGGATTTCAATATATCGGCCAAATTAAATAATAACATTATAAATTTATAAAGTCTTTGTACCACGTACGGGACTCGAACCCGTAATCTTCTCTGTGAAAGGGAGACGACTTAACAATTTTTCTAACGCGGCATATTAGAATACTTCACCACCAGTTGCATCATCTATCTCTACTGATTCTAATACTTCTATAGTAACGTACTTACCGTTGTTTTTTACTACGTTATCGTACATTGCTTTTGCTTCGTCTATGTTAAACGATAGTGTTGAACTAATGTACATGTCATCGACTTTAGTGTAATACAATTGGTCGCCATTTGCTTTTGTTTCTTTGATAAATTCAATTGTCATAAACTTTTATTTTTTGATTAGTAGTCAGGACAGGAATCGAACCTGTATCATTTTCGGGAGCTAAGCACTGACCCTTATTATTAACTAGCGACCAATTCCGCCACCTGACTATGTTGGTAGAGATTTCCACGGTCACCCGGTCTCTTGCGGAGCCGGTATACCCGGTTACAGGCACTCTACCGTTGTAGGTTCATGTTGCCTACGCCCCCATTCAATGAGTCTGCGGCTCCTAATGGGTTTCACCAGTTCTTTGCACAGCCATAGGTGAAAGTCTGTAGTCAGGACAGGATTCGAACCTGTATGCGTAACTTTTATGGCTCTTCCCCAATGGCACGCTGTCCACTCGTTATTTTAGCGTCTGCTCTATTCCGCCACCTGACTAAATAATATCTATATTAATATTCCAAAACAAACTCCTAAGATGAAACCAGCTAATAAAAACCCTATCATCTCAGATTTCCAATCTTTAAATTCTTTATCAAAATTTCTCATAACTTTTATTTTTTAGTAGTCAGAGTAGGAATCGAACCTACAACCGCGTCCGGTATGGGTTCACTTACTGCCATTAGGTTGCAGCCTTCAGGATTCAGTTACTTGCCATAGTGTCTACCATTTCACCATCTGACTTTGACTCTTAGCAGATCCAATGGTATGCTTTCGAGTACATAAATGCTTTGTGGTCCCGATATGTTAGTATTTACATAAATAAAAAACTATTCAGGACAACCAGAAAATCTAGTTTTCGAGTTCCAATCTATACGCCATAGTTTGATAGGCAAACTCGGTGGCCTCGTCCTCGTAGGCCCAATCGTGATCGGTGATGTAGCCTTTGTCACGTAGAAACAATTGAAAGTCGGTGAGATCATCTATGAACTGTTGCATACGTTGACGTTTGTCTAACTTGAATCGTTCTGCTTCTGCCTCCGCCGCTTGTCTGCGACACACACCATCGGGACAGTTGCACTTGGTACTTGTGTATGTAGAGCAATATTTAATGTGAGACATAGAGTTCGTGTTTGTTTCGTTTAAAAAAGAAGAGCATGCACCCGACGTATATAAGAAATCTACATTTCCATTTTGGCATCCATCCAGCCATCGGATCAGGTTCAGTAGCCAGCACATATCGTGCGTGAATCAATTCGTTTTCCCAACCCGCTTCGGTACGAGAAAACTCGATGGTGGCCTTGTCGTGTCTAGCACGAAAGTAAAAGTACCAACCGAGAAATTCTCCTTCAGCTTGTACCGGGCAGTTGCCACTTGGTTTGTATTTCCACTTAATCAATTTCATAGTCTAAATAGTTTAAAATGAATGAAGCGCCCTGAGCTTCGCTGTCGAAGTCCATGTGTTGAGCTATTGTTTCTATAAGGTCTTGCAGAGTTGTACATTCCCTGCAGCTCTGGACAGCTTCCATAGACAATATCGTCTGTACTGGACCATCACAGAATTTACCGATGATTTGTATGCAAGTGACTGCGCGATTGCTCATCACAAAGTCTTGTGCCTCTGCGTTTGATGTTTTTACCAAATCTGTGAGTCGATCCAACTTGTCTTGAATGTCTTGTTGTTGTTCTTGTGTCATATGCTATTTTTAAGGTTTGTATAACTCCTTATGCTGGAGTCGGATAATAGTGTGCTTGACTTCCGACCAAAAATCGTCTTCAGTTTGGCTTTGCAGTTCAATCACAACGAAAACTGCAATGTCTTTGGCAATAGTAACATTTTTGTCGTGACTAAGTTCTAACGCCCAGCGTTGATAACTGGTTGTGTAATACCATTGAGCTCGTTCTAAGACTCGTTCTGTTAGCCAATCTGCTTTATTTGATGTCATAATTAATCTTTTTTAGGTTGTTTAAGTTGTTTAATAAATCTATTCCACCATACAAATTTGTAACCTTCATATTGGTTTTCCCAATTACAAACTTCACAATCATACAATTTAGGTGCATCAGAATTACATTTAGGACAGAAACCCCAAATTTTTAATCTAATCCAACCTATTAATTGTTTTAGTTTATTTTTCATTGTTTAGGTTGTTTAAGTGATTGGATAGTTAATTCTTTTAATTGTGCTAAATTAATTTCTTGACCAACTAAAATAGATACAGATTTTGATATTGCTTCCCTAACTTGTTCTTCTGTATATAGAGTTTCTTGTTGGGAAATATCTACCATTTCGTTGGTGTCAACAATATGGTCATTACTTCCCTTACTTACAAATGTTTCATACCATTCATCAAAGTCTTCATAAGCTCTCATAACATTCCATGCTCTACTCTGCCCTGCATCTAATGCAGCATCCCATGTCTTACCAAGTTCAGCTTTGTGCATTTCTTTGGCTTTTTCAATGTGAGGAGTATATGCTTGTAGATTAAATTGTTCTATTAACCATTCTATTGATGTCATAATTAATCTTTTTTAGTTTTTTCTAATGCGTTAAGTTCTGCTTGTAACCGGCTGCGAAAAGAGTCCTCTCCATCATCGCCGCTAAGCAACCAATCAATGCGTTGAGCATAGATGTAGGCTTGTCTCATTATGTGCAGACCTCGTTTAAACTCTTCGATGATGTCGTCTGGATATGCATGGTAATTCAAATATTCGGGATACTTTTCATACCATGAGGCATCTCTGCCCCAACTTTCATCTCTCAATTCTTGCGCCGTTTTAGGACGACCGTTGTCTCGGATAAACTGTTCAATCTCATCAGCAATTTGGCTGATGTTATATTGCTTGTATTCAAATGCTCCTCCACTCATATGTAATGTATTTATGTAAATATAATTGTTTAGAATGTAAAAATTCAATCCCCGTCCCCGGTGCGTTTTAGCCTCGTGAGTCATATTTCTTGGCCATAGTGTCGTAGAACGCTTCGCTGACTCCTGTCCACTTGCCGGCTCTGCCTTCGTTGATGCGCATCTCATTGCCAAGAGGCTGAATTCTATTTTGTCCCGGTGGAGGCCATAATTCCATAGCTATATATTTCTTGTTGGCTTGCATCTCTTGCAACTGGCGCTCGATCTCGGAGTGCGTGTGTTGCTCTATCACGTCTGCTTGTCTGTTTAACTCGTTGTATTGTCTCGGTGTCATAACTTGTTTTTTTGGTTTAGAATGGTGTGCTGGATAATTGCGCTCGGTAGTCTTCGTAGAGTGCTTGCTTGATTCTATCTTCTTCGCGCTTGCGCTCTCTTGCGTCCTCTTCCTTTTTCCATTTGGCGTGCATCTCACGTATGCTGTTGGCCGCTGCATCGAAGTCATGCGTGTCATTGATGTAACTGCCACAATGATAGTTGCTCCATTTGCCAAACGTACAATTAATTTTACATGAGAATTCAATGTCTTTGGAGTCGTGCTCTTGTTCGATACTAAATGATGTGTGAAACTCATTGGCGTTGAGCTCTGCTGCTAATGCTGGCAACTTCTCTTTTGCCTCTTGTACAATGTTCATGAAATGTACGACAGATGCGGTTTCCGTCCAAGCTCGCTCTTGTTGTGCTGTTAGTTTTTTCATTTGTTTTTATTTTTACGATTTTCAATGCAGTTTGCTATATCCATGGCGAATATTACGGCGCAGAATATAATGTTTGGTAATGCTATTAGCACCATGATTGCGAAGTCGCTCATAGTCTTTAATTTAGATGAATGATACTGATTGGCTTGGGATAACCCGATAAGATTTGAATTTGTGATTCGATGATTTGCATAACTTGTTTTTTATATTTACGTAAATAAATTATTTGACTTTTTTGAAAATTCCTTGGGGTTGGTGAGGAGTAAAGCCCCCCGGGCCCCCTTACCAAAGCGCTAGCTACGAATATTAGCCCTTTTGCGGAGAGCTAGTGGGTAACTAGTGGGTCGCCGGCGTCCAACTTGTGGACAACCGGTTCCACTCGTGACTACTAACAGGCTTCGTACTTTTCAGCTAATGTCCACAGGCTTTGATTCAACTGTAGGTCTTGCCAAGGGTTGGTGATAGGGCGTGCTTGCCTTTCGTTGATTTGAAAGCCGCCTTTGATCAGGTTCTCTTGTACACGATTGAATGTGCACCATAGATTGTTTGGCTCGTCTTCTTTACGTTTAGCGGACAGGATTGAATGAATCTCGTAGGTCTCTGCTTGACGATCATTGCCTAATCTGAGAGCTAGAGCTTCTACTGCGAATGCGTGTCTGGTCTTGGCATCCATCTCTATGCCAGTCCATGTATTAATTTTCTCTATGGTCTTAGGTAATGAATCTACTTTGCTGCTGATCATGGCCTTGAGATCAGTGAAGTTATATTTGGTGTGTCTCTCTTTGAAGCCACCTAAGTCTTTGCTCTTAACGATTAGGCCATTACTACATACCAATCTGAACATACCCATCTGAAAGTCAAACGGTCTAGAGCCATCTGATGAGTTAACCATAACGATGGTAGGTCTGGCTTCTATCTCGTTGTTAGTGCTGTCCTTTACATACAGATCAGGATGCTGGAACTCTACGATGTGTACTCCGTGATTATGACGCAGAGGTATCTTAGTCTTGCTCTGCTTGGCTCCGGTTAATGCATAACCCATATCCTTCATCATGTCTATGATCTCGAAGGTAGGTGTGAAGTGATACCTGTTCTGGTTGATATACGATGCGGGTTCGGTAGCGAAGATGGCTGGTGCCTGTTGCTTGGCTACTTCCATGCTGATTGAATTGATTGCTCCTGCTTTAAACGATTGTGCCTTAGGCGATACTGATTGTGACATAACTTTTATTGTTTTGATTATAGATAAAATTAATTGATTCTGGTGATATAGAGAAGATTAACTTTTTGGTAGGAAGTCTAACCTCATATTATGGTATGGTTATATGTGTGTTACATAACATATGTGTTTAATTGTTTAGTGATTTAGATTAGGCGTCTACTTTATTGTATCTAGCGATTCTTTCGTCGATGCTCTCTTCTCTTTCAACAGCACCTTTAGTTTGCCAGTTGTGTACTTCTGAGATGAACTCAGCGTAACGTTGTTTGTTCAGCTCAACTGTACGTGTCTTAGTGTCATCAGCTCCACCTTTCCATTCTAATATAACCTTGCCGTGCTTGGCTTTAGGGAATGAAACAACCTTGAACGAATTGATGTAAGCGTAATCGTATTTGCTACGACCGTAATGAGCCTTGATATGGTGCTCAACCATCTTCTTGGTATACACGCACTCGTTGTTGTCATAGCAAGAATCGTAATTGGCCGTAGGCTTCAACGTCAATTCAATGCCAGATTGGTTATACTTCTCTTTCTCTAATTCAGCAATCTCAGCCTCGCAGGTTCTGATCTCTCTTTCGATCTTGTAGATCTCAGAGTACTTGTCAGACTTGGCTGATTCGATCTTGGCAAATGCAGTCAACCATTTGGTCTTGTACTGCTCGCAGATCAAATCGAATGTGTTAGCAATAGCAGCCAAAGTTTTGTAATAGCGGACGGTATTGGTATTGTCTTCGTTAGACTTTAGATCTGGACGGTAAGAAGAAGTTTCGAAATAGGCTCCGTCGTTTCTCCAACTGCCACGATAATCAATGCTGATAGTGTTTCCGTAAGACGTATCGTCATTAGGTTGGATAGTGATACGATCAGAAGCAATAGAGATGTCGTGAATGTTCTGAGCAACGTACTGATCGAAATAAACTTTGATCTTGCTTGTAAGCTTTGCCAATGCTGGCGTGTAGACGTCGTTCTCATGGGCGATAGCGTCTGCTTTAACTGTTTGTAACTGAGATTGAAGAGCTGAAAGGATGATGTTCTTGTTCATAACTTTAATTGTTTTTTTTATTTTAAATAGAATTAGATGAAAGGTAATAGGGCATTGGATCTGGTGTGATTAGTCAACGTGTGCAACCGAGAAAGGCACGACCGTCATCTGCGTTGATACATGGCATTCCATAGTTCTGAAGTCCAAGTCCGACATATATCCTGGCATAATAGCTATAAGCTTAAGATCGCTCTTGTTAATATCAGTATCGAATCCATAAGAAGTAAGAATGGCTTCTGCTAAACAATCCAAGTTCGTGTTAGAAGTCTTGTGGGCATTACGTTTCATATACATGTAGACTTGGTCGCTGTTCATTGTTGTTAGTGTGTAACTGTTAGTGGCATTGGCTTGTGTCATATTATGTTTTTTTTAGTTTTTGAGCTGGTTTGCAGCTGCTTGATTGATTATATATGTAATATACGACAACATTTTGACACTAAAAAATAATTATACAAGTATTTTCAAAAGTTTTTATTGGCAACCAACGAGTTAGGGACAGGCTTGGATTCTGTGTCCGACTCATCAACGCGTTGTGTATTATGTTTATCCTTAATACGGATATACAAGAATATGGGGATGCCCATGTGGGGAGGTGGGTGGTGTATGCCACGGGGAAGAAGCGGCAGTCTATGCATAGGGGTTATTGCTGTTGGTGTGGTCGTGATTGTTTATATTTAGTGTGTCTTCCGATTTCGGTGGAGCTTGTGTCGATTTGATTACGTCGTGGCTGTCACCAGCTCTGTCTGCTTTAGCAGCTCTTCCATTGAAAAGTCTGTATCACTACATGCTTTAATCAGATCCATTAACTCATCCAGCGCTTCAGGTTTAAATGCAAATCTATTAGCTAAGAAGTATTCGTATGGTGCATTTGATTCGTCCAGATCTATCTCTTGCAGATGGAACGCCAACTGTCGTTGCGGCAATACAGTTAGTGTGTATATGACGGTGTATGTATTTCCCTTCTTTACCCATTTGTTTTTGGGTATTTCTTTGGGTCTATTGTTTGCATTTATACATGTACACTCTATCATCTTGGTCTTATCTGGATTATGATTATTATATTATCCTTTTGTTATTGTTTTATTTCTTCTCTATGCAATGCGTAATACATTCTGTTTGGTTCGTCATCTGTTGTATTCATAGCATGAACTATTAAGTATGCTGCTTCTTTTTTCATTGCTATTGCCAATGCCCAATCCTTAGACACGTCTCCCGTATCCGGATCTATATCTCTTGCTCTTATCTCGTAGTGTGGTTTGATGCTATCTATTCCTATCATAACTCTCTATTGTTTTACCTTCGTATGTTACTGTGATTAGTTTGGTTGGTATTTTATATTTATAATCAATTCCCCTTTCCTCAATCGTTTCAGTAAACATATACTTTTCTTCATATAAGTCGTATCTTTCTTCTTCACTCAACTCTCTTTCCTCAATCTTTAATCCCCACCGCTTTGCAACCATACTATAATTCTTAATACTTTTGATAAAGGTCTCTTTATCGTCATAATCAATAAGCTCCTGTGATTGACAAAGCCTCTCATACTCTTCATATACCTTATCAACAATCTGCTGTTGTTCTTTATTCATATATCTGATTTTGGTTCTGTCTCCCAGGTGATTGTATGAATGTTTTCTGATTTTTTTATTAGCTCTAAGATCTCTTCTATAGTCTCCCTTACATGCCTTCTATCACCTCCCATTGTATATATCTTAGCCTTGAATAATAGATCTGTATCCTCTTCCTCCTGTAGTGTTGTTATCGTCATTGGATTGATTAAGACTCTACGTCCTTGGCTATCTGCTAGTGTTATGAATTTCATAATTAATCTTTTTTAGGTTGTTAAATGTAATTACCAATGTCTTCTTTTTTAATTTCTATTGTCATATCATCAATAACCTCCTTATTAGAATGACCTACTACTACGACAGCATAATATCTACCATCAAGTTCATATACCTGATATGCTGTATCTTTTATCCATTCTCCTTCTCCTATAAAATTTGCATTTTCTAAATTTATCATTGTTTTATTTTTTAAGTTCTTGTATAATATTATTAATTTTAATTTCATAATCTCCATAAAATGAATCCCAATCTTTACCAGTAGCCCAATTATGAAATTTTGCTATTCCTTTTCTAAGTTTTTCATCAACTTGTTCATCTGTATATAGAGTTTCTTTGGCTTTGTTGTAACCCTTGATAAAATCAATTCTACTATGTTTTTGGTTATTTGCAATTCCTAATAAGTCACCATCATAAATAGGATATTCTTCTACAGCCGACTTCTCAACATCATCTTCTACTACTTCTTTTATCAAATTACCTTCTTTATCAAAAAGTAACTCATTACCATTTTCAGAAATAACAGATGGGTGTTTGGGAAATTCTATTGTTCCAACGATTTCAATAAGTTTATTTAAACATTCAAGTTCTGCTTCTTCGTAAGTATAAGTTCCATCAGGACCAATTTCTACTCCATCCCCACCGCAAATTGTTACATACCATTCTACACCTGAAACATAATTGTCAGGATATGATTTTTTAGGTAATATAGATGAATAAAGTCCATGATTTTTTCTAAACCATCTAAATGCTTGTTGGTATAGTGGTGCTAATACTACTTCATCATTAAAACTATTAAAATACTCTACAGCATCTTTATTAGCTTCACATAAATCACCATTTCTATAATAAAAAGTGTCAAATGGATTAAAAGGTTCATCAAACCCAAGTTCTTTAAGTTCTAATGCTTGTTCGTATTTAATAAATTCTTTTTTCATTTTATTTAAGTTTTTAATAATCCATTCCATATTTTGCTAGTTCTTCATAAGTTTTAATGTTATCTTCTTCTATAAGTAGAATTAAGGAATCAAACTGACGTTGACTAACATCATAAACATATTCTTTTTTATGTTTGTAGCAATACTTCAGCAATTCTTCTTTCATAATTAATCTTTTTTAGTTTTAAAAGGCTGTTATTGTTTCCCCCGTCAGAAGTACCATGTATTTGACATAGAAATGAATCTACATTACAATTACATTTAAGAGCTTCATCACTTCCCTTACTTACAAATGTTTCTTTATAATATGTTTCTGAATCAAATTTAGGAGCATTGTTAATATGGTATTGGTACTCATACTCTTGACCTTCATAAAATGCAGTTACAATCTCTTGCTTGTGCATTTCTTTTGCATCTTTCCATATTTGCGCTTGTCTATATATCCTTTCTTTTATTGAATTATTTGAGTTATTATTTTTTGCTAATTCAGCATATAACCATTCTATTGATGTCATAACTTTTCTATTTCTTGTTTTACTAGATCCCAATGGGTTAATTTGGCCGGTCCTTTTACAGTACACAGCTGTAGATACTGTCCCTTCAACATGCGTGCTGCGGCTGTGGCGCACTGCTTGGTGTTGTGCTTTACCTCGTCTAACGTATCGCCTTTTGCTAAAGGCAAGAACGTACTGTATAAGCGTTCTGCTTCTTCTTGTGCTTTTAGTATCCTTTCTTCGTCGTGATGGAACGACGACCATGTTTCTACTTCATATTCTGTCATATCTTTTCTAATTCTTGTTTAACCTGTTTCCACCATTCTATGTCTGAATGGATCAAGGATTTGTCTAGAGCATCTATTATCTCGTTTATTGCCATTATGGCACATTTCTTTCCTTCGTCCCATCTGGCATTGATGTTATTGATGCCTGTAAAACCTCCATTGTTCGGCAACGACAAATAGAACTTGTGTAGCAGCTCTCTCGCCTTTTGCTTGGCAGGATTTGCTTCTTCTGTTTTATTATTGGCTTCAAGCCATTCTGCTTCTGTTAGTTTCATTGTTCTGGTTTTAATTTGGCTATTTCTTCGTTTAGTCTCTTGATCTCAGCGATCACGTCGTCTCCAATCTCGATCTTGGACATCGTACTCAGGTCTACCACTTGGTTCGTAAGCAAGTCTATCAGTTGTTGTTGAGCTACCATTTTTGCAGATATCATTTGTGGAAAGTTTTGTAGTTCTTGTTCAGTCATTGTATTATACGTTTAATGTTTTAATTATCAATCCATTCCCATCCCAAACACAGCTTCATCATTTTCCTGTGTAACCATTTTGGTCTCTTTTCCAAGTAAATACTGAATCCTCCTACAGAGTAGCAGCCTGCGAAATTGGTTTGGGTGAATGATGTATTGAGTGTAAAAGTTTGTTCTGTAAAAGTTTCTTCTTGTGGAGGACTAATGATCCATTCTTCTGCGTAATTACCTGATTTATTTGCTTCGCTGTCTTTGTTTAGTACGTTGTCCATTAGAGTTGATGTTCCTGTTTTCATGTTATACGTTTAATGTTTTGTCTATATCAAATATAATCTATTCCCATCAATTACAACTAATTATTTCTTGAGTTCGTTCCTACACCATTTAGCTCCATCTTCCCAGGCCAATTGAGTTGCCAGCATCATATAACCTTGTTTTGCAGATTCCTCGTAGATACGCTCGTCCGTTATGTCTTGGCTATCAAAACTTGCACTCGTTGCACTTTTTGGCACTGTCTTGAAATGGTATTGGCAAGTGTGCTTGCTGTGAGGGATACGACATTTGTTCAAGTCGCAGATCAAGCCTTGACCGACTCCGATGGCGCTTAACAACATTTGACAGTTGGAACATGTTGGTTCTTCCGCTTCTGGTTTTTGGCTTTGATTTATAATCAAGCTTTGCAATTCTTTCTCTGCTTCTCTGTATATGCTTGCGAGTGCGTATCTTTGTTCTTTAACATGTAACTTCTTCATTTCTCGTACGCTTAGCAATTCATCTTGGAGTTTATCTGGAAGAGGGACACTTTCATTTGCGTGCTTGTTTATTATATCACTACATAGATTAAACGTACCTTCTAATTCTGGATAGCCTTCTATTGTTCTTAGAAACTCATCAAACCTTTCTCCATTGGTTTGTTCATTTGTTGTTTCTTTCATAATTATTGTTTTTTAATATCTAATGTTGCATTGTGACATATCTTTATCTGATCTGATCTATAGTGTCTAACTATTCCTCCTTCGCAAAGCACTACACACCATATATCATTCTCAAAAGATCCTCCATTCGTTACGTATATAGCATAGCCATCTTTAGTGCCTTCTATTACTACTACTGGAATAGGATTCTTGAATTCTAACATGGTTTATTTTTATCTGGTTCCTGTATCCCATGATGGCTGATGGTTATCAAACCATTTGGCGTGTTTATACTGAGTCTCTTTTATAGAATGATTGATACATTTGACTATAAAATAATGTCTGTTTGGATTCTCGTCTTGATTGCAAAAAGCATCGAGAATTATATTTGCGTAGTTGGGAAATTTGGTGGTTGCCACAGTTTTGGGATCAGATGTATCTCCACTATCTGGATCTATATCCATGTATTGAATATCCCATTTGTAATCCATCTTTTCTTGTCTTTGCATAACTTTGTATTTTCTATGTGAATGAGTATTGAACTATGATATGGGTTATATATCCAAGTGTATACAATATTATGATAGAGTTTATTCCCAATCTCATATCTTCATCTTTAATACTAATGTTTAGAAGTACTCCTAATAAACACATTATAGAAATAAAATAGATGTCATATGATTCCATATAGTATATTTTTTAATTGGATTGATCTAGTGGAATTGCATGAGCTCCAAACATATTATCATTTATCACTCGTATTGAATTAGCCATTTGCAAGTCTGTAAGTGTCACCTTTTCTACTTCTATACCCCATTTCTTAACAAAATTGGCAACAGCTGGAGTTAGTTTCTCGTCTACTTCAACTAAGTCTTCCCAATCTGTGTTCTCTATTATCTCTCTTATCATGCCAGCTGTGGTATCTATTAGAACGTCTTTGGGCTCTGTGATGGTGGTTAGAAACAATTTGATGTCACTTATTTTAAATCTTATTATCCCTTTAACCACTACATTTTCGTTATCGCACGTTGTTATAGATTGAGGCGGTATGTGTAAAGATTGCGTTATGATTGTGTGTTTCCAAATAGAATCGATGAAAGGTATTTTAAAATGTAAACCAGGTTTTGCTATCTTTAGAAAGTTTCCCGCTCTTAGAACTATACTCATTTCCCACATATCTACAATAAAGATTGGCAATGCTGCAGCTCCAAATTGTTGTATTATAGCTATTAGTTTATCAAACATTTATTTTGTTTTAGTCTTGAACATATTCATGTGTATCAGGAAAACATGCTTTAAGTTTAGCAACGTCTATATCCATAATATCCCATTCGTTTTCGCCTTTAGCAATTGTTTCTACTTCAAAGCAAACCTTCATGCCTTCTTTGCCAAATACCTTGAGCCACATGATGTGTTCTGGATGAGCATCAAGATATGCATCTTCAATAGTTATTTTGTAATCATGATTGCCTACTAAAGTATGGACAAGTTTATTATGCTTTACTATCCAATTATTTTCAGACTTATTTAATATTCCTTCTATCATAATTATCCGTTTTGTAAAAGATCAAGAAATACTTTTCTTGCGCCATCAGGAAGATCGCCTCTTTGTAATTCTTGTAGAATTAGAGTCTTTTCTTCAATTGTCATTTTATCTTTCTTTTTACCTGGTTTTTCGTTATAGTCTACACTAGATGGTTGATCTGTGAATCCTGCTATGTTAATATTTTCTAATGGCATTAGTTTTCTTGGTTTTGTAGTTGATTGTTTTCTTTTTCTAATAGTTGTTGTTCTCTTTTTTCGAGATCGAGTTGCATTTCTTGTACTTCTAATTCATTTTCTACCCAATAAAAAACGTCTGAATTTGCATCATTCCAACTCTCATTTTGTTCATCAAATATTTTTACTGATGTGCCTTCAGGACTTTCTGTAACTCTTAAATGAGACACATTACCTTCTTGATCTTGAATACTAAAATCTCTGCTCTCGCTCCACCATTGTACTTGCGGAAATGTTTTTAATTTGTAATTCATTTATTATTATTTTTTATGTGGTAAATTATTCTATTACTGGTTTCTTATATGCTTTCCATTCTGATTTAGATGCGTATTGCCAATATCCATCTTTAACAGAAAGATCTGCTTCTTTATCTTGAACTCTTTTCATTTCGCCTACTTTAATTTGTTTAGTAGGTTTTACGGCTTTAATGCATTTCATATGTATTTTGTTTTTTAGTTGACTTTGGTTTTTTTGTTTGTTTCTTCTTTTCAATTGGAGCTGTTTCTGCTTTCATTTTTGCCGCTCTCTTTTTTGGTTGATTAAGAACTTTTTCTGCATACTCTTCGAATTCTTTTTGTTGAGCCTCAGCTTCTGATAACTTTAGTTTCCAGTAATCTTGAGTTTGAATCTCGTTTTTCTTAGATTTCTGTACACCCACAATCAAGGTTGTTACTACCGCAATAATAACTAACATAGAAATTAATGATGGAATCATGATTTTTGTTTTAATGAATAATGTTTTGCTTTATTTATATAAATATAAACGATTCTTTTTTATCTTCAAAGATTAATTTCTTAGTAATGCTATCCATATGAGGTAATAGTGCAAGTTCTTTAAGTTTGCATTCTGTCATTACATCTATGTCGAGTCCATAAGTTTCAGGTAAGCTATTTACCATATCCGAATGTGCACGTGCATTTTCTTTAGGATTGTTTTCGTGTAATCTTTTACTCTCACTATAATGAGTAGCTTGAGTGATACCTTCAGGCCATGTAGTTGCTGCCAATTTCAGCGCTTGTTCCTCTGTGAGAGATCCAGGTTGATGAGAGTGGTGGAAATAATCAAATGTAATTGGAATACCTATCAATTCATGTACATACATCAGATCTTCTACTGAGTACTGACTCGCTTTATCGTCATTCTCTACAACCAATCTTGATCTTACAGAATCTGACAAATGCCAATAGGCATCGCAGAATCTTTTCATAGATTCTTTCTTGCCGTTTGTAGTTGTATTGACATGTATATTTATCTTGTTATATGGAGTTTTACTCAAACCCATAAGATCAAATACTTTAGCGTGCATCTCTAAATCTTTTATGGCATTTACTACTACAATATTATTTGTAGATGCAATAACTGTGTATGGACCAGGGTGTGTAGTGATTCTGTGTCCGTGTTCTGCTGCGTAATCGCCTGCTTCCTTGAGTGCTGCGGCTATCTGGTCTATGTCTTTTAGAGAATCTATATCAACTACATTGCCCCATGGAATCAGCGCAGATGAGAGCCTGAACATTTTTATGCCGTGTTCTTCATTCCACTTAAGAATCTTAATAACGTCTTGTGCATTCTTAAGTGCCAATTCAGATACATAATCTGGACCTTTGGCTTTAAATGTTTTGAGTGTCATGCCTCTGTTTGTGGTAGCTGATTTACCGAGAGTCATGTTAATACAAGCATAACCGATTTTGTTTATCATATTTGTTTTTTTAAATGAAAGAGGCCTGACAAATCAGACCTCCTTTGAAATAACTCCTTCGTAAATTTAATTAGAACTTATATAATACTCCGAATTTTGCAATGGTAAAAGGATTTGTAAGTCCGTCGAATCCAACAGAGAACGTTGAATTAGAATTCTGACTAGCGTAAGATACTAAATTAGACACGTTAGCTGTAACTGCCCATTTTGATCCTACGAAATAATTGGCACCAAGTCCCAGACCTGCTGAGAAAGTAGATGCTTTGACATCTGTAGCATTGTCTTTTTCTGTTAGATTGCTAAGATCAGCTTGACAAAATACTTTGATCTTTGATACATTGGCGAAATAACATCTGCCGAATGCTCCAATACCAAAGTCTTTAGTTGATGCATCTTTACTCGCAACTGCAAATATGCCTGCTGCAAATCTGTCAGATAAGAAATAACCTACAGTTGGTTTAACACTTGTTTCTGCGTCAACTCCTGTGGATTTTGAATACATAAATGTGCCTTCAACGAATTTGTCGGCTTTTTTAAATTGTGCGCTCGCGATAGTTGTAGCGATTGCGAGAGCTAAAAATAATACTACTTTTTTCATGTTTGTTTTGTTTTGTTTAAAAATTGTTTTAGATAGAATCTAAAGGGGTTCATAATTACGAAGGAGTCTCGTTATTGAGATTTTTTGTATGTTCATTAATAAAATCTTGATATTTTACCCATCCAACATGAGGTAAATCATTATCACTGTTAAAATAAAGTATTATTTGACCTTCATTATCTTTGCCAATAGCACTGAAGCCAAAGCCTTCGCAAATAAAAGATAGGTAATAATCGTTGTCTAACTTTTCGGCCACTTTTTCTATATCGAAATCGTGTGGCATTTCTGGATCGTATAAGTCGCAATATTGTTTTGAGAAGTCTGCCATAACTATTTGTTTAGATAAACTTAATCAATATTTTTATCTTGGATAAATTTAATTATCAAGTATTCTTTATTATTCTTATATAAGCACCGTATCTTGTACTTAGAATAGTTCCCCAATCGACTACTTGAGTAATATCTGCTTGTACTCGATATAGATTTGTAGCGTTGCTCGCATAGTAGTATGCCCATGTTTTTTCTAAGTAGAACCCTTGATCACCAAGAACAACTTCAATATTATTTCTAACTCCACCTCCTCTAATATTCATTGATGATTGATTTGTTCCAGTATTTGTAGTCCAGTAATCTGTGCCTTTAGATCTTAAAGCAGGAGCTGCTGCATTAATACCTCCAAACTTATCAAATAAAGAACTCCACTCCGCTTGAGTCGCAACGTGCCAACCAATAGGAGCTAAACCCCTCGAATCTTTAACTGCATAAGAATTATATAGTCTTCCGTACTTAGATCCCGATGCTTCACTGTTTCCATACCAACACCACGCTCCCGTTGTAAGATTGGCCCACGTAGAGAAAGATGTCACTTGGGGAATTATGTCCCCGTTTCTATAAGTGGTTACATCGAGATTTGTTAATGTCCAACTTTGATTTCCTATTAGCCCTGGTCCTGTTCTTCCTGCCATATTATATACCGGCTTTTACTTTTGTTGATAAATAATTTTGTCTGACTTCTGTTGATGATAGAACTCTATTATAGAATCTCATAATATAAATACTTCCTGCACTACTATTCATTAATTGCATTGTATTAGCATTATCAATAGTATTGCTACCTATAAATGTTTTCTTATCGGTATTTGTTAATACTCCATTGAGGTATCTACTTCCTGTTGCGGCAAATCCATTTCTCTCTACTGTATAAGTCATATGTGCTTTTGTTCCTATAGCTAATGATGTAAGACTAGTTATATTTGTAGTATTATTTGATACTCCGCCTGGATTATTATCTTGCGCAAAGAAATTATTTGCTCCTACTCTATCACATATTCCTGGCGAACCATCTATTCCTATATTTGTAATTTGGCCTCTTTTAACCATAATTACTCCTGTGCTTGGCGAAGATGTAATACTTATTGCATATTCAAAGGTAAAACTATTTGATCCATAATTACCGAAAGTATTATTAACGCATAAAGCATATTGACTACTTCCATTAAAGTCTATTGTTTTGCCTGTATATGTTGGAGAGTTTACTAAAGTAAAATTGTTTTTATTTCCGCTAAGATCAAACCATGTAGTGCCAGAACCAGGATATGAGTTATTATTAGCGGCATCTAAATACATGTCTAATCCATTTGTTACTATGCTACCAGCTCCTTCTGTTGTACTCTTTGCCATATTATATTCTAAATCTATTTTTTGTTATAATATAATTTTGTGTAATTTCCGTTGAAGATAGCACTCTATTATAAACTCTTATTTGGTATACGCTACCACTTGCATAATAGTTATTTGCTGCGGCTTTCATCATAGTTAATGGATATATTACATTAGATATTTTACTATCTCCAAGAGGATTAAGACCAGTAGTTGCGTATCTAGTCGGTCCCATATCATATGTTATTGTTGTAGTCAAAGATCCAGTTTTATAAAGTTTACCAGTTACTGTGTCTACATTAGATGGTCCTCTTTGAATAGTATAAACTTGATGTGTTATTTGGTCTTTTAATGGCATATTTGTGGCATTAGCTCCAAATTGTTCTGAATTACTATTAGCTCTATATCCATTATCTTGAAAATATGTTTGATTAATTATTCCTAAACTATATCCGGCTACTGTATTTGAACCTGTAGCATGATAAGCTCCATGATTATTACTCAATATTGCTGAGAATCCTCCATTCGTGGATGGAAAATTTGCAACATATTCTATTGTAAAATTTTGAGTATCAAAATTACCAAATGTATTATTAACACACGTAGCGTATTGATTTATTGTTCCATCAAGATTAAATCTTATAGCTGAATTTTGATAAATAGGAGAATTAGTTAAAGTGAAATTATTGCCATTATTTGATAAATCTCTCCATGTAGTACCACTACGAGGATATGAAACTGGATTTCCTGCATCAAGATAGAGTACTAAACCATCTGTTATTATTTGATTTCCGAAACGAAATGCCATATTATATAGATCTTATTATTGTTTTAACTATCCATGTATTTGTTGGAGCTGATCCTGAAAGAATCATATTACCTCCTAAAATACTAGCACCAAATACAAATCCTGTTGATGTACCAAATGATGATGCTGATACTTCACTGTAATTAACTTGACTACCACTCCATATTGCTATTATACTACCCGCTCTGCTAATAGATCCTGATCTAATTGTATAATCATACCATGCTCCATCATATGATGCAGTAGGTAAACTATATATCACTGTGATTCCTGAGTTAGCAGTTACTTTTGTTGAAGTATACATTCCTGGTGCTAAGAAGCTGCCTATCTTTGTTGTTTGATCAGAATTAACATCTAATATCGGAAGACCAGATATATCATTTACAGAGAATAAAGAACCAGTAAGAGTATCACTTACGCTAAACAATTCTCCTAAAGATCCTCTAACTGAAAATACTGAATTTGATGAACCAGATCCTTCAACAATAAGAGCAGGATTTGAAGTTAAAGATGCAGTTATATAAACATTACCATTAATTCCTAAACTACCAGTTATTGTATGAGCATCTGTAGTGGCATTTCCAAGTTGAGTTCCAGAACTTTGTATTGTAAAATCATTAGCATTTATTACGAATCTTGAACTAGAGAAATATGCAGATCCTGTCATATTAATAGATCCTGATATATTTAAAGATCCTGTGATTGTGTGGAAATCACTACTAATATTTCCTATTTTTGTGCCTGTTTCTAAAACTTGAAATTCTGTACTTCCTGTTACTATTGTTAATGATCCTGATATGATGGTATCACCATTATTACGAACGGCTATTAATGTATTACTACCGCTAGTAACTTGAAATGATGTTGCACCGATATTCACGCTAGCAGTAATACTTCCTGATGTTATGAAAGAAGACGTATTATAATAATTATTTGTTGTATTTCCTCCTCCTCCAATTGCTGATGAAGCTGTATAATATAATTGACCTGTAGTTGTATTGTATGTTATAACATTTGATGTTGAACTTGTAACTAATCCGAAAAGTATCGCAGAGCCAGTTATTTTTAAACTACCTGAAATTTGTACTTCTGATCCAGAGGCAAATATAAGATTACTTCTATTGCTATCAGATGTACCATTTCCATGTATAAATGCAGCTTGTAAAGAAGAAGTCAAATTCCATTTACCTTGTACATGTTGATAGTCTCCTAAAGCAATTGTGCTATATCCTTCTGCGTGACTGCATTCACCATGAGCTTTAGTGTATTCTCCTTCAGTGTGTGAAGATACTCCACTTGCTATAGTATATAATCCTTCAGAATGAGCTGAGATATTATTTGCTGATGTTCCAATACCCTCAGCATGCGCTCCACTTCCTACAGCTATAGATAGCACGCCTTCAGCATGTGCTGCATCATTAGGATCATTATCAGGAATGATTCCATCTTTTGTCCATGTTGTAACTTCAATACCATTATATAGACTATTATCTATGGTAATAGTTGTTATTCCTGTTTGAGAATTATAACTAATATTTGTAATATTACCTTCTGCAACTTGAGTTCCACCAAAACCTGTATCTAAACCAATAATAGTATCTGCAATACTGAAATATGATACTCTTCCAGGTATATAAACTTGATTTCCATTTATAACACTATAATAAATTGGACTTCTATTGCCAACAAAAGTAGCATATCCTTCGGCATGGGTAGAATACATCCAAGCCTCTGTAAAAGCTCCTTGAGCTTGTGAATAGATTCCATATGCTGAGCTTGATATGCCGCTAACTAAAGATCCGTTAGAAGCTTGATTAGCATCTCCAATTAAACTAGCAGCTGAATGTATGAATCCATCTACATCTAATTTTGTTATAGGGCTTGTAATTCCTATACCAATATTTCCACTATTATCATATATACTAGATGTTGAAAGTTGAGATGTACTAGTCCATTTTGGTATATAATTTGGAGTGCCTCCTGATAATCCACCACCGCCGCCACCAATTGCAGAAGAAGCTGTTAAGAAAACTTGTCCACTACTACTAATCATTAGCACATTAGTAACAGGCACTGATGCTGTAACCATATTCAAAAATCCTACAGAGCCTGATACTGTTAGAGTTTGTTTTGGACCAAGAAAATTAGGTCCGATACCAACATTACCACTAGCACTTATATACATTCTTATAGCTCCGCTATCTTGATAACCTTGAGTCCAGAAGTAATGATCGCCTGATCCTGATACGACATAGTGATAATCTCCTTCATACGTATTTAATATCTTGCCTCTAAAACTGCCACTGATATATGAAGTTATTGCAGTTGTACCTAGACTATTTGGATTGTCAAGATGTATGTGAGAACCTGTTCCAGCTTTATCTAAAGTATTTGTATTGTCTTGATATATTCTGAGTGCTGAGCCGGGTGCTACTTCTACAGCATCTATTTCTACTTTAAAACCTAAAGATGAAGTTGTTCCAATAGTTACACTACCTCCGCCATAAATTCTCATCTTTTCTGATGGACCTTGTGAGCCATCAGTAATGAACATGAGATTGGCTTTAGCTATGCTGCTTCCGTATCCACTTGACGCTATGCCTGCATAATGAGATAGATTATTTGGATCATCTGTTCCAAACTTAATCATACCATAATTTGTATTAACATTTGATCCGCTTCTTAAAGCTATATCGCCATATATTTGAACTCTATCTTGAGAACTTGTAGTGCCAAATCCTATTTGTCCGCTATTACTAACAAACATAAATGTACTACTACCACTAGTAATTTTGAATGAAGCTGAATTCGTATTGACACTCGCGCTGACACTACCTGATGATATAAATGATGCTGATGTATAATAATTATTTGTTGTATTTCCTCCTCCGCCAATTGCAGAGGACGCAGTGGTGAATAATTGTCCACTACTACTAATCATTAACACATTTGTTAAATTAGCAGCAGAAGCTGTTATTAGTCCTATAATACTTGTATTACTGCCAGATATAATTAAAGATCCTGTTATTGATTGTCTTATTGATATACTTCCAGTAGTGATTACTGATCCTGTGAAACTATTAAATGAAGATGTTGTAACTACGCTTGAAGTGAATGCATTAAAGCTAGATGTTGTAAGAAGTCCAGTTGTGATGCTTCCAGTTATGGTAATATTACCATTAGCATCTCCTTCTTGCTCATTGATTCTCATTAATAAAGTTCCAGTATTATTAGGGAGAGCCACTGTTCTATCTGCTGTAAGATTATCTGTTTTTAAAGTTGCTACATTGCCTGTTCCAGCACTGTCTTCTCTGAGTATTAAAGCTCCAAATGCTTGACCAATGCTTGTATTGACTGTTGTAAGCGAAGCCATATAAGTACTCGCAAAATTAGGTTTTATATCATACGATCCTGACATTGTCAAAGATCCTGTTATAGATTGAGTTCGTCCTACACTTCCTGTTGTTATTACAGATCCAGTAAAATCATTGAATGTAGTAGTTGTAACAAATCCTGAATTTCCTCCTCCTATAGCTGTAGATGCTGTATAATAAACTTTTCCATTAGTCGTATCATAAGTCAATACATTTGTTACTGCACTTGAGGTAACCAACTTGTTTAGAGATATTGAACCAGTTATGATAAAAGATCCTGATAATGTTAAAGATCCTGTTATTGACTGACTCGCTCCTATGCTGCCTGTTGTTATAACAGACCCAGTAAACATATTAAATGAGGATGTAGTTACTACTGAACTTGTAAATTGGTTGAAGCTGCTTGTAGAAACAACGCTACTCGTAAACTGATTGAAACTTGAAGTAGTTACTACTGAACTTGTAAACTGATTGAAACTACTGGTAGAAACAAAACTTGCAGTATCAAAGGTTCCGCCTGTGGCAGAAGAAGCTGTTAAAAATATCTGACCTGAACTACTAACAACTAATATATTTGTGGAAGCGATCGTAGATGGAGGAGTAGTTAATCCATAAACATACATAGATCCAGTAAATTTAGTAGATCCTGTTATGTGATGTGTATCAGATAAATGAGTACCTAAAGAAACTCCGTCTAAAGATAGAAAACTGCCCGTAACAGTTAGCGTATGATTTCTACCATTTGTTGTATAAATTCCATTATTTACATCTGCTAAAGTAACTGTTGTATTATCAGATATAACAGTCATATATTTTGGATATGGAGCTGTTGATGCTGCAGTTTTTGAGAAATATACAGCAGGACTAATTAATGATCCTATTGAATTTAAACCAGGATAACCTATACCAATATCAGTAAAAACATATTGCACTCCACCAACAGTTGCAGTTGAAACTCTATCAGGATTATTAAACATAAAAGGAAAAGCCGGTACTTTTGTTGCAGTTACATTATATATCTCACTAATTGAATTATATTCACCATCTAAAGCTGGACCAATTCCACCATATGCAGTTGTTCCAAATGTTCCAATATATTTAGTAGCAAATATAGATCCTGTTGTTTCTAGTTTACCAATTACTCGAAAGCTACTTGATATTATTAAACTACCAGTTATGCTTTGAAATGCAGTAGCACTACCAGTAGTTATAACATTTGCTACATTAACAGAAAGAGATCTAGATAACTGAGAATATGAAGATGATAATGGTGCATAAGATGAAGAAACTGCAACCAGTGAAGATGAAATTGCACTTAAATCAGTTGTATCAGAAGCTACTGAACTTGATAAACTAGTATATGAAGCAGCAGTAGAACTTGATAAATTTGTAATTGATGTTGAAAAAGAACTTGAATTATTAGTTATAGTATTTACTATAGATGATGATACATTTGTTATATTAGTAGTTAAACTACTATTTACACTAGTTATTCTTCCATCTAAATAAACAAAATTTCCATCAAGTTCTGTATATGTAAGAGCATTCGCTTGATTCAGTCTAAGTATTAATGCCATTTGCGATCTTTACATATAAATATACGGATCGAGGCTTCTACTGAACATTCTTTAGTCTAAGTTTTTAACGTATTCTAATCCATCTTCAGTAATAGAATAGACTATTTCTCCATCTTCGTTGACTCCCATCTTTATTAAACCAAATTCTGATAGGTTTCTTAAGTTATTTTCAATGAGTTTCATATTTGCTGTTTGCCATGAAGTCTCTAATTCATCTTCTGTTAAATAATATATTTCAGTTTTTCCAATAACATATTCTTCCCATCTCATTTTAACAATTGGAAGTAATGCTATTCGAAGTAATTCTATGAATGCAGCATCTACATCGTCTGGAACCAAATCTATAATTTCTTTTAGATATTGAGAGTATGTTTCATGTTTCATATTAAACCTTATTAAAGAGATTTTTAAGTGCTTGTTTACTTGCCATGCCTGTGTGTCTAAACTTTATAGTTCCTACGCTATCTATACCAATAAGAGTTGGTACAGATGCCACTTGCATAGCAGCAGCTTTATCTTTATTCATATCTACATCTACAAAATCTATTGAAACTCCTGTTTCTTGAGATACTTGTAGTGCGATAGGTTTCAGTGCTTTGCATGGACCGCACCATTCGGCTGTAAAATAAATTACTTTCATGAGTTGTTTTATTTTAAATTAAACTATATTTTCTATTTAGAAAAATTATTCTTACGAGTCTTGTTTTCTTTGCTTCATTGCTTCTCGTGTTCTGATCTTCTGTTCCTTTTTTGCATTCGGGTTTTGCTGTTGGTTTTCGTTGATCGATTTGTACAATTCAGCGAGTTGCTGAAATGAATTTGCCACGTAGAAGCCTTTCTTATCTTTTTTCAATGCGCTTCATTTTTTGGTGAAAGATATGTCCATGATTGGACACGATAATATATAAGTTATTGAATTCCAATGAGTTATAACTGATTGATTTCCAATCCATTGCCTGACTAAATTGCGTGAAATGGGAGCTCATTGGTCTATCTATTTTCATATGCCTGTGTTTGCCTATTGGGATGCCCCAATTTAATAGATTGGACAGCTCCTGTGTTATTCGTATATCGTAATTGATCCATCCTTATTTAGCTTTAGCTTTGATTTGTGATACTTGCTTTTTCTGCCTTGTTTTTTTACCACTTTTATTTTCTGTGAGTTTGTAGAAGTCGTATTCTGTTTCATATGTATTTAAAAAGTCTTCGCCTTTATAATCTGGATATTGTTCGATTACATTATTAATACCAATCGTCCATATAATTGCTATCAATAAAGTAATGATTAAAGATATTATTAATCCCACCATTGGTTGCTCTTGTGTTTTAGTATTTCAAAAAGTAAGTTTCTACATTTTTTGCTATTATATTCTCCAACATAAAAAGCAAGAGTTTCTTTATCTGTAAAATCTCTATCTTTATTTTGCTTCATTACAGCTCTTATTGATAAAGGATATTTGTTTAAATAGTCATCTAAGTTTTCGCTAATGGTTGTTTTTTCCATTTTATAACTATCGAGTGAATCTTCGTAAGGCACAAATTTTATTTCGCTATTTAGATAATCATATATCTCTAAAGCATAATAGTTTTCTATTTCTTTTTCTAATAAATTCAAAACGAGTGTCATCCAATAATTATCACAATCTATATGAGTGTGTCTATTTTGTTCTACGAGATATTGTCTTTGAAATTCTATTTTCTTTTGGAGCATTTTTAAGATATAATAATCATCGAAGTCTCTGTCTTTATATATAATAGGCACCCATCTTAATAAGTTTTTGACACCATCAATAAAGAATTTTATTCTCCAATGAGTATATCGTCTCCATGTTTTTCTATCCCATGCAGAATCTTTTGGAAGCTGTAACTTTTTATAGACTTTCATTTGTTTATTGTTTGTTTCCGTTTGTAAAAAACCATCCGAATTTGTTATTAAACCAATTTTCAAATTTATACAAAGATTGCAAAACTTTATTAATTATTTTCATTGTGAATTAATTTTTCCAAAAAATTTGAATTAATATAATCAACATTGACAGAAACAAACACGTTATTGTTTTTAATGTCATAACTTCTTTAAATAGAATTTCAGACATAATGGTAAATATGATTACTCCTATTCCGAATCCTATAATTCTTGAAGGCCAAATTTCTCCATTAAAAGCTAGTATGAAATTTTTCACTGACATTAGGAATAAAAAAGATATAGGCATTCCCATCAATACTAAAAACCATGTATTGTTTTTTAATATACTATACTTCATTTGGCCTTGTAATTGCAAGAAAGTAATTACTTGCGCTATTACACCAAAAAGTACTCCGTACAATATTCGTTGCATTTGCATAACTTATGTATTATTTTTTAAATTAGTTGGAGCTGATATGTAAACCGCTCGACATGTTGCCGCCAGTTTCATCTATGTTATGTCCTTTAGACTTAGCAACCAATTTCTTGATCTCTTTTTTTATTTCTTTGACACTCGATACATATTCTTCGAGTTGTTCTTTTTCGTCAGGACTCAGATTTTCGAAATTATATTTCATTTTTGAGGATTGTATTATATGATAATAAATACCGATTATTAATGATCATAAACATTACTAAGTTCCATCAATTTTCTACCAACTTCTGGATCTTTAATGATTTGAATAGAGTCTGCTGTTTTATGATCTGCTACAACAACTCCTGTGTATCTCTCAGCAGTTGAATGTTTAACACATGTAGTTGAATATCCCATTTTCACTCGAAGTGGGTGTATAACTTCTTGACATACTTTACATTTTCTTTCTATTTGCATAACTTTTATTTTTTTTATGTTTATAAATTTGAGAATCTAGTTTCTAAATCTTTCCAATAGCCTCTCTCATTACCATACCTAACAACTACTTCTACAAGATCTGGAAATGCTTGAGCTAGTTTTGCTCTATTTCCATCATCAGCTGCGAATATTGTTTCAATCAATTTTGTTTTGAATCCACCAGCGTTACCTCTTTTATAGTAACAGAATTCTAATTCCTCTTTTGTAAGTGTGTTGTCAATTATCATAAACTGTATTTTTTGATTAGTATTAAAATTAAATGATTATTTTTGAATCGAGAAATATAAACTTCAAGTTAGAAATCTATTTTATCTTTTATGTTTTGCATAGACTCGATAAATAAATCTGGTTTTATAAAACTAAATTGCATGTCTTTTAGTATCTGTTCTTTATTACTTAGAACTTCATCGCATGATCTGAGTATGCGTTCACGTAAAAATACCAAATCAATATCACTTAGATCTTTAATCGCTTTAGTTAATACTTGACGATTTGTTTTTTGAGTTGCAATTCTAGTTGTTTTTTTTATTTGCGCCATTATAATTTTTTTTATTTTAGTTAAATTGATAAGATTGATTAAACGACCAATTGTATGCATCGTCAATATTCATGAATGTTATTCTACTAATTAATTCATCGAGAGTAGTTTTAACATCGATGCTATCTCCTTCATCGTCGCAGCCTAAAATTAAACCATTTCCTGCAATTGGCTGAGGATAAGTATCGAGTAAGAAGAAATGTTGAGGACCTTTCAGCAATCCTTCGTCGTCACAATATAGTGTGTCTTCATTCTCTAAAATGTGAGGAGCTGAAAATGTTTCGCAATCTATTGCTTTTGAAATTTCAGTGAAGTGTTCACCGATTTCGATTTGTTTTACTACTTTGTTTTTTGAGTCGATCAATAATGCTTTCATAACTTTTGTTTTTAATTTATTAATTTGTTTTTGTTTACCATTTGTTGTAGCCGATGTAGTCTTTAGGACCACCAGCGATCATCTTCTTAGCAGTCATTTCACCACCATCAGAACTAGCACAAAACTCTATATAATGAGGCACCTTATCGCCGTATGCATCGAATGCTTTATCGACCTCAGATAGCAACTCTTCTGGCCAATTAAAGCCAAATTCAATTGAGTATGTTATTTCGTCGTCGTATTCGAAACGTTTAACTGTGCATGGAATCTCAGCTTTTTCTAAGCGAGTTACCACTTGTTGGAATGTTAATTTTTTTTGTTTCATAACTTTTGTTTTTTTTATGTGATTAATTATTTTTATTATTGTTGTCTAGTCTTCCTCTTCGTCATCATATACTTCTGGATAAAGTTCGCTACAATTAGAGCACTCTGTCTCTTCATGTATGCCGTGTCCAACATGATCATCTACCATTACAAATATTACTTCTGCATTACAGCATTTACTTAATTTCATGTGTATTTTTTTATGTGATTAATTATTTTTGTAGAATCTTTTTGAATTATCGTATTCGCTTTCTATATATTCTGTTCTCACTCTTTTAACCAACCATTTCTCTGTAACTGTACCGCATTCTCTATCTTCAATGAATGCTTGTCCAACTCCATAATCAAAGCTTAATTCTATTTTGTTGTAACATCTTAAAGCCGCTTCGTAACTTGTGTAAGGACCATATGTATGAGTATCTTTATCTGAATTATATCCTTCGATCAATTCAAAGTCGTACGATATATCTCCATCATGAACAGCCACATAAGGACCCGATGTAACGAACCATAGATTTGGTGTTTGTCCATCGCCAACTACTTCTTTTGCCATTTGTTTTGTTAGTGTCTGATCGTAATCTTGTGTCATAACTTTATTTTTTTGTGTTTTGATAAAAGTGGTGATTTGATAGTGATTCATATTAGTGTTTTTATTAGTCATCTAAATCGTCATCGCCATCATCTTCTGTAATTTCTATCCAATCTTTGGCGAAGTCATCATTATTTATTTCGATCTCTTCTTCTGGATCTTGTACAATAACTTTCTCAATGTCTTTCTTTGCCGCTTTAAGAGCTTTCGTGTTTTCTTCAATTGGTAATGAGTAATCATTATCAAGTTGCTCGTCAAATTCTGAGTAGTCAAAATCGTTAAACATAGTTATATATTTTAATTTATTATTGATTATTTGATTTGATTGTTTAGTAAATTTAATTATATTGGCATTTCTAATGTATCCATTGCCATTTTCATAATCTGTGTAATGCCTATACCATATTTAACGTGATACATAAGATCGTTAACCAATTCAGCATAAAACTCAGGATCATTTTTAATGTCTTCTAACGTTGGTTGAAACATCGCTTCGATCTCTTGTGATCTGTCAATGTTGTTACTGTCGATGTAAGGATTGTTTTTTTGCATAACTTTAATTTTATTTTTATTGATTAATTATTTAGACTTGTTTACAACGAATGCTTTATCAGCCCATGTTTTTGCGTTACATAAGCCATAATTTTTTTGACTGTATAAATTGGTATTAGACCAGTTTTGATTGATGTCACCAACTTCCATATCTTTAAACAACTGATAGTCCATAAGCTTTACTTTGTTACCAGATTTGGCGAATATAGTCAACCATGAATCAGTACCTTTAGCTTTAAACTGGATAGTTTGTAATGCTCCTTTCTTAAAGTTGCGAAATACATCGATAGCAGAATTCCATTGTGGTTTTTCCCAATTACATTGAATACCAAAATCGTCTACAACTGTCATGAAGCCCGCTTGCACTTTAACGATAGCTCTGTATTCGCCTTTACGATCTGAAATAAATTCTACTTGATTGATTTTTTCTGAATTGATAATTTCTAATTTTTTCATAACTTTTATTTTGTTTATTTTTTTTATGATTTGATTTGAATTGAGATAGATATTACTTAATAACAGCTAAACGATTAACTGCAGAAGCAGTAAGACCAGCGTCTCTTAATTGTTGCTTAAGCTTTGATAAGTTTTGAAACTTACCATTCTTAACGTTGTACTGTGCGCAGATCTGATTGATTGTATTAGATTCACGTTTCAACATTGATAAGAATTGCATAGCTTCTTTTAATTGCTTGTTAGTACGACATGCAATGATTTGCTTCTTACCGAAGAAGTCTACATATTCTACACGTGTATCACTAGATGCTTTTTCAGTAAGCTTTGTAGCAGCTTTAGCTATGTAAACAGTTTGCTCTTGAGATGAAGTGTTCCAGATAGCGTCGTTGTAAGTTGTTGCTTTGTTCATATTATGTTTTTTTTTAATTGTTAGGTAGTCTGTTTGTTGTTATTTAGGAAATCTACGACGATTTTTTGACATAAAAAAATATTTAAGCAATTATTTTCAAAAAAATATCAGGGAGAACCAACGCTTTACACATATATTTCCAGTGAATATATAAGTTATTGGTGTTTAATCAGTTGCCGTGGGCCTAGGCGGGTACGTACAGGGGACAGGGGCTATGTATGTATAAGGTAAGATCCGAAGCTTTGGCCATGAGCTTCCTGACTGATCTGGCAGCTATTATTTCCGTAACAATTATATGCTGAAATTTGTTACGATCAATCAGTTGTGTATATGAATTTTTTATCATGTATAAGTGAGCACATAAAAAAAGATCAGTCTTAAGATAGCTTAGAAAAGCATAATCCGGTGACTGATCTTGTGTGCCGCGCTGCGATGCGCTAGCAGTTAGTATGTTTTGTTATTAGGCATTCTCCATCTTCGTCAACTTAACCGCGTTTGATACACGATTACGAGTCAAATCGTAGATACGATTAACGATGGTGTCGTTGAAATACTTACCACTAACTACGTCTGATACGTGAGTTGTAGAGTAGCCAGTTGCTTCAGCAATACGGCTGATGTCTCCTGTGCGAAGTTTACGATTAATACGACTTACTTTTTGAATGTACGTCAACTTTGTGTAAGATGTTGGACGATTGCTTGATACGCTCTTTGAGCTTTGTTTTGTGTTCTTGTTCATAACGTTTATTTGTTTTTAATTATAAGACTAATATATAGCTAATATTTGGATTATAGAAAACTAATTTATAAGTGTTAAAAGTTTTTTCTTATTGGTGTTCATTGCACTTAGCACACTTATAATTTGTACTTCCATTGTATGTGTAAACTGTTTTCAATTCATGGCCAGTAAATGAACATGTAATGTGAGTCATCATAATATAAAGTAGCTTTTTCATAGTAGGTGGGTTTTGTATCTATTATAATGCAAATTTTATGCCAAAGTTTATACTTTATTGAAACTTATTTTTCCATCATTTATTATCATGTATTCGCCGCTTGTTCCTAAAGTATCTATGTAATAATATCTTCCTCCTGTAGCAGCGCCTTTCTTATCTATTTCGTGCTGTTGAGTGTGGCCTACTACTTGTATAACTTTTTTGCGAAGCGTATCTTTATTTGCTCTCATTAAAGATTTAGGTCTGATCCAAATAGGCGATTGATCTACGCTATCACCATGAGGATCTAGATAAGACATCTTATTCATGAGCGCAAATTCTCCGAATATAAATGTTTTTGGTTTGTATTTGAACATTTCATTTAGATCAATAGCAATGTTCTCTACTTTCCATCCGTCTTTTCCAAATACTTGATCCATGAAAACACTACTAACACCAGCATGAGTAAATAACATATCATCTATTTGATACGCTATTTGCAAATGATGTCTATTTTCATCTACAACATATTGAATTGATGGCGCAAATAAATGTTGATAGCCACTTGTACCTGTATCTCCAATTTCTGGGAAATAATGATGATCGTGATTGCCTATTAACATAATCACTTCACACACTCCGCTCTCTTTGAATTTGATTATGTCTTGAAAGTTGTTTAATTGATCTACGCCTTTGATATCGAAGGAATCGAAGTAATCACCTATGAATATCATTTTATCAGGCTTCTCTAATTCATATATGAGTTTCCACACTGATCTTCCATGAATGTCTCCAAGAACTACGGTTTTATTTTTTTTCTTCATTATTAACTCTTTTCTTTTATAAATTTAATGATATCGAAAATGGTTTTACAAATTATTTTTACGGTTTCTAAAACTAATGCACCGAAAATAACTATTGCGAATGCTATCCAAAACATAATTACTTCTTTTTATTTATTTCAAAAATCATATTAGATTTGTTATGCGATATCATGAGCTGCACATTAGGCGATGCATATTCCCATGTGGAATATCTCATTGATCTTTTTATTGAGCATTTGTGGTTAGCACCTGAAATTAAACTATCTCTGCCTGAGATGTCTTTCGAAGACATACATGATGTCATACTTGAAAGTAGTGCCAAGCCTATCAAAACTGCAAGAGCAGTCAATATTGTTTTTTCTTTTTCGTTCATAACTTTTATTTTTTATTAATTAACTATGTTTCATTCCAGAACAAACTCCGTACCCTTGTCTTGAAGCTAGAGTATTCATTCTATTCGCCAATTCCATTGGCATGATTTGTATCTCGTTTCCTGTTTTATGATTAGCGATTTGCACTCCACCAACCGGTTGAACAGTGGAACAGTTTATGCAACTCTTATAACCATATTTTATCTTACGAAGGAGCGGCATATCATTACCGCATTTGATGCACTTGCACATTTCTAATTTTACTTTCATAACTTTTATTTTTTATTGATTATTTGATTAAGCAATTTCTTCATAGATACCAAGCAGCTCAGCAATACCGAGTACAATACCTGCTCCTACATAATCTCCATAACAAAGATATACGCATGCGAAGATACGAATAATAGATTTGATTAAACTAATTTGAAAATGTTTTTTGGCAGTGCTGCCTTTTTCTTGAAACTTCATAACTTTTATTTTTTATTGATTAATAATTTTGATCTTCGTCTTCATATAGATCTTCTTTAGACCACTTGTTTTCGTTTGAAATGCCATGATCGATATTATAGATTCTAACTTTGTATTTATAATCTTCTAATTCTTGCCAATCCATTTGTCTGAGAAGATTGAATAGTTGACACTCTTTGGAATACAGATCGTGAAATTCTGGATGATCTGCTGACATTGTTTCCATAGGAACTGTGTCTACATACAATTGAAATGCTGTGGTAATTAAAGCTTTGTTCATAAATTATTACAGTTTTATTTTTTGATTAATTTGTTTTTCGACAGTTACTTCTGATTCGAAGTCTGATAGTGCGTATTTAGCAGTAGATATATATTCACCGAAGCCTGACATTAATTCAACTGTACCACTTTGTTTTAATTCGTTGAAGTACTTTTCGCTCATTGATACTTTAGCACCTTTTTTGTGTCTAAGCGCCTTAGAGCCATAACAATCTTCGTAAATATCTTTATTAGTTGTCAGTATGTATTTCATAACTCTTATTTTATTGATAATTTAATTGTTGTTGTTTTGCAAATTCGTTGATTATATCTGCGTCTGATTTTAATTCATTGCTGCACCAATTTACAACGTACGTTTCGTGATACGAACGACTGTATTCGATACAATCGTAAGCATCTTTTCTATCGGGTTTGGAGAATGTTACGCATGATCCGTCATTATCGTCTGACATATCGTAACCTAATGATTCGGCATATATGTACACCGCTTTGTTAATTTCATTTTTAATTTCTTTCTTAGTCATAACTTTTATTTTTATTGTAATTAATTATTTATTTCTATTAATATCGTCTATCGCTACGATGAATGCGTTGTTTGTCTTTTCTACTTTATTCTTAACGCGTTTAAATTTCAATCCAACAATTACACTCTTGTCGTCTACGTATCGCATATCATATGCATCGCCGTCGATTACCTTATAACCTTTGTAAGTTTCAGGTAAATTCTTTTCGAATACCACTGCTACACGACCAGATTTGCTATCTAATATATCTTCACATGCAGACCAATTGTGTCCAGAATAACTAAACGTTAGATCGTAGTTACTATATGTTTGCAGCAATCTAAAACGTTTAGGCACTTTAGTATAGTCGTAGAACTGTACGTCTGGAAATATTTCAAATAGTGTTTTGTTATTTAATTTGAATAGTGTTGGTTCGAGATCTGATGTACCATTCAAACGTACAGAGAATTTCATATCTTTCTTCTCAGCTTTTGCTTTAGCTTGTTCAATCTCTTTTACTACCCACGACATAAAGTACTCACGATCAGTGAAAAACATTTGTGTCTTTTTGATACGCGATTCAACAATACGATTAGTTTTATCCATGATAACTTGGCCACTACCAAATAAACATGCGTGTGTACATTCGTCTGTACGCATCGGACACACTTCATATCCGCTTAGGTTGGCGGGTGCGAGATAGATAATGTAAGTAAGCTCATTATACTTTTCGTTTTTTAAGATCTTAGCGCTTGAGTTAACAGCTCCAATGTAAGATAATCCAGTTTCGCGTTTGGCTTGAGCAGCATTTTTGTAATTCAATTTTGTCATAACTTATTATTTTTTTTTATAATTTGATAGCCTATCGTTGGCCGAATAGGGTAAAATTACCGCGTTCCCGCGACATGGTAAAATTTTTAGTAACTTTTTTTAAAAATACTTCAGGGAGAACCAATCAATTACATATTAAACAAAGTTATATTTGTTTGCTCTATTGATAATCAATCAGTTATGATAGGGGGAGGGGGCTATATATGTATAAGGCGTATAGATATGCTGAGATGGTGAGCTTCTGGTGCGTCAACAGTCGTATTCATTTGATGTTGTACTTCTTAAAAAGAGCATCTAATTTATTCTCTTGACTCGATGTAGGAGATAATGTCTTTTCTATAAGTTTGAGAAACTTCACATCGCATTCTATATCGATAAGGCTTTCATGTCTAGTGACTATGAATTTGTATCTTTCAGAAATTGATTCGTGAAGTTTCTTTATCTTATCTGATCGTTCACGCGATTTATTTAAGGCTTCGATCTTATTGCTTGCCTTCAATAAACGGTCCGCCATCTTAGTGAGTAGTGTAAATCTATTTTGCATAGTCTCATAAGATAGGATTACGTGAATAATATTTTAGTGTTCAAGTAGATAATCAACAATAGTTTTTCTCAATTCTACTAGTGCAGTTGTATTTGCACTAACAAGACTTGCCATTCTATCTCTCTCTTCTACTATAACGTCCATCATTTCGCTTCTTAGTTTTTCAACATCAGATTCGAGTTTCTCATTACGAGTGACCATTCTCTTGTATTCTTCATCGTTTTTCTTTGATACTGATTGATAAGTATGCCATGCAAAATAGCCAAGAAAAAAAGATAGTATTCCGAGAATCCCGTATTGAAGCATAACGTCATTCATTTTGGGAATTAAAATCTGTAGGTGGTTCATTTGAGTTAGTTTTGGGTACTGTAATAATTTAAAAGCACTATCTCCCAATGTTTAACAAGCAATAACAGATTGTAATTTTTTGGTTGGATTTGCTTTTCCTTTATTAGGTTTGCAACTACACTTACCCATGCTTCCTGACAGTTTATGTGTAGATATGGATGAACCTTATCAGGAATTGCAATTTCTGCCAACCTATTTATTTTTTCTTGCGTTAGCATATACAATAAATATTCTTTTCCTTTTATTAATTTTGCTTTGCAATCAATTTTTTTGGCCTTTGCATCGATTTTTTATCTCATTTAAACATTTCTTATAGTCGCGCTTCTCTATCTTTGATGCTTCGATCTCCATCGGATTACTATCATGCTTCAAATACCGTGCCAAAGTATAATAATCTTTCATTGGATGCTTAACATAATGAGTATATTCGTGGATAATAGTTTTAGCTAATTCTTCAATGGTTGTATTCAGATCTTTGTTAACAAATATTAGTTCTTCGTCCTCATCATAGTAGCCAGCATAGTCTTGCTGACTATGATCTGGCTTTTTGAATTCTATGGCTGGGAAATTACCATTGCATTTGCTTTTTCCATATGTATCCATGCACCATTGCAAAATTCTTTTTGCGTCATGATGCGTTAATTTATTTTTCATTTGACTAGTTCTTTTTTTGATGCGACCATTTTTTTAAATTTTTCAGTATCAAACTCTCCGGGATAATACATTCTTTTCTCTTCTCTGAATTTTACCATGGTGCCGACTTTAAACATTTCACACCACGCATTGAATTCTTTAATGTAACTCACTAATGAACACTTAGTAGTTTGCTGTTTCATATGTTATTATTTTAATTATGTTATAATGATTAGATTACTTTATTGAAATAGTCGTAGTGATTTTCTTTTCTATATCTACCATCTTTGCAATCTCAACTACATAGAACGCATTAGTATTTCTATCTTCGAAAAAGTTCTTTACTTGTTGTTCTGAGAATATGCCTTCTACAATATCATGATCGCTATCTGTTTTCCATACTATCATGTATTTTTTCTCTTGAGCTTTATTTTCTGTAATCATCTCGTCTGCAATTCTATCTAATTCTTTGTAGAGATCTTTAACAGTTTCCGATATTTCGTTTTGAGGTAGAAGATCATTGTATGCCCAATTATAACAAGACACTACATCACCATCTCCTTTGTACCAATATTTGGTTGCAAGATTATCGAGTTGATCAGATGTTATGCTATGCACTGCCAATGCATTACACATACGATTGTATTCAGCATCAGTAAGGAATCGATCTATATTAATTTTTGTTTCTTCTTTCTTTTTACCACCTGGACGACAAACAGCCCAAAGACCATTAGGCAATTTAAACAAATAGCCTTTACGATTATCTTTTACAAAGTGTCCGTCTGGGATTCTCATGCCATTTCGATATGTAGCATTCTTACGAAATGCACTTGAATAATAACCACGATTCTCTATAGGATCGAATGTGCCTTTGCCATTATTCAATTCATAGACGAACTTGATAATGTCGGTGTAATGCATTTCATTGTTATGCGCTTCAACATGTTGTAAAGTTCTTTCTTTTTTTGTCATATATTCGTTTCGTTTAGTTGATATATTCAATTGCGGAATTATGCCTGTCTCTAAAAAGCGTCTAATTCCAGATTTGTTTACATAGTACCAATATTTGTTTTGATCATATTCTTGTTTGAGAAAGCCTGTTGTCACCATCCAATAACGAATTGGATCGTATTGTTTGCTTACATAGATTGTTTGTCTTTTAGGATTGCGATCGTGATTGGATTTGAGCCATGGGAATTTTACAATTTCAATTTTAATGTCTAACGTAGCGCGTGTTACGATAACATCTACATCTGATTCTAAGATCTGTTTCAATACTTGCTTTGCTTGTTGCAAACTGCGTTTTGATAATGCCATAACTTATTAATTTTTTTTATAATATCTAACCAATATCGGCCGATTAGTGTAAAAGTACCCCTATCCGTTGACATGGTAAAATTATTTCGCAACTATTTTCAAAAATATTTCGGGGAGAACCAATGCTTTACATATGTAAATTATTATTAACTCATGACTTATTGACTACCAATGCGTTGTTTTCAATTGGATATTATATAGTTATGATTGATTAAAAATCATCATGTATAATTAATTGATTATGTCTATAAGATCGTCAGCATCATCATGTTCAGGCGGGGGTGGAGTATCTTTTTGTATTATATCGCCTTTGTCGTCTAGTCCAAGCTTTGATAAATGTTGCATATAGAATTCATCGAGATCATAGAATTTTTTTATCTCTTCATTTTTTTCTGGTGTATGTACTGTAAACGATTCCATGTCTCTTATCATTCTATTTGAGAAGTAATCTAATCCAAGTACGAATGCACAATTGTAACATACCCATTTTAAATTATCTATTCTCCAATCATTTCTGTGTCCATTCTTGAATGATATTATCAAAGGTAGCTTCATGTCTGTTAATCTTCTTTCGCTGAAGCCACAAGCATGACAGCAGTATCCTAATCTGCCGTCCTTCATAAGTAGAGCTTTTAACACAGCCAATCTTTTTGGACTATTGTGTTGTTTCTCAGTTAGCATCTTATCAAGATCTCCTTTTAATTCTCCAGTATTCCATTTCTTTGGTATACCTCGAGAAGAGGTATTCATATGAAGATACCATAGATTTTTTCCTGTGAGAATGTCAATATATTTCTTTGCGTATTTTTTGTATGTGGTGATTCCCACTTTTAAGTATCTTGCGGCTTCAGCATTACTTCTAGTCGCAGCCATAGCTCTGCGAACATCTTCTTCTGTGAAGTCATATCCAAAATAACGAAACTCTTTAGGCATATTAAAGTTGTGGATTCAATTTACATAATAGATCCCATAATTCATGGACATCTTTAAGTAATATTTCATTATCATCTTCATCGAGTACTGGATTTATTGAGCCATCTGGATTTACTCTGTCCCAAAGATAGAACCCAATTAGCTCTGCGGCATCTTTACCAAATGCAAGTATAATAAGGGAGTCTATAGCAATATGATACGCCTCATCGTAATTAGAATAGTCAATTCCGAAATCAGCAAAAGCTATATTAGTTCTTATTATTCCAGTTTCTATATTGTTTATAGCTTGAATAAATAATTCTTTCTTTTTATTCTGTTCGCTTTTCTTTTTTCTTCTAATCACTGTTTTAGTATTTAAAAGTTCTTCGACTGCTATTTGAACATTCTTATAATCATTCGCCATTTTGTTCTGTTTTAACATTAATCTTTGTCTTCGGTTTCTTTTGAATTTCTTCAATGATCATTCGTATCTTACTGCATTTCTCATATTCTTCAGTTTCAAGATACCATAATATACATGTCTCTAAAGCTTGAACCCAATCTCTTCTATGTATGTCTACGTAATTTTCAGTTTCATTTATTTCAAATACACTTGCATATTGTTTCTTAGTATTATGAGCATCTAATATGCAAACAGGCACTTGTACTTTAAGTAATTGTTTTAGAGCTTGAGATTTTATTATATCTTCTGATGTTAGATTATTGATGTCTTCGAATAAAGCTCTTATCGTTTTTCTTCTTGCCACAACTTATTTTTTATTTATTATTTTAATGCTTTTATAAGAATCTCTGATATTGATTGTAGAGGTACTATGTATGATATTGCATTTTCGTATGGAGATCTTTCATCGTAATCTATTACAATTCCTGCTTGGCCGAATTTTCTTTGCAAAGCTGTAGATATTTTCGATGCGAGTGCTTGCTTGTCTCTAACATCATCAAAGTTTTCATCTAACACAAAATGCAACTTAATGCCTTTCTTTGTTTCATGATCATTAACATCAAATAATAGCCCAAGATTTTTTCCTGCTATCTTTACATTTATTTTTGGTCTTGCTGCTTCCATTTTCTTTTTATATAAATATTATTCTATCGTTAATAAATTCATGTCAAATGGTGGGTTTTCTACTTTGAATGATGAAGTAGATTCTTTTAATTCTTTAATGTCTAAAATAACATTTCCTAATTGATATATTCCAAAATCAGATTCAGATATAATATCATATAGATTAGTTACATTATTATACAA